ACAAATATTTTCTGGATCAATTTCATCAACACAAATATTTTCTGGATCAATTTCATCAATACAAATATTTTCTGGATCAATTTCATCAACACAAATATTATTTTTAAAAATATTTTCTGGCAATTTAGATATAAATACTGGTAATTTATAATATAATATAACATTTTCATATTGAGAATTAAACATTTCCATATATTTATATACATAACAATCGCTTAAAACAGTATTATTGTTGTAAATATCAAAATTATCACTAATTAAATAAATATTTGTATTTATAAAAAAACTATAAAAATTATTATAATATAAATTATCGACCAATATATAAACATCACACGAAATATATAAATTAATACTTTTTAGCGTTTCATAAAAATTAACAATATTTAATTTATCTGGAATTATTAATATACAATTTTTTTTTAAATATTTTGAAAAAGTAATAATAGAATTTTCGTAATTAATATTATTATAATTAAAAGGTAATATATCAAAATTTTCAAAAGTATTTTTATAATTTAATTTTTCAAAAAGAGTGAAATCTTCATCATATATTAATCTAATAATTTGTTTAATTTCTTCATTATAAAAATAAGTATATGATGGATAATCAGCTCCTCTGGCTATTTCGCATATATTCATATCTATTATTGAATAATTTACATTTTTATAATTTTTAGGGTTACAAATACTAAATGGAACATCTATATTAAATTTTTTTTTTATTTCATTTAAGCATTGTGATAATTGTTTAACTTCAATTATTTTATCTAATTTAAAATCAATATATTCTAAATCACAATTAATTTTAGATTTAATACTTGAAAGATGATTCAATAATTTATTTACAAAAGGTGTATTTTTAGTAAAAAAATAATCAACGTGTATATTTTTATTATTTTTTTCATAATAATCTACGTTAGATTTATTATATACTTTTTTTAAAAATAAACAAAATTGATAAAAACTTATATCTATTTTTTTAAAACAACTGTTATTTTGTATATCTTCTAATAACCCTGATATAAATTTTTCATATGGGTTTCGTATAACTAAAATTTTATAATAGTCTTTATATTCTTCTTTTTTATTACAATAACCAAGATCAGATAACTTTTTTACATTATATGTATCATTTGTGCTATAACCATATAAATTTAATAAAAATGTACTTAATGTAGATATTCCGCATTTATGTGAACAAATCCAAACAATTTTATTTATTTCATCAACTAAAAACATAGTTTATATATTATAAATATAATTATATTTAATATTTTTTATTTAATATAATTAATATATTTTTATTTTTGTTCATCTGTTTTCCAAACAGTATCACATGTGCTACATAGATAAACATATTTCATATTGACATCATCATATCTGATATAAATAATTTCTCTTTCTACGCCTTCTGATTTATTTGTATCGCAATCTGGATTTACGCATTTAATTTTATTAATTCTTGGTAAAGTTGGGTCTAATTTAGTATACTTGTTAATAATATGTGAAAATTTTTGTTCTCCACGAGTTAATTGAGTTTTTGAAACAGAAACATTGTCAACTGTTAACAATGAATCTTCGTTACCACAATTTCTACAGTAATAAACAAGTTTATTAGGATTTTCAGCATCAATTCGGATATAATACATATTTTGACATTCAGAACAGAAGTGCATTTTACTTAATATAATATACTTTTACATTATTTATTTAATTCAATTTTAATTAAATAAATAATATAAATAATGTAAATAATATAAATAATGTAAATAATATAAATAATGTAAATAATGTAAATAATAATATAAATAATAATATAATTATTAATTATATGAAAGACATTGTTTTTTTAGGTGGGTTGCCGCGCACAGGTTCAACGTTGTTATCAGCAATTTTATGTCAAAATCCAAGTATTTACACTGAAGGAAATTCAGCATTATGTCAAATCATGTGGGACACGCATATTTCTTGTACAAAGAATTCTAAAGAACAACTTGCTGCAAATAATAGACAAACTACCATTTATGATATAACGTCAGCTATACCAGGAATATATTATAAAGATGTTAATGAACCAATTATAATAGATAAATGTCGTACATGGACTCTGCCGGATAATATTAATTTAATAGAAAAATATATTGGCGAAAATTATAAAATGATTATATTGGAAAGGTCAATTCTTGAAATTTTAAAATCATTTGGTAGAGTTCATCGTGAAAATAATAGTACTTTACAATTTGATAAATTATTAGAAACAAATTCTGATCCAATAATGCGTTCTATTTTTGGAATTTATAATATAAAAAATAATATTGATACTAATAAACATTTATTTATTTCATATAATGATCTTGTAAATAATGCTGAAAATACTATAAAAAAAATTTATGATTTTTGTAATTGGGAATATTTTAATCATGATTTTAAAAATATTGTTATGAAAAATCCTGAAAATGATAATACATATTCTTTAAAAAATTTTCATAATGTTAGACCTGTATTAAAACAATTAAAATATGATATTGAAATACCAAAAGATGTTGAGGAAAAATGTAAAGCGCTTGACAAATTTTTAGGATATGCTAATACAAGTGATAATATAAGCATAACTGAAAATAAATAATATTTCAAAATTTATACTATTTCTTTTACAACATCTAAATAATTTTTATACAATTTTTTATAATCAATTAATATATTATTCATTAAATATAATGAAGTTGATATCTTTTCTATAGAAGATTCTCCATTTATTTTGTCTTCTAAAAATTTTTTAATATCATCATTATTTTTAATAAAAACTTCTTTTAAACTCGGATAAAATATATTAAAATTTTGCGGAAAAGAATTACTATTTTTTGTAATCATTCTTAACATAGCAATTTCAATATTCTTATATTCAATAATCTTAGTATAATTTTTAAAATCATTATGATTTCTATTTATGCCAGGTTCATTCAATAATGGATCCTGACATAAAAGTGTACATAAATTTAATAAAATAGTAGAAATAGTTTGACATGATGTCCATTGCTCACCTCTCCATGTATTTAATAAAGAAATACATACCTTTCCACAAGTATATAAATTTGGATTAAAACGAATATTATCCCCATTTGTTTTATAAATTACTTTTGGAGGACTATGTGGATAATCGCCTGGATAATGTAATTCAAAAAAATAAAATCCACCAAAATATGGAGTATCGGAAGGTCCTACAATCATAGCATACCCTTTTAATAAATCTTCATCATCATGAATATAATAAATGCCATTGTCTACTAGTGGATTTTTTATAATGTCTCGAATATCATGTAACAATCTATTAATAGTTTCTTTTGTTATTATCATAGTTGAACTAGACGCATTGCTTATTTTATTACTCATATTAGTTATTATTACTATATAACACTGTGTGTTTATGTTATTTACGTTAATATTATATCTATGTCAATTTATTTTTATTATTAATTAATAAAAAAAATGAAATAGAAAAATATCAATATATAATACTAACATTAAGAATGTCTAGCATAAACAAATATAACGATTTAAATGAATTTTTGGCAAAGCATTATGCTAAGGATGATAAAAACACTGTTTCTTCAACACATACAAAAATTCCACCACCTGGACAAGCAGGCGGTTCTTATATTATACCAAAAGAAGATTATTCAACATTTATGAAGCTCTATTATAATCAAGTTTTTGTAAAAAAGAAAATAGAACATTTAACAGAGGCGCAATTAGAACATGGTGGTTCAATATTAATTGATATTGATTTTAGATACAGACATGATATTGAAGGCAGACAACATTCAAAAGAACATATTCTTGATTTAATCAGTTTATTATATCTTGAAGAGCTGAAAGAATTGTTGGTTTTTGAACCCAATAAAATATTTCCAATTTATATTTTTGAAAAACAAGATGTTAATAGATTAGAAGATGGTTCATTAACGAAAGATGGAATTCATATTATTATTGGTTTACAGATGAATCATACTTTACAATTAATATTACGTGAAAAAATAGTATCAAAAATCGGAGATATATGGGAAATGCCTATTATTAATACATGGGATGCTGTTTTTGATGAAGGAATTAGTAAAGGTAAAACAAATTGGCAAATGTATGGTTCTAGAAAACCAGGATATCAAGCATATCAATTAACGCAATATTATCTAGTTTCATTTGATTCTCGCGATGGTGAATTTATGTTAGAGGAGAAAAAAGTATCTGACATAGACATTTCAAAAGATTTGTTTAAATTGTCCGCACAATATGACCAACATGTGAAATTTGAAATAAATCCCAAAATACAAAATGAATATGATGAGCGTTTAAAGAATGGAAAAAGTAAAATTAAAAAACCAAATAGTAAAAATAAAGTAAAATTAATTTGCGTTGAAGATGATGATAATAATATTCAATTAGATGATATTGACAATGCTGAAAAATTAAAAACGGCTGTAGATAAAATAATGTCTGGATTATTATTTAACGAATATTATATTAAAGAAGCACATGATTATACTCAAATATTGCCTGCGAAATATTATGAACCAGGGTCACATTTATTAAATCGTATGGTTGCTTTTGCTTTAAAACGAACAGATGAACGATTATTCTTATCATGGATAATGTTAAGAAGTAAAGCAACCGATTTTGATTATGGTACTATTCCAACATTATATAATACGTGGAGTAAATATTTTAAAGATGACAAAGGTATCACAGTTCGTTCTATTATTTATTGGGCAAAGCAAGATGCGTTTGAAGATTATGAACGAGTAAAGAAAACAACGCGAAATTATTATATTGAAGAAACGTTATCAGCTCCAACAGAATTTGATTTTGCTGTTGTTTTACATCAAATGTGTAAGGAAAAATATGTGTGTACTAGTTTAATAAATAGGACATGGTATGTTTTTAAAGATCATCGTTGGGAATTAGATAAAGGTGAAACATTAAGAATGTTTATATCTATTGAAATGTATAATGCATATCAAGATAAAGTACAATCTTGGTTAAGTGAGATGCAACATTATGAAGTAACAGATCAACGATATATTGATATGGGTAAAAGAGTGAAAATTGGATCTGAGATATCATCAAAATTGAAAAAAACAAATGATAAGAATAATATTATTCGTGAAGCCTCTGCTTTATTCTTTGACAATGATTTTGAGAAAAATATGGATTCAAATAAATGGTTGATGTGTTTTAAAAATGGTGTTGTGGATATTAAAAATAAAGTTTTCCGCCCAGGAATGCCTCTAGATTACATTACAAAATCAACTAATATTAATTATGAACCATTTGATAAAGAGATACACGGCGAAACATCTAATCAAATTTTAAAATTTATGGAACAATTATTTCCAATAGAAACATTAAATAAATATATGTGGGAGCATTTAGCATCAGTATTAATTGGTGAAAATATTAATCAAACGTTTAATATTTATCGTGGAAGTGGTAGTAATGGAAAATCAATGTTTACTGATCTAATGAGTTATACTTTAGGAGAATATTATGGTGAAGTGCCTGTAACATTAGTCACAGAAAAAAGACCAGGAATTGGTGGAACATCATCTGAAATTATTCAGTTAAAAGGTGTGAGATTTGCTGTTATGCAAGAACCATCTAAAGATGCTCGTATTAATGAAGGTATGATGAAACAGTTAACAGGCGATTCAACATTATCAGGTCGTGCTTTATATCATGAACAAGAGACTTTTCCTATTCAATTTCATTTGGTTTTATGTACTAATACGTTATTTGAAGTAATGAGTAATGATGATGGTACATGGAGACGTATTCGTATTTGTGATTTCTTGGCGAAGTTTGTGGAACCAGGAGAGACATTTCAATTAACAGATAATCCATATCAATTTCCAAAAGATAAATTTTTGAAGGAAAAATTACGCACATGGTCTACTGTTTTAGCAAGTATGTTAGTAAAGTTAGCATTTGAGAACCAAGGAATTGTCACAGAGTGTGACATTGTAAAAGCGTCATCTAATAAATATCGTCAAGGTCAAGATCATATTTCTGCGTTTGTTGCTGAAATGATTGGACGAAAAGAAGGAAAAGTAATTAAGAAAACAGAACTATATGAACAATTTAAGATGTGGTTTCAAGAACAACAAGGTAATAGAAAAATGCCAAAAGGTGTTGAATTATATGAGTACATAGATAATAAATTTGGAAAGGCTAAAAAGGGTGGTTGGCATGATATTGAAATATTATATGACCAAGAAGAAGTAGATGATGTAGATGGTTTATAATATTAGAAAAATTATTATTTAGGAAATTCATTATTTAGGAAATTCATTATTTAAGAAATTCATTATTTAGAAAATTCATTATTTAGGAAATTCATTATTTAAGAAATTCATTATTTAGAAAATTCATTATTTATAAAATTTATTATTTATAAAAATTATTATTTAGAAAATTCATTATTTAGGAAATTCATTATTTATAAAAATTATTATTTAGAAAATTCATTATTTAGAAAATTCATTATTTAGGAAATTCATTTAATTATTTTTTTTGTAAAAATAAATATAATTTTATATTATATAAAATGCCTGCAACTTATAGTTTGTCTTTTAACTTTGACGATGCGACTGCCGCAATTGCTCTTGGAAGGGATGGTGTTCCTATAACTAGTAATCCTAGTAGGCCTAGTATTGAGAGTACAACTAGTAAAGTTTCAAATTTTGTACAGGATAGTATTGATGGTAATGCGAAACGCTACCAAAATGTAAGAGAAGTTGTAACTTCAGATGGTACTAAAGTTAGACATGTATCTTCTCTAGTATTGTTTGATGATGCTACTAATCCAACTCCTTTGACAAGAAGATTATTGGTTGATTTTAAATTAATATATCTTCCTGAAACTAGTATGTGGTATGTTCAACCATTATCAACACAGGGTACAAATTTTGTAGGAGCTGATATTAATGTAAATATGTCTCTTCCTAATCAACATATCTTGACATATGAGTTTATGGCTTAGTTTTACAATATATTTTTTATAAGTGAAAATATTAATAATAAAATTAAAAATGAGTAAACATAATTGTATAAAATATTTGTTTTTACATTTGTCCATGACCCTTTAAAAACTGACGTATTTGTTGCGTTAGATAAAAAATTAGTATTATTAAAATTTTCGTATAGTGAATATGCTAAAATAAGAAGAATAATTATTTTTCCTATAAGTGATGCTATAAAAATTTTATTAAAAGGTGGAATAATCATAATAAGAATTAAAATAATAGATATAGTTGTATAAGTACATATATTTTTTGATTTACGTGAATATTGTAAAAAAGATGAATTTGAAGAATCCATAATATATATTATGAAGTTAAATAATTATTTTTTTAATTAAAAATATAATTATTATTGATTTTTATATTTTGAATAATCTTTATGATGAAAATAGAAGCCATTATTTTTAGCATTATGTTCATTTATTAGTCTTTCGTCTATTCTGAGTTTAGAATTTATATTATTAGATAAATTTAATTTTTTATATTCAGATTTATTTAATAAAGAAGATAATACAATTTCTTCAGGAAATATTGAAAAAAATGGCCATCCTAATTTTACCATTTCATAATATTCTTTTATTAAATTTTTTATTATATTAGATTCTAAATTTAAACCAAATACTACTGTTTGAAAATAAGTAGCATTATGTAAATTACATTTTGTAATTTGATTTAAAAGTATAGTTGTTTTTTGTAAAACCATTCCTTTATAATTATTGTTTGATTTATATGTCTCACCTATTATATTATTTTCACATAAAATATCAAATAAATATTCCGGATTATTTAAAGCATAACAACCTGAATCTATCCAAATTACTTTTGTAAAACCTATTTTTTCAGCTTCTAACATCATAAAAATTTTAAAACAATAAGGGACTCCTACATATTTCATTTCTATTCCAGTAGGATTTGGAAATCCACCATTAAATAAATAAAAATATCCATTAAAATTTACTTCTTCTAATGATTTTAATATTTGTTGAGAAGCAATAAATCTAGATTCATTTCCCTCTCCATTAATTTTACTAGAAAAGGGAGTACAACAAATAAAACAATTTTTACCATCTCCCCCATTGCCAATTTTGTATAAATTTTTTATAGGTAATAAATTATTATTCATATCAAATAATTTTTGTGTTAATCCTCTTGAAATACGAGATTTAAAATCTTCTAATTTATAAAAACTATTTTGGCTTGTGTATAAAGTTTCAATTATGTTATCTATATTTTTATTTATAATTTTATCATTTAATTGTTTTTGAATATTTATATAATCTTCAATATTATATTCATCTTTGTCTTCAATATCTATTAAAAAAGGATTTTCTTTAATATTATTTACAAAAGGAAAAAAATTCAAATCAATATCAATAGATTCTCTATTATTTGGAAAATCCAATCCAATTAATGGTAAAGATTGTTTATTTAATTCAGGAATTTTATTAAATATATTTTTATTTACATATACTAACTGTATTATATTAGGCATTCCATTATAAGAAACTGAATCTGTATTATTTCCATGAGCATGAATTAAATAATGTGTATTTTCTAATTTTTCAAGACATATATATTTTTCATCAGAACTACAATTAAAATGATTCATTGTTGAATCATTATGTAAACTAGAATTATTAATTCCACGAAAATCAATTACTAATTGAGTAATTTTATCTAAATATTCATAATCTAATGATAATAACCATGACCATTCTTTACCTTCAACATCTATTTTTATAAATATATTATTATATTTTTCAATTAAATAATTTAATTTTTCTGGTAAATCTTCTATTTTTTTATCAAAAATAAAACAGTTATTTTCATCTATATTATATTTATTAATAAAATCAATACAAAATTTATTATTATAATATTCGTTATTATAAGACGGTCCAGCATTAATAAAACAATTATAATAAGTATCTAAATCACCAATAACACATCCTTCTTCATTATCGCCACATCTAATTTTATTATCAAAATTATAAACTGTAAACACGTCTTTATTATAATCAAATAACGTAGCATATTTATAATAATTCATTTATAATAATTTAAATTTTTATTTTTAATATATTTTTATTATATTTTTATTATATTTTTATTATATTTTTATTATATTTTTATTATATTTTTATTATATTTCATTAATATTATTTATTAATAAAATTGATAATAATATTATATAAATATTCATTAACATATTTATATAATTAGACAATTAGGCAATTATGAGTTTAAACGAACAATATAGTAAATTAACAATTAGCTTAACTAAAGCATTAAACAAGACTGAAAAGAAAACATTTGGAATATTTATTACTCCCAAATCAATCATAGAGATATTATTCCAATCTATAGTACAATATTGTTCTGCCAATCAAATTAATATAAAAGATATACTAGAACCATCATGCGGAACATGTGAAATAATTAATTATTGTGATTCGCTATATAATGACGCACAAATTGATGGAATAGAATATAATAAAACAATATTCCAATTAATAGAGCAATTAACATTTACAAATACAAATAATATCCAACTTATACAATCCGATTTTATGAACTATAATTCAAATTATGAAAAAAAATATGATTTAATTGTAGGCAATCCACCTTATTTTGTTTGTAAAAAAGCAGATATACCTAGTCAATATCATGAATTTTGTGTAGGACGACCTAATATATTTGGTTTATTTATCATTCATTCATTATCTATGCTTCATTCTGGTGGAATATTAGCATTTGTCGTTCCTAAAAGTTTTCTAAATTCTATGTATTATGCGCCAATTCGCAATCATATTAAAAAAACATGTCGCATTATAGAAATTATTGATTTTACGGAGAACAATCAATTTATTGATACAGACCAAGCAACGTTTGGATTAATAATACAAAAATTGGAAGAACCTATTATTGGTGAAGAATGTCAATATTCAATTAAATTTGGCGATAATTTTATATTTGCTTCTAATTCAGTACAATTAAAAAAATTATTTGAAGGTTCAACTACCTTAGAAAAAATGGGATTAAAAGTAAGAACTGGAAATATTGTTTGGAATGAACATAAAGAAGAATTAACAAATGATGAAAAAGATAGTTTATTAATTTATAATTCAAATATTGCCAATAATAAGTTGGAAGTTAAAAAATTTAAGAATGAAGAAAAAGGTCAATATATTACAAAATATGGAAGAATTAATCCAGCACTAGTTGTAAATCGTGGTAATGGTAATAGTGCTTATAAATTAAATTATGTGTTAATACAAAATGTAGGTCCTTATTTAATTGAAAATCATTTAAATGAGATTTACGAATCTTCAATTAAAAAAAAAAGTGATAATGAATTAATTAAGCTTTTTAATAAAGTAACAGATAGTTTTAAAAATCCTAGAACGCAACAATTTATAGAAATGTTTTTGGGTAATAATGGTTTGTCAAAGACAGAATTAGAAACAATTTTTCCAATTTATTTATAGATTATTTCTGAATAAAGGAAAACTTCCATCGCGGATTACATAACCCATTTGAATTACCCCAATTTAACCTAACACGAATATTATATTGAAAATTTTCAACATTTACATCAAAATATAAATCGCTTTTTTTTATTATTCCAGTTATCCGGATATCTTCTACATTTAATATTTGAATATGAAAATTTTCACAATCCCATAATAAGAAAACCTTATCTGTTTGTGATTCTTTTATTTTCTCAGTAATTTTATCAAATTTAAATGTATCAGAATACTTTTCCAAATATTCTTTGACTGAACGATTGGCTATCGTTTTTTTTTCTTTTACTTTATTATTTTTATTATCGTGTAATTTTTTGAAAAATAAATTTTCATATTTTATATCATAAACGCGTCTCAAATATATATCTTTGTCTGGACGTGGATAATTGAGTTCTTCATCTGTATCTAAATAGCTATCTAAAAAGTTATGATAATAGAATTCGGAATATGACATTTCTTGACATATTTCATATTTTCCTTTACAATCTTTATCATAAAGTTCTAGAAATTGTACCAAGTCAGCAACGTTTGAATTATTATGTTTAAATTCTAATTTTACAGTTTTAATAATAGATGTTGATTCATCTAAAAAGGATAGTATAAAATCATAATTATATGACATTCCGCCCATATGTTTTATTTTTATTGAATGAAATGGATCATTACATAATGTAGAAATACTTGTCATGAATTTAGAACGTATAGTTGTCCAATCTTCACCATACGCTAGGTCGTCAAAATATTCTGGGGTTAAATGATTTATTGTGGTGATTATATTTTCGCGAATTTTATTATATTCGTCATTATTTGATTTTTCAGTTCCAGGTGTTTTGAAATATTTGATATCAGACATATCTGGCAATATTATTAAATTTGGTTTTGGTGACTTTAATTTAGATGCGAGTTTGGGCATTTTAGTAAGTTTGGACATTATAAACAATATTAGGTTTAAATATATTATAAATAAAAATAAGATATCAATTTTTATTTATATTATTTATATTATTTATATTGATTTTATATTGATTTTATATTGATTTTATATTGATTTTATATTGATTTTATATTGATTTTATATTGATTTATTTTATACTGTAAAATATTTTCTGTTGTTCTTATATGAAGAAAAAATCGTCTACGCGTAAAATTAGGTTAAATAAAGTAGGCAAAACAAAAAAAAATAAAAAAACGATTTATTCAAAAAATGAATATAATAGTGGTGATGGTATGTTAACTACAGTTTGGGGTCCTCCTATGTGGCATTATTTACATACCATGAGTTTTAATTATCCAGTTCATCCTACTGAGGAAGATAAAAAAAATTATCGGAATTTTATTATTAGTCTACAGAATGTATTGCCTTGTAAATATTGTAGAATGAATTTAGTTACTAATTTAAAGCAAATGCCATTAACAATAGATAAAATGAAAGATCGTGATAGTTTTTCTAGATATGTTTATGAATTACACGAACTAGTAAATAAAATGTTACATAAAAAATCCGGTCTTACTTTCTGTGAAGTGAGAGAAAGATATGAACATTTTCGTTCTAGATGTACTAATGAAAAACCTAAAATATTTAAATATAAACCTTTAGATGCTTTAAAAAGCAAGGGAGAAGAAAAAGGTTGTACGGAGCCACTTTATGGTAAAAAATCAAAATGTATCATAAAAATAGTACCTCAAGAAGAAAAAGAAAAGACATTTCAGATGGATAAAAAATGTATAAAAACTAGAAAATAAGAAATAGAAAATAGGAAATATTTTTTTATAATAATATTTTGTTATTATAAAATGCCTAAAAAGAGTCGTACTTCTAAAAGAAAAAGAACATCAAAGGCCGTATGTAAGAGACAAACTTTGAAAAAATACATTACAAGACCCTCGCCAGCTTACCCAGCAGCATTATGTCTTGGTAAAAAAAAAATAGGCAATGATGGCAATATGTATATATCAAGAATTGGACCTAATTATGGTGCTGCTAAATGGATAAAGTATAAAAAATAAAATTAAAATTTTACATTCCAAATGTGCTAAAACTATTTAATACTGGAACAGGTAAATAATTATTATTAACAGCATTATAATTAGGCACTTTTTTACATTCAAAAGATGGCTCTGGGCATCTAGCGCATGCTGGACATGGTGGTGCTTTTTCTTTACGTGGACATGCCGAACTTGATGGACATGCCGGACAAACTGGTGGAACAACTTCTGATTTGAGAATATATAGATCTTCTTGACCTGGCGGTATCATATTACTAGGAATACCTGTTGGTAATGAGCTAGAATAATCATAGTTATTTGGAGGATTGGTAGAAACAAAAGTATTTCCATTAGGACCTGTAGCAGCAGTAGCACTGCCGCCGTTGGGTCCATAGTAACTATTTACAGATGAACCATTTGGATAGTAAGATGCTGAAGTAGAATATCCAGGATAAACGCCGCCTTGATTTATTGAAGTATCAACTGGTTGTGTGGTAGGATTATTTACATATGGATTTGTAGGCGTATAATCTATTGATTGCCCATTTGGGTATGATATGCGAACAAGATAATTACCATCATTACCAGTTACAACTTGTGCTTTTCCGCCATAAGGACCATAAAAAGTCATTTCTTGAATATTTGTATTTGTTGATATAGATGTAGATGTAGATGTTGTTGGCGTTGTTGATGTTGTTGGCGTTGTTGATGTTGTTGATGTTGATGTTGTTGATGTTGGCGTTGTTTCTGTATCTGCTGTTGTTTCTGTAGATGTTGGCGAATTATAAGCATAATTAGTAGTATTTCCATTAGCATCAGTTACTTCAATTGTATGATTTCCGTTTGCACTTGTTACTTTTGCTGTTCCTCCGTTTGGACCATAAAATATTTTTTGATTTACTTCACTTGTAGTTGAAGTATCCGTAGCAGATACGCCGGTGTCTGTAGTAACGGCGGTATCTGTAAATCCTTCTTTTAAACAATTATTTCCTCCTAAAACAGAACAGAATAAAAGACCCAATAATAATATTATAAAAAGAATTAATGCTATATTCATCTTTGTTGTATAATTTATATAGTGAAAAAAGTTTAAAATATTTTTAATTTTATTTTACATTTTATTTTACATTTTATTTTACATTTTATTTTTGATTTTATTTAAGAATTGATTTGAAATAATCTAAATAAATAATATCATATACTAGCTAAACGAAATGACAGAAGAGAAAGTAAAAAAATCAGCAAGAATTCAAATAACTTTATTAAAATTTAATGATGAAAATTTTGAAGAAATTGGCGTAGATGAAGCTGGCAGAGGTCCCTTATTTGGGAGAGTCTATGCGGCAGCAGTTATTTTACCTAAAGATGATAGTTTTAATCATTCATTAATGAAAGATAGTAAAAAATTTCATTCCAAAAAAAAAATACAAGAAGTTGCGGATTACATTAAACAAAATGCGTTAGCTTGGGCAGTTTGTTATGAAGATGAAAAAACAATAGATGAAATCAATATTTTACAAGCTTCTCAAAGTGCTATGCATAAAAGTATCAAAGAAGTTGTTAAAAAATATTCTAAAAATGGAAAAAATACAGATACAGATAAATTAAAATTGTTAATAGATGGTAATTATTTTAAACCTCTTACAATAATCCATTCAAATATGAAAATAGAACAAATGGAATATACTTGTATTGAAGGCGGCGATAATAAATATTCCGCAATAGCTGCCGCGTCCATCTTGGCAAAAGTAGAGAGAGATAATTATATAGATGAATTATGTAAAGAATTTCCAGATTTAATTGAAAAATATAGTTTAGATTCAAATAAAGGATATGGTGCTAAAAAACATTTAGAAGGAATTAAAAAATATGGAATTACAATTTGGCATAGAAGAAGTTTTGGAATATGTAAAAATTATTTATAACGTTTTTGTTTATTTTGTTTATTTTGTTTATTTTGTTTATTTTATTCATATATTATAAATGGCTGACATACCATCGCATCCATTAACAATGACTAGAGATGAATTTATTAGGGGCGTTAAAGGATATTTTAGAACAGCTGCTAGACAAGGAATACAAGTAACAAGAATTACATTAACATTGGCTATTTTAGCATTACTCGGATATCATAATAGTGCCCAAGCTAGTATTTTACTAGGAAGCACATATAATGTTGTAGGCGGAATGATTACAACAGCAATAGCCGCAGCTGGTTTATGCGGTGATATATTTTTTTATAGCACGACCGCAGCATTGCGAACTATAGGAGTTGTTGAAAATTGGTTACAAACTGTTGCTTGGAACACATGCTCATCTTTAGCACATCATGTTACGAACAATCCAACGGAAGCAGCTGCTGTTGTTGCTGCGGCGACTGGCTTTGGATTAGGATATTCGACAAGACCAGAGCTTCAAAGAGTAGCTAGAGAAGTAGCTGAAGCAACAACAGATGAAGAAGAAAGATTAGATCTAGGTAGAGGATTTGATAATATGTTGACAGCATTATATGGACTTTTAGTAGCAAGAGGTCTTCTACAAACTCCTGCCCCTCTTCTATTAACTGACGCACCTCCTCCATCTCCTGAACAAGATAGAGAAGTTATAAACGTAATTGATGTAATTGAAGATGCTGCTGTAAATGCGGATAGGTCAATGACTGATGAAGATTTGCTTGCTATAACTGAAGGTTTGTCTGCTATAAGCAGAATGGCAGCTTCTATAACTGAAGGGTTAGGCGAAATGAATCAAGAACTAGCTGTCAACCCAGGAACTAAAAGAAGATTAGATGAAATGCTAGAAAGATTAGATGACAGTTTATCTGATTCTAGTAGAGACAATACTCCTGTTAACAGTCAAGATAGTCAAGAAAGACCGCTACAAAGAAGACGTGTAAATGAGACTGATGACAAAGAAGAAGAAGGAGAAGGAGAAGAAGGACAAGGTGATGCTGGCGGTTCTAGACGACGACGACGAAGACAAAAGCGTAGAACTCATAAAAGAAAAAGAAGCCCAAAATCAAAAAGACATCATAAAAAGAAGGGAAAACGTTCTAGAAGACATAGAAAAACAAGGAGGTAAAATATAAATTATTAAATTATTTATTTTATAAATATATAAATATATAATAAATGAAAAGTATTAATTTTCCGATTAGATATATACCAAAAAAATTAACAAAAAAAGATAAACAAAAACAAATTAATATGCTAATGAAATCAAAAAATCTATATAAAAAACATAAATATTATACACGCAAAAATTTATCATCTTACAAAAATATAAAATCTGGACATATAGTTAATGCTCGTAATATATACAATATACAAAATATAACACCTAACAAAGAATTATCATTAAAAACTGGATGTAAAATTTCAGCATTAAAACAAATTGTAAAAAAAGGAGAAGGAGCATATTATTCGTCTGGTTCAAGACCGAATCAAACACCACAATCGTGGGGATTAGCACGATTAGCAAGTTCATTAACATCTGGAAAATCAGCTGCGGTTGATTATGATATAATTAATAAAGGTTGTAATCATAAAAAAAAGGCATTTATTTTAGCAAATAAATCAAGAAAAAAATATAAATACGGACATTCAAAAACAAAAAAAATAAGTGTTTGAATAAGAAAAGGTGCGTAAAGGTGTAAAATTTATAAAAATTTATAAAATGTATAAAATGTATAAAAATAATATAAAAAATTGAATAAATAATATTTTTTATATTTAAAACTATCTAACGTAATAAAATATGACAACAGAAATACCATTATCACACAAAAGCTCAAATTCATTAAATTATCCAGAAAATAAAATAGAAGCTTTTCAAAAGGAACGATATGTACTAATATTTGATTTTGAAACAAATCGTTTGCCTGATAAAAGCGTAGAATGGGATAATTATGAACCTACCAATGTTATAAAAACATCTAGATTCGGAAAACAATATGCTGTTCAAGCATCTGACTCTGCTAAATGGCCTCATGCGGTTCAATTCAGTTATATTTTATTTGATAATCAAACTAATAATGCGAAAATTGTGAATGAAATATTACGATTGCCAGAAGGAGTTGTAATGAATGAAGAAAGTGAATCTATTCATCATATAAGTATAGAAAGAACACAAGGACAAACACGTGAATCTAAAAATACGCAAACCGGTGAAATTGAAATGGGTTTTAATCTTACTATCGGCGAAGTATTGAGAGAATTTATGGAAGATTTTAAAAAAGCAGATGTTATAGTAGCACATAATATAAGATTTGATAGAAATATGTTATTAGTTGAAATGGACCGGCTTCGTAAAATTCCAGAATACAGTGATTTTGAACAAAATATAATGGACGTATATTCTAATAACAAAGAATATTGTACAGCGAATTTTGGTGCGGATACGTGTAAAATAAAAGCAGTAAATAAAATTGGAAAAGAATATTACAAAATGCCACGATTAAGTGCGTTGTATCATCATTTATTTGGGTATATGCCAGACGAATCTCAATTACATAATGCCCTAATAGATGTTATTATTTGCATGCGTTGTTTTTATAAAATTCGTTATGATATAGATTTATGTAATTTAAATAATCTTGACCATAATATAGTTGAATATATCAATTTGATATCGCCTGAAAAGTATCAATGTATTATTTCACCAGAATTAAAATTAAATGCTGGTTCAGGAGAAAATAAGCCTTTAAGAAGGTCTCAACGAATATCAAATCAAGAGGCATCACAAATAGTTACAGAAATATTATCTACTTTGGAATATGGCGTGAAAGATATTGAACAAAATAATGAAATAGTAGAAGTTGTTGGAAAAGTAGAAGGCACATATAAAAAAAATAAAAAAACAAAAAAGAATAAGGGAAAGAAAGGAAAGGGTAAGGGTAAGGGTAAGGGTAAAGGTAAAGGAAAAAATTCTAAAAAGAATAGATATTAAAATATTTGGTTTTATTATTTATTATTTATTATTTATTATTTATTATTTATTATAACACGGTATAATAAATGATTATTAAAAAAGAACAAAAAGGAAATGTAACAGTATATTATGTAGATAAAGATTATGATGATAATAAAATGTTAAAAGTATTAAATAAAAAAATAAAACGAGACCAAATATCATTAATTATTGATCATGATGCGGATGTTTTTACTGCCGATGGTAAATTATTATTAAGGTTTAGAAAGAGTAAATTGAAGAAAAAAAATTTAGATGAATTTTATACAAATGTAATTAAATTTGCTCTACATACAAGTGGTAATCGTGGTTCCACTAGTGGTTGAAGTTTGAGTTATTTAGTTGTAAATTAATTTATAATCAAAAATAAGTTTTCAATTTTTTTATTTTAGGTAAAAATGTATGTTACTAAAAATATATGTTATGTTAAATAATAATGTAAATAAAAAAGTAATTGAAAAAATAAATAAAAATTTTAGTATTTTATTTTTTTTATTTATATTAAAAAAAATTGAAGTTAAAAATAAATAAATTAATTAATTTAAATTGAATAACTTAATACAACAATGTTTACCAAATTTAGTCGTGATGATAAAGATTTACAAATATTATCTCGTGGAAACTATTATATTTATAATGAAGAATTATATGATAACAGATTTCCTAAAGAATGGGCAATGAATCATTTTGAAGGCACTGGTCCAAAAGAATGTCGCACATGTATGGAAAATGGTTCTTGGAATGGTGTGTTTATTGGCTATTGTGATAATTGTGCTATTTTTGATTACCATGGAGAAAGAGGGCGTGGATTTTACCAAGAAAGTATTGAATTTCTTGGTTACGCATCTTTATTGGCAAGCAGCGAGGAAAAAATATACTGTCAAGAAAATGTATTAAAATATCCAAGCGTGTTTGACACTTATTTAAAAGATGTTGATTTAGATACTGTTGGAGATACTGATATGGTAGATTCCGCAGCAAAATGGGCATCTACTGGATTTCCAGTTAGTTATACTCCAGAACTTGGACCAACCTGTCGTGGAAATTTATGGAAAAGATTTAGAGCAGTAAATGGAGAAAAGCGTGGTGGTCATAAAGCCGCTGGTTATAAAAAGGGTTATGAAACTGATTCAGAAGAAGACGAAAGACAAAAAGCAAACAAAGAAATTGATTATAGTTACTTAGACCAAGATGGATCAAATGATGATGAACCAAAAGATTATTATTATTATGATGAATGTTTGTATGATATCAGATTTCCTATCAAATGGGCAAAAGATCATTATGGATATTCTGGACCAAAAAATTGTTTAAATTGTCGTGATTTTGGCAGCTGGAATGGCGTTTTCATTGGTTATTGTTCTAACTGTTCTTTATATTGTTATGAAGGTGAACGAGGTCCTGGTTTTATTGATTATGGGGAAGAATTTGAAGGAAACGATAAATGTAATGAAGAAGAGATGAAATGGATTCAAAATTCAGAAAGTGTGTTTGATACTTATTTATTAGGCGTTGATATGGATAAAGTAGGAGAAATTAATCTTATTGATTCAAAAACAATAAAATTTGAAGATGACCTTAAAAATATTGATAATCAAATACTTGGGGATAATTTTATTTATTCGGAAACACAAAAAGAAGAAGAATATGCAGAATTACAATACATAACAAATGATGTAATTCATGGAACAGGAATTTGTGATTTGCGACTATTGGCAAGAGATACATATTTACTAAATGAACAAATACAGGAAGTTAAATATACAATAAATAAATTGGATCGTGATATGGAAATCTTTTCAGAAAAATTAACCTTAATAAAAGAAAAAGATGAAAAAGAAGAAGAAGAAAATCAAGATTTTGATGATGAAGAAGAAAAGCAAGATCTTGCTGAAAATGAAGAAGTTGAAAATGAAGATGCTTGGGATAGCGACAGTGATGATTCAGTATACGAAGAATATCCATTTGGAACATGTAGTCTTAACACTGGATATGGAAGCAACTATAATGGCGGATATGATTCATATTAGATAAGTAGATTATAGATTGTAGATTGTAGTACAGTTTTGTTTTGTAAATTATAAATAATAAAATAATAAAATATTAAATTAAATAAATATTTAATATTTTTTTATTTTCATCATTTCATTTTTCAGTCATTACATTTTCAGTCATTTCATTTAAGCCGAACACATCTCGCAAATTTCGTCAGTTTCATCATTATTTCTCTCGGCATTATTATTTGAACTATTGTTTTTCTCAGGTTCTAAAGTAAATTGTTGTGCTTGATGTTTCCCTTTACGTCTTAAATAATATATACCTGTTTTTAATCCCATCTTCCATGAATAAAAATGCATAGAAGTTAATGTATTATAATTTGGGTCTTCTAACCATAAATTCATACTTTGACTTTGACAAATAAAAGCACCACGATCTGCTGCCATATCAATTAAATGTTTCATCGGCATTTCCCATACAATTTTATATTTGTTACGTATATGTTCTGGTAACATTGTTAATTGTTGAATGCTACCTTTATTCGCAATAATATTATTTTTAATTTTTTCATCCCATAATCCAAGGTCAATCAACTCTTTCATTAAATATTTATTTGCCATAATAAATTCACCAGCAAGTGTCCGTCTACTATAAATATTACTTGTTAATGGTTCAAAACATTCATTATATCCTAAAATTTGAGATGTACTTGCTGTTGGCATAGGTGCTAATAATAATGAATTGCGTAAACCATATTTCATGATAGAATTTTTAAGTGATGACCATTGATATCGCGAGGAAGGATCTACTCCCCACATATCAAACTGTAAAAGTCCTTCAGAAGCAGGCGATCCTTTAAATGTACTATATGCTCCAGCACAATCTTCATCTAATAAATCAACTTCATTAAAAATCGCATTTAAATAATGTAATTTATTTGGTAATTCTATCATAATTGTATAATCTTTGTCAATAGATTTGTATATTCTATCAAATTTATTAAATTTATTTACTTCCTTCATTACTTGAATCATTCCTTCATTGCGTTCAATTGCTATTTCATTACTACGTTCCAGTGCAGCATGATAAATCGTTTCAAAAATCAATTTATTTATTCCTTTTGCAGCATCACTATGAAATGCTATATCCATCATAATAAATACATCTGCCAATCCTTGTACTCCCATACCAATCGGCCGATGTAATAAATTACTTAATCTTGTTTTAGGAGTAGGATAAAAATTAACATCTATGATTTTATTTAAATTAGATGTAACCACTTTAACAATATCATGTAATTTTTCATAATTAAATGTTTTTGTATTTTCATCTACAAAAGCAGGAAGAGCAATAGATGCTAAATTACAAACAGCGGTTTCTTTATCATCAGAGTATTGCGTAATTTCTGTACATAAATTGGAACTCTTTATGGTGCCTAAATTTTTCTGATTTGATTTAGAATTTACTGCGTCTTTATATAAAAGATAAGGTGTGCCAGTTTCCATCTGTGAATCCAATATTTTAAACCATAAATCCCGAGCATTGACAGTTGTTTTTGCTTTACCTTCTGCTTCATACTTTTCATATAAATCTTTAAATTTTTGCCCAAATACATCAGCTAATCCTGTACACTCATTTGGACAAAAATAAGACCATTTTGCGTTATTTTTAATACGTTCCATAAAAAGATCTGGGATCCAAAGTGCGTAAAAAAGATCGCGCGCACGCATTTCTTCATCACCATGATTCTTTTTCATTTCTAAAAAATCTTCAATATCAGGATGCCAAGGTTCTAAATAAATCGCAAAAGAACCATTGCGTTTGCCGCCTTGATTTATAAAGCGAGCTGTGTCATTAAATACACGTAACATAGGAACAATTCCATTTGATTTTCCATTGGTGCCTTTAATTAAAGTGTTTTTAGCACGAATGTTATGAATATGAAGTCCAATTCCACCAGCCCATTTGGATATTTTAGCACAATCATGAAGCGTATTATAAATTCCATCTAAACTATCTTCTTCCATTCCAATTAAAAAACAAGATGATAATTGAGGATTTGGAGTTCCTGCATTAAAAAGTGTAGGAGTAGCATGTGTAAAATATTTTTGGGACATTAAATCATATGTTTCTTTTACAGCAGTAATATTGCTTCCATGTATTCCAATAGCAACGCGTAACCACATATGTTGTGGTCTTTCTACTATATGGTCATTTATGCGAAATAAATAGGCACGTTCTAATGTTTTAAGACCAAAATAATCTAGCAAATAATCACGGTCATGTACAATCATATCATCAAAAAGTTCTCTATTGTTTGTAATATTAATCCATAATTCATGAGAGATTAAAGGACTATGATTGCCATTGTCATCTGTAAATAAATATAATTGACACATTGTATCACTAAAAGAAGCAATTGTATTTTTTTGATGATTACTAACAAAAATACGACTTGCTAATGTTGTGTAATCTGGATGAATAGTTGATAGCGAAGCACATTGTTCACACGTTAATTCGTCAATTTTAGTTGTTGGGATAGTATCGTATAATTGATCAATTACCTTCATAGCAAGAGACGAGTAATTAATTTGAATATTTACTTCTTGTCCTATTTTTTTAATACGATTTAAAATTTTATCAAAAGCAATATCTTCAAGATCGCCATCTCTTTTAGTTACACGCATTTCTGTATCTGGTCTAATATTGCTAGTTTGATTTTTGTGATGAGACATTATTGTATATATTATATGTAAATTTTTAAATAGATTTTATATTAAATTAAAAAATAGATTTTTTATATGAAATTACAAAAAATATATAAAATATATATATATAAAATGAATCTTGGGAAAAATAATGGTCTTATATTTTTATTTGTAATATTAATAATAGCCGTAATAGGTTCTTTAATAGGAAATAGTACAAATATTATGAGTTTAGCAGGTTTTAAAGAAGGATATAGTAATTTTGCTATAAATAACGCAGCTAAAAATATTGATACAGGAGGTTTATTAACAGGTGATTATCCTACTACGAATAGAAAATATGTAACTGATAATGATTATAATAAAATATGGTGGTATTATCCTATTTTTAAAGTGGGATCTTATGCGCAAATTACAAATAATTTAAAATATCAAAGAAATCCAGATGATGGTGAATGTGTAACGGCTGAATTTTGTGGTGCTTTATATAAAGATAAAAATATTACATCAAATATAATAAACCCATTACCACCTGTTCCAGATACTCCGGGTACAAGAGTCAATTATTATAGAACGCCTGATAATTTATTTATGGGGGCACAACCTGGACCTATATTAGAATTGCCAGCTTTTTAGATATAAATTTATATTATATAATATTATATAATATAAATATAATATTAATATATAAATTATGGATGATGATTTATTTGACGATGTTAAAAGGTGTAAAAGAGAGTAAGAAATAATAATAATAAAAGAACCAGAAAATAAATTAAATGTCATATGTTTGCTTTGTTTCATCCATAGATTCTGTTCTAATTCTTATAACAGTATTTATATTTTCATATGTAGATAAAGATTGACATGTACTTTTATTTTTATTTAATAGTATTAAACAACCATTTGTTTCACTTTTATTTTTTTTATTTACATTAAAATAAGATTCTATTGTATTTGTTGGCGTATTTGTATTTGTATCCACTTTTTTAACACGCTTATTTGGTGCTCTATTTACATATTCTCCTGTTTTTCTCTCCTTTTCTATAATAGACCATATATTTTCAATCTGTTTTATATTATCGGCAAACCATTTTTGATTACGTAAAACAAGGACACAACTAACTTCTTCTAATCTCCAATAAATATTTTTAATCCAACATAATTCATTATTTTCTTCTATTTTTGTTTCTGACCATTTTTCAAATTCTATAGCTTCCATATCTAATGGTTTATAAATATAACGTGGTTTTCCATCATTACTTGAAAAATACATTATTATTCCTTTTAATTCACCTTTTATTGTTTTAGTAAAAGAAATGTTTTCATTATTTTTATTATTTTCATTATCTTCACTATCATTTAAAAATTCTGTTTCAGTTTCATATTCTTTAAATCGCGTTTCTAAAAAATCACATTCATTCAAATCACATGTTTCCATTTGTAACTGCATCTGTATCCAATATTCTTTTTTTGGAATACCATCAATCTCACGATTTACAATATTTTTTATTTCTAACATACGACCAAACCTATTAGGTCTAGAAATATCATTATTAATACCATCTGGAGATGCACCTAAAAAAGAGAACTGGCTATGTTGTATACATCCAAAATCACCCACTCGTGTATTATATTCTTTTTCATAATACATGACTGAAATAGGTTCATATTTTTGTCCCCAATGAAGAGGACTATCTACATTTACATAGGAGCTCTTTTCACTTTGTATTGTGATAGGTTGACATTTTTCATATATTAATTGATTTTGAGCACTTGAATTTTCAAATGCTTTGTACGCATTACTCGCTGTAATTAAATTATGTCTAAATGTATACCATTCACTTGTTCTTTGTTGTGGCTGAGGTTTGCCTGCCAAATAATCTATTTGCTTTTTTAATTTATTTAATTGTTCATTTGTTGGTATTTTTTTTACAAAAGTAGACGAATAAGAACGATATGGAATTATTTGATTATAAAAAAGATGAGTCGCTGTTTCAATTAATTCATCTAAATCATCATGAATAACATCTTGATCGCTTATAGAATAAACATCTGGAATAAGCATTGGTGAAAACAATTCTTTCACATTTTCAATCATAGATTCATGAAAATCTGGTTCTGCTATTTCTGTGGGATTTTCCTGAATATAATCATACATTAACATCATAATAGTTTCAATAACTTCACATTCTTCTTTCTCATTAAAATAAAAAGCATCTTCATTTTCATCCTCTTTTGGTAAGATATCATCTAATATGTCTTCTAAATCATCTAAATCTGATAATAACATAAGGTTTATTATATTATTATAATACGAAGTTTCTATATCTAAATATAATATTGATATAAAATTGATATTTTATTAATATTTACTCTTTATCCGAATCTTCTTCTTCTATTTTAGTATTTTTAATGGTTCCGCGAGCGCCCATTTTCTTAGGAGGTAAACTTTTTAGCGTGTTAACTCTTTTATCCACATTTTTTAAAGTAAAATGTTTATTTGATTTGTTATAAAATAACGCAGGTACATCTTTTATCTCTCCAGTTAATTTATCATAATCAACATCTTTCACTCTTTGTAATTTTTTACGATCTAAACAATCTTTTAAAAAAGAGACTAGGGTTTTCTCTTCTTCGTCATTAAAATTATTATCTTTAGTATATTTTTCAGCAAAAACAATTAATTTTTTTGTTTTAATTGTTTTATCTAATTTGCTCCAAGGTTCATTTTGATTATTTTGTTTATCATCTTCTAAAAACTTTTCCAAATTACATAAATCTTCATTGGAGGATTTTACATCACTAATATTAATGCCACTTAAAAGCATTGTTTTATATTTAATATTTTTAAGTTCAATACACTCTTCTGATTTTTGTGTTGTCATTGTATATATTTATAACAAGAAGAGTTTAACTTAGTTTTATTAAATAATATTTAATATATAATAATTGAATATATTATTTATGGAATCGGATACAAATACAAATCTCAATACAGAACTCAATACAAAACTCAATACAGAACTCAACACAAATCCCAACACAGATAAAAAGAAAGTAACTATTATTGGAACAAGTAATAGATATCAAATAAAAAAATTAACAAAACAACCAAAAGAAATAAAAAGAAGAAAAGCAATTAACAAAGCAACTATCTTAAATGATTGTTTTAGTGAAGAAAATCAAATTATATTAATTAATGAATTATATAGAAAATTGGATTTAACGGATTTAAATGATAATAAAGTAGATAATTATGATTTTATTAAAACGGAAATGAATAAAAAATTATCAAATTATAAACAACAAGATATTATTAGAAAACTATTTGATCCAGATAAATTTATTGATCTGTTTACTATCTCAACAAAGCTATATGAATGTAATGGTCAATGTTATTATTGTAAAGAAAAAATGATTATCTTATATGAATTGGTGAGAGAAATGAAACAATGGACAGTAGATAGAATTAATAATGATTTAGGGCATAATAAAGATAACATAGTATTAGCTTGTTTAGAATGTAATTTAAAACGAAGGCGAATAGGTAAAGATGCTTTTTTATTTACTAAACAATTAAATATTGTGCGAAGTGATTTTAATTAAAATTGTCGTGGTCCCTGAAGTAATTTAAACATATTTTTAAATCCTGATATTGTTTTATGATTTCCTGGGGTTGTTTTTGATTTTTCACCAAAAAATCCTGTATAAGCATTCCATAAAAAGAATGAACCAATAATAAAGAAATAGAGTGAAGCAGAATATTCTAATGTTTTATCTGACATATCTTTAGTAATGTACGCACCTATATATGCGGCAAAGAAATAACTAATCATTAAAATAAGGGACACCCTCACATTTAATTGACCTCGTTTATAATATTCTAAAATAGCAAGAAGAGAGAGTGGAGGAAGAATAGTTAATAAAACAGTTCCTGCAGCTGTTTTGAAATCTGGCACGATTCCTAAAATAAGAAGTCCTGGAAGTAATACTTCAGCACCAGATTGACCAAGTGCTCCTCCTAAAATACCTGCAATAATGCCTAATAATACCGTTAATATAGTTGAGTTTATCATTATATTATACATTGATAAAATAGTAATAATAATAATAATAGTATGATTATTTAGTTCAAATAATAATATTAGTTTAAAATATTATAGTATAAAATGGAATGGAAATGGAGTATTGGAGAGAAATATGAAAGATCCTTAAGACCTATTAAAAATGATAAAAATGAAGAACAATTCAAACAAAATAATTTGAATAATGAAAATCAAGTAGTAAATCAATGTTTATATTCTGAAGATGAAGCCTATGATTATGATTTTGTAAAACAAGGACAACAAGGACAACAAAATCAATTAATAAATGAATTTCAAAAACAGCCAAATAAGAGAGAAGACACTTATAATCGTATGGCTGAACGAGAAATGGTAGGACAACGTGGCATGAATCCATTTTTTCCGCAAGGCAATAATTATCTAGAGGATTTAATGAATCAAGATAATTTTTTGAAACCTATTAGCACTAGTATGGAGAAAGAGAAATAAATTTACACCCTTTAAGATTAAAAATCCAATTACATAATTTTAAATTTAGATATTTTAATTTTACAACCCTTTTTTAAAGCATTTAAATGATAAAATATATGTTCGCAACACTCTATAGTTTCTTTAATTTTTAATTTTACATTATATTCTTTTTCAAATGTTTGTAATGTATTATTTAATTCATCAGAAGTAATTAATGGTTTGACATTACAATATAATCCGTCATAGAATAATCCTTTAAATTTATCTGTTTTATATATACAAAATCCACAAAAAGCAGAAAAAACTTCAATGCTATTTGTCTCACAATTATTTAGTTTATTAATAATAGTTGCTCTCATAATATCAATTGCCGGATCAGAATGTTCAAATCCCCAACAATGATGTTTAAAATTATCAAACATTAATGCCCATATATCATAATATTTATTTCTATTAAATGAAATACAATCCCAATTATCATTGTCAAAGTTATTTAAATATTTGTAAATAATATCTATATCCCATTTTAGACAACAAATATCATCACAATCTATCATAATATGAAACATTATATCATTTAATTCATTATATACTATTTCTAAACAACAATTTCTAGCTTTCGCAATACGAACTGTTCTACTTTGACTAGTATTTTCTATATTTCTAACAATTACATTATTACAATTTTGTAATTGATATTTTTCTAATATATATTGTGAATTATCTATACAATTATCATACACAAATATAGAAAATACATTTATATTAAGTGTTTTTAAATTTTCTATATTTAAAAAAATATCATGTAAATATTTTTCACAATTTCTTACGCAAAAACATAATGCTATATTCATATATTCTATAATATCATTTTTATTTAAATTTTAAATTGTTAAACTATTAAACTATTAAATTTATTAATTAATATAAAATATAAACAACTTAAATAAGTATTTAAACAATACTTAATTAGATTAAGTATGTCATCATCTGCTACTTATACCACTCAAAATGATTTATTATTAAATAATTTAATGGACTTTTATAAAAAAGAAGATAACCTAAATAAAATGCTGAAAATTATTACTGGTGAATCAAAGATTTCTCTCCGTATTGTTGATTGGTTTGCTACAAATTATGCGAAAAAGAACTTTACGCTTTATAATATTGAAGATTCTAATGGCAACAATCGGCGATTTAAAGTGTATGTGGATTATAAATTAAAATTAAAGGCTTATAGTAAGGCAAGGTTTGACCCTTTTTGTAGATGGGAAAGAATAAGCATTCCATATAAAGATGATACTTGTATTGAAACAACTATTGGACAATTGAATTTTTTTAAATGGTGTCTTGAAAATAAAGTAATTCATTATATTGAAGAAAATTATGATACAATTGAAAAAGACATGAATAATCGTAATAGTACAAGTAAACGAAAAGATAATTTAGTTGATGGTTCTAATACCAAGACAAGAAAGAAGAGAGAAGAGTTATCTGTATCTGCTACTAAAAGTATCAAAAAAGAGAAAGTAGAAATTGTTGTGAATTTTAATTAATAATTAAAATAATATTATTATATATTATAAAAATGGCATATTCTTTGAAAAAAAGACAAAGACAACCAAAAAGTGTAAAAAGGAAATACAGAACAAATAAAAGAAAACAAAATAAAAAGACTCGTAAAATTAGAAAAAATCAAAAAAAACAAAAAAATAGAAAACAATATGGTGGAGTTTTGAATCCAGAACAAAACGCACAACTTAGAAGAAGTTTAGAAAGATTTAATTTTGATGGACCTCAACTGGAGGAAATAATGCGTAAAGCAAATGTTGCTTCAGTGTTTTTAGGAAGACCAAAAGCGTTTGCTTTTACGTTACAATTATTAGATATGACATATAATAACCCTACATTCACAGATGATGATAAACGAAGTTTAGCTGATGCAAATGTAGAACACCCTTATTATGGAAGAGTAAATCGTGATCAAGAAGCTTATCTAAATGGACATACCCAACAAATAGAAGACTTTGATGATAGTGAATATGATACGGACGATGAGTAGGAATAAAATTAATAATAAATGGACGCCTAACACATAAAATATAAAGTGTTATTGTAAATTCTAAATAAAATAAAAAATAATAAAGCGAAATTATAAATTATAATTTAAATATATTTTTAAATACTTAAATTATGGGCAATTCTCATTCTAATATAAGAAAAATAAATTTTGAAGATATGGTATCTGTTTATAAAAATCCAGAAATATATTTATTAATTAATACACTTTCTGAAACTGAACAAAATTGTCTTATTGTTGGAACTGTTATCGCAGAACAAGAAGAGCAATTAATAAACAAACATTTACGAAGTGGAAAAAATATACAAATTATTATTTATGGGCGAAATTGTAATGATGATAAAATATATGTAAAATATCAACAATTAATTAAATTAGGATTTACCAATGTATATGTTTATTGCGGCGGATTATTTGAATGGTTAATGCTTCAAGATATTTATGGATTTGAAGAATTTCCCACTACCATAAAACAATTAGATTTTTTGAAATACAAACCGAGACAATTATTGAATGTTGGATTATTGTCTTATTAATAAATAATGTAAAATAAAAATATAATAAATTTAAAAATATAAAAACTAAAAGTTAAAACTAAAAATTAAATGTAAGAATATTAAATATTGTTCTCTAATGCTTGATTTGATAATTCATCTGCTCTACTATTAAATTTTCTATAAATATGTTCAAAAATAATTTTATCAAAAGTAGTAGATATTTTTTTTGATTCATTATATAATAAAACTAGGTTTTCCGATTTTACTTTATATTCGCCTTTCATCTGTCTAATTACTAATTGGCTATCACCCTTAACTATTAAATATTTGATATTTCGTTTTTCTGCTTCTCTCAATCCTATTAATAGACCAGTATATTCCGCATAATTATTTGTTTCTTTAATGCCTACATATTCTTTTGCGGACCATACTTCAATATCATTATAATATAAAACAGCACCAGCTCCAGCTGGACCAGGATTACCTTTGCTACAACCATCAAATTTTAATACATATTTTATTTCATTTATATCTGGATTATTTATTGTAGGTCCAATTATATTTGATATATTTGCTATATTCATTATGTCTATTATATATAATATAGTTCGTTTGTCTTTATATTATATATATTCACATTTTTCAGATATAAAGGTATTATTTACTTTTATAATCTTAAATGGTTTGCCACAACCATAAATTAATCCTTGTGAAAAAAGATGGTCACATTCTTCTTTTGAAGCGTGAGGATTCATTTGTTTTAATGATTTTTTTATTATTCCATGACGAAAGATACAACAATTTAATTTTTCAATTAAAACTGGTTCCTCACAATGAGGACATATTATAGCATCTGACAATTCATTATTCTCATTATTTTTATTTTGTTGATTGTTTTGTTGATTATTTTTTTGATTATTTTGTTCTTGATTAGTATCCATTTATTTATATTTATATTTATAAATCATGCTATTATATTTTTATATTATAATTATTAATTTATAATTGTTAATTTATATTTATTACAAATGTAACATATCATATGGAATCTCAATTTTAACATTATAAATTAATTGGTTTATTTGCAATATCCAATTTTTTAAAATAGTTGGATTCGCATGAATATCAACATCTCCATCTAATATTATAATATCTTCTTCTTGTCTACTAAAAGTAGGGGCAATGCTTTTCATCATTGAATTATGATATTCATGACATGTTTGTAAATATTCCAAAGGAATACAATCTTCACCAGTTCTAGATCTCTTTAAAATTCTTTCATGACATATTGTTGGTTCAGTGTCAACATATATACATTGATGAATTGGACAATCTGAAGCAAAAGTATCAAACCATTTACTGTAAATCTGATACATAACATCTTCTATTTTTTTCATATCAAACAACATTTTGGCAAACACATATTTGTCTGTATATAAACTTCGTTCTGTTATTATAATAGCATGCGGATTGTTTTGAATTGTTTCTTTTAATAAAGCTAAACGAGAGATATATGCCATCATTTGAAACGCAAATGAATATTTTTCTTGGTCAGCATAAAACTTTTGTAGTATTGACACATCATTCCCATCTCGTATCGTATCCCAATCATCAACCGGTTCTTTTAAAAATACAATATTATTATTATTTTTGAAATGTTCTTTTAAATGTGCTAAAAGCGTTGTTTTTCCTGAACCGATATTTCCTTCAATTGTTATAATACGATTATGAATCTTTGTTGGGATAGTTGATTTTACGGATGTATTTGCCATATTAGATATGTTGGATAATATAGTTTATGTTTATTTTGTTTTTATATTATTATCTTAGTTCAATTTTTATTTTTATAAAAAAAAATAAAATTGATTAGTAATAAAGATATAAAGATAATTTCAAATAGTATTATTAACACCCCCTTTAAAAGAAAATGGATTTAAATCAGCGTAAATTAACTAAATCTGAATGGAACGGTATTGAAATTCCTGTTTCACCAGAAGAAATTGAAATTTTAGAATTAATTATTAACGGTTTTGATAATGTGAATATAAAATATAATAAACATAATTCACTATTTGGATTTTTAAAAATTTCTTATACTGAAATTATGGAAGATTATTTATATAATAAGTATTTTGTAGTTCACGTATTTAAATTACAAGAAAAGTATCCTGATATTTCTGTATTAAATATATCTGTACAGGCGAATCCTGTTATAAAAAAAGCTGACCTAATTCGTATTGAAAATAATAATTCAGAAAAATTAAAAATAAATGCGGCAATAGAATATTTATTTCTTGAGTTGATTAAAAAATTATTATATGCGAAAACACACAATAAATCAAGTTGGACAATATATTATTTTACTTTATTTAAATTAATTAAAGTAACAATTACGCATATCAACCGTCATGTTAAACAAATTATCAATAATATTCTATCTTTATTTGAAGATGAAATAAATATGGTTTCTGTAATATCAAATGCTGTTGAATTTATTGAGAAAAATGAATTATTGTTAAAATATTCCGACAGCGTATTATATGAACATCAAAAAGAAGTTTTTACAATTATGAAAAATGCTGGTCCAAAATTAGTTCTTTATATTGCTCCAACAGGTACAGGGAAAACATTGTCACCTATTGGATTATCCAATCAATATAAAGTAATATTTGTATGTGCTGCTAGACATGTTGGGTTAGCATTAGCAAGAGCAGCCATTTCCGTCAATAAAAAGATTGCTTTTGGTTTTGGGTGTTCTAGTGCTGATGATATTCGTCTACATTATTTTGCTGCAAAAGAATATACTAAAAATAAAAAAAGTGGTGGAATTGGAAAAGTAGATAATAGCGTTGGTGACAAAGTTGAAATAATGATTACTGATATAAAATCATTCTTATCTGCGATGTATTATATGTTAGCTTTTAATGCGAAAGAAAATATTATTGTTTATTGGGATGAACCGACTATTACAATGGATTATGAAACGCATGAATTACATGAAGTCATCAAAAAGAATTGGTGCGAAAATATTATTCCTAATGTAATTTTATCATCTGCCACGCTTCCAAAGTTACATGAATTAACTGAAACGATTGCGGATTTTAAAAGTAAATTTGATGGAGCTGAAATTTATAATGTAGTTAGTCATGATTGTAAGAAATCTATACCAATAATTAATAGTAGTGGTTATGTTGTATTACCACATAATATATCGGAAGATTATGATAAAGTTTTACAAATTGTCTCACATTGTCAAAATAATTTAACTTTATTAAGATATTTTGATTTAAAGGGTGTTGTGGATTTTATTAATTTTATAGAAAAAAATAATTATGCTTCCGTAAATAATAGAATAAATAGACATTTTGCTTCTATGGATGATGTAAATATGCGGAATATTAAACTTCATTATTTAAGATTGCTTGGTAAAATTGCGCCGGAAAGTTGGAGTAGTGTTTATATTTCATTAAAATTATTGAGTCAACGAAAAATTATGCCAAATAATAATATTGATTCAAAGGGAAATGTAATTAGAAAAGCAGTAAGCATTGGTCCCGGAGTCGTAATGTCTTCTTCTTCTTCTTCTTCTTCTTCTTCTTCTTCTTCTTTAAAAAATGATCTTGGCGGAAAACCCTTATGTAGATTAAGTAGTGGTCCTTTACAAATGCCAACAAGTAACAATATTATTACGCCTGTTTTAGAAAAAGAAAAAGAAAAAGAAGAACAATGCGCTATTTACATAACTACAAAGGATGCTTATACATTAACCGAAGGTCCTACCATATTCTTGGCAAATGATGTTTCTAAAGTAGCAAAATTTTGTATTCAACAAGCAAATATACCAGCAAAAGTAATGGAAGATTTAATGGAAAAAATAGAATATAATAATAAAGCAAATGAACAAATTGAAATAATTTCAAAAGAATTAGAAGACATTGGTTCAAAATTGCCAGATGAAAATGGCGGTTCTACAAAATCAGGTGATAGTTCAAAAAAATCCAATGATGTTGCGCAAAAAGCAAACAGTAGTTCAAAAAAAGCGAAGATGAGTGATTCCGCATTAAAAGCATGTATGTCTAGAAAAAGAGAATTAGAAATAAAAATGTCTCAACTTCAAGGTATGATTAAAAGTGCTCAGTTAAATGAAATATTTATACCAAACAAAACTACTCATATACAAAAATGGGCTGAAAAAATGGACGCAGGTCGTGTATTTACAAGTGATATTGATGAAGATACTATAATTGAAATTATGTCATTAAATGATATTGATAATAGCTGGAAAGTATTATTATTAATGGGAATTGGAGTATTTGTAAATCATCGTAGCATTGCCTATACGGAGATTATGAAAAAAATGGCAGACCAACAAAAATTAATTATTATTATTGCTTCAAGTGATTATATTTATGGTATGAATTATCAATTTTGTCATGGATATTTAAGTAAAGATTTAGATTTAACACAAGAAAAAATTATTCAATCACTTGGACGAATAGGACGAAATAATATACAGCAAGAATATACTGTTCGTTTTAGAGATGATAAACAGATAGAAAAATTATTTTATGTTGAAGAAAATAAACCAGAAGTACGAAATATGAATATATTATTTAATATGCGAAACGTAGTATGGAATGGTAATGAATTTTGTGATATAGTAATTTAAAAGTGTATTGATTTATAAATTAAAGTCGTTGACATCTACAAACAGCACATCTAGTTATATTGTGTTGAATACATCCTAAACAACAAGAATCGCATATAAAATGACAGCATCCAAAATAAGTAGCTAATAATAAATTAGGGGATTGTTCTTCTTGGCAAACCATACATTGATTTTGTTCTTGTTGTTGTTGTTGTTGTTGTGGTTGTTCTTGTTGTTGTTGTTGTGGTTGTTCTGTTGCCATTTGATGTATAGCACCTGGTAACAATCTAATATAAAAAGCAATAAATTTATTTCCATTAAATCGCGTATAAATTGTTTGATTTGTATTTATAATAAATGCTTGTCCTTCTTCAGTTGGCACTCCATAAGGAGTTTCTTGTCCTGCTTCAACTAGTTCATATTCCGCTGCAGTAATATTAAAATCATTAAATATTTTTTCATTTAATTTATAAACCATATCAGATATTGATAAATTATTTGGGAGTGAATAAGTATTTGATGTAATACCATAAGCAAATTTAACATATATATTGACTGGTTGTATATTATTTGAATACAAATTATTAAAATTAAATTCAATTTGACTATTTGACTCAGTAATCATCATGATTGAGTAAGATTTTATTAGTATTATAATTATTAATTATAATATTAATTGTTTCAATTTTTATTTATATATTTTATTTATATATTTTACATAATTTTATATAATTTTATATAATTTCATTTAATCCATCATCAAAATTAATATTAATAGACCAACCTAATTCTTTTAATTTATCATTACTAATATAATATCGTTTATCATTAAAAGGTCTGTCTTCAATATATGTTATCCATTGGTCATAATCTTCTGTATTTTTTATTAATTTAATTAATTTATATGCTATTTCTTTAATTGTATATTCTTGATGATCATCGCTGCCAATATTATAAATTTCACCAACTATTCCTTTTTCAAGTATACATTTTAAAGCACTACATACATCATTTACATGAAGGAATGCTCTAACATTTGTTCCATCACCTTGAATAGTTACTTTTTGGTCTTCTTTTAATAATTCTATAAATCTTGGTATTAATTTTTCAGGATATTGATTTGGACCATATACATTATTGCCACGAGTAATAATAATTGGCATTTTAAATGAATAATAATAAGATTTTGCGATTAACTCGGCTGCTGCTTTAGTGGCAGCGTACGGATTTGTAGGACACAATATTGAATTTTCATTTTTTTTAGTTTCATCTTCTTCTAACATAGATTCACCATATACCTCATCCGTTGAAATATGAATAAATTTTTGAATTTTTCCATATTTTTTAGAACATTCTAATAAAGTATGAGTTCCTACTATATTATCATTTGTGTATTGGAGTGAATCATCAAATGAATTTTGTACATGAGATTGTGCCGCAAAATGAATTATTATATCTATTTCATAAGTTTCTAAAATGTGACTTACTAAATCTGGTGAACATAAATTTCCTTTTACTAAAATATATCTTGATGATTTTTGAATACTTTTTTCAATATTTTCTTTATTTGCACAATAATACATAGCATCTAGATTAATAATTTTAATACTTTGATTTTGATTAAAATAATAATTTATAAAATTAGAACCAATAAAACCACAACCGCCTGTTATTAATAAGTTTTTCATTATATTATATTATCTTTAATAAAATATAATTTGTTAAACGGAATTACATACATTTTAATTTACTTTCTAGTGTTTTGTAATAAAAATTATTATACATTATGTTAATGTATCTTAATGTTGTTTTTTAATGTTGTTTTTTAATGTTGTTTTTTAATGTTGTTTTTTAATGTTGTTTTTTAATGTTGTTTTTTAGTTTAATAATTAAAAAATAATATTTAATTATTAATTTTTATTTTTTATAAAAATATATACAAAATGACAGCATATATGGTGTTTAATTACTATATGCTAATCCTCCCATACCACTCATAATACGCAATACGTTGTAGTTGGTGGCATAAACACGAACCTTAGCGGTTTTTGTTCCCTCAACTGTGGCGTTGGAGAGCACAAGTTGAAGTGTTGCGTTATCAATTCTTGAGAAGTTGCATGTTCCACTTGGTTGATGTTCTTCTGGGCGAAGAGCAAAAGAATACACGTTAATACCTTCATCAGGGCATCGTGTATGCGATTGGTATGGTTGAACCCATGAGAAGTATGAACCTTCACGCTCAGAGAAACGATCTTGTCCGTTAAGTTGAAGCTTGGCAACAACAACTGGGTTCTGTCCCCAACAATGCATATCAAGAGAGGCTTCTGATAGAACGAATGTTCCGGCGTCAGAAACACTTGATCCCACTCCTGGTGGAGTTGAAGGATTAAATGCGTTGTAAGCAGGGTTTGGTCCAGAAAAACTAGCGGCATTGTCAAGCCCAACTGAGGCAAGAGCTGCTGCCAAATTTTGATTTGGGTTAATACCTACATGAGGTCCACCTAGATTTGGTTCATTGTATGGGTCATGAGGACCATGCCAGTATCCAGTAAATCCAGGTGGAACATAAGCATCATCAGCTCCAGCATCTTCAAAAAGACCACGAGCATCAATGTAGTTAGGAGCACTTAATTCAGATGGTCCGCCAAAAGCATGGATAGCATTTGGAAGAGCATCAATGGCATCAGTATAGTTGAATGATTGAGCACCAAGAACCTTGAATAAAAGAGCATCACAAAGAAGAGATGAACAGTAATCAACGTTTTGATCAGGTTGGACAACCCAAATCAATTCCTTTACAGGGTGATTGAAGTTAAGCTTGATCTTGTTCGATGAAGAACCAACAGATTCATCACCAGTGAATTGTAATTGAGTAATCAAATATTCATGAGGATTTTGGGCGAATCTTCGGCGTTCATCAGTGTCCAAGAAAACATAATCAACGTATAAAGAAGCGGCAACAAGGGATTGGTTGTAAGCAATTGTGGCGGCAACAGTTGAACCAATTGACATTTGTGCTTTTGCTCCCATTGAAGGATCTGTGTTGCAGCTTAGTGATGTAACAGCCCATAAACATTCATCAATTGGGCGGATATCTAAGTTAATTTTTACTTCGTGATACTGTACATCACGATTACCCCACCTTTCGGTGTATTTTTTTTATAACAAGAGGGATTAGACTATATCTTAAGTTATCATAGAAGTTGATTAAACTTCTCAAACCCATTTCCGTTTAGTCGTTGAACCTTCTCCATATCTTTATCATAACAGATTTAGGAGATTGGCTGCGGATTGTCTATTTCAGGTATATTAATACCTTCATCTGTGGGATTTTTACCATACCTGAGTTCATTATATCTCAGCCACTTTAAACTTTCATTTAAAGTTTGGTACCCTAAAAAATTATTATATTTATTATTAAAACGATTTACATTTATAATGTTATTAAAGTAATAAGCAATTGTAATTTATTTAATAATTAAATATATATTTTTTATTTTAACAGCTTTAAGAGTTTCCCGAACAATTTGAAAATGTCGCAACTTGAAAACTTTAGCAACAAGTTACTAGCATCTGGGGATGACAAAAGTCATTCTGAGCCCCTAACATATTTTCCCTAAAAAAGTTCTCAGATTTTTTAGGATGGATACTTTTCTGCCCTACAGTATTTAAGGCAATCAAAGGTAATGCAAGACCAGGGTTGGTGCAGTACCAGAATTGAAGTGGAACATAAAGTGTTGTTTCAGGAAGTGCGTTACGAGGAGCGCAAACTTGACGAGGTGCTAATGAATCACAAGGACCATCAACATCGGCGAAAGATGGATCTGTAATAAATGTCATTTGTGTGGTGTTTCCGATCATCTTGAAGTAACCACGTTGTTGTTCAGATGTCATTGTAAGTTGGTTCCAGATGTGCATCCAGTCACCATATTGACGATCAATGCGTTGACCTCCAATTTCAACTTCAACTTGAGCGATAATTTGCTCACCAGGGAAATCTAACCAACGAGCATAAACTGATTGGTGTCCTGATGCCAATGAAGTTGTGTTTCCCATATATTGGTTGATTTCAGGAAGCGTGATTTGAAGATATGTGCGGTAAGCAAGATCACCGTTTCTACTGATGATGCATGTTACACGTCGGCCAAAATCGGCTTGTCCGTTGAATGTTTGTTCAATGGATTCAATCGCAAAGTTAGTGTATCTGCGGTATGTGACTTTCCAAAAAGTAATTTGAGGGTTACCTGTACATTTCCTCTACCTTATCTTTCAATAAGGATTAGACTATATCTTAAAAAAAATTTATATTTGCTTTTAATTCAGCAAGTTCTATATTTATTATAAATTCTTTCGAAAACCATTTAGTCGTTGAACCTTCTTCTTTAAATTTTTCTATTTTTTTAATAATATAATGTATTTGATTCATATGTATTTCTTTTTTAGTTGAATTAAATTTTACCGTAACTGGCATTAAATTAGACCAATTCCAGCATTTTAATTTTTCATCATCTATTGTTAAATCAAATTTATTAACAGGTATTATATGATCAATTGACCAATATGAACCATAATTATCCCAATTCATTTCATGTGTAAAATTATATTCAAACCATTCTCTTAAATATTGAATGTTACAACCAATATAATTCATAGTAGAATCATTTTTAACTAGAACAGTTCTTAAACGAGCAGCAAGCGATTTTTTAATTCTATAATTTATATTTGCTTTACTCTCATTTCTACACCATTCAGTTTTTTGTTCTCTTAAAAATTCTGGATAACAAGAATAACAAATCTTTTTTTTATAAAACTTTTTAAGTTTGACAAAATTATTTAATGCTTTTTCTTCTTGACATTTTTCACATTTTGCCAAAAAGGTTTCCATTTTTTTTTGTCTTAGATTCTTTTTTCTTAATTTATCCAGTTCATTTAAACATTTTTTACATGTTATTGAATATGAGTTTTCATGGTATTTTCTATATTTATCAATTGGTTTATTTATTTTACATTTTTCACATGGTTTATCACACTGGTTTTTTATTGGTTCCATTATACTTGTTATATTTAATTATATTTATATATTTATTTACATTAATCAAAAAATTTATTTTTTAAAGAAGCTTGGATGCTCATTGCCCATTCAAATTAAATATTTTATTTCATTATTTTATTTCATTTAATTTAATCTTATTCATTTTTACTATACCCAAGTTTTTTGTCTTGGCCACAATTCTCTCACAAAAATTGTTTAGTAGAATAAGCTTTAGGGGTTTCAAGCAATTTGATTTTCTTACCAGGGTTTTTCAAATCAATCCGATTGAATTAACCGAATTAATTTCCCTGATTAACAACAGTGGTACTCTCTTAATAAAGAAAGCATCCACAAAAGGCTTTATGAATATTTTATTTTTTCAATATTCCCTGTTGTTTTTCTACCCTACAGGTTTTTAAGGTAAACATCCTGCGATGATCCCTAATATTTCTAAAAGGGGTAGAGTACACCTTAAGAGATTTCAAGTTTGACTAAAACTATCATTAATCCCCGATTGCCGTCTACTCGTTGAACCTTTATCTTATATTTATCATAATCTTTAATTTCAAGAAAAATTATTTGAGATTTGTTTCACGTTTCTCTCAAAAACGAATATAAGATACTTGGCTGCGGATTATCCAATCTTTAACGTTTTTACTATGCCATCGGTCATTACCCTATGGTATTATTTATGTCACCATAAATAAGAAGTAGTTAAAGCTCTAAGGAAGTCCCCGACAATTTGACAATCTTGCAAACTAATTAAATATCAATTAATTTACTAGCAAGTTATATAATTGAGTTGGGAATACTCAATTCGTATATTTACACTGTTTTTCTATTATGGAGATATACGACCCATAATAGCAGCTTACTGTTGGTGCCCAGGATAAGTTAAGCACCGTAAGCGACTAGTTGCATTAATCCTCCTCCCATGGTTATAATATTGCTAAAGAAAAAAATTTTAGAAATATTAATTTAATTATTTTTAATTAATCAATTATAAATTATTATTTTCAAATAATATAATTTACTAAGAAATTACTTTATTTATATCAAAGTTGCCCTTCATAAATGTTAATAAATAATCTTCATGAAATACTTCTTTTTTACCCTCATGATTTTTTTTAAATATATAAGATTCATTTTGTTTTTTAATACTCCAACCATCATTAATAGCATTATATAATAATACCATTTTTTGAAATGTTATACTATCTATGTCAGATTGTAATTTACTTTCAATATTAATTTTTACTTCCATTATCTTACTATTTTTTAAGAAAAGTATAAATTACTTTAAACTTGTTTCTTAATCTAGTTTTAATTATTAAATTATTTTATTTTTAATTTGTCAATTTCCTAAATATTATTAAAATATTATTAAAATAAATTATCAATTAAATAAAATTCATAAATTATAATAATAACATTATGCCTTCTTTTAAGCCTAAATCTACTAAAAAATTTAAGGTTAATAAAAAAACATCAACTACTTTAGATGGCAAACATCGTGAATTTGTAAATGAATTTAATAAAGATGATATTGATAAGATACCAAATTTAAAAAAGGAGAGAAAAGAATTATGTTTAAAAATAGAAGAATATGAAAAACAACAGCAACAACATGAAAATTGTTTGCTTACAATTGAACAAATTATGGATTATAAAGACCGTATTAAAGAAATTACAGAGACCATTAAACTTCTTAAAAATAAAAAAATGGATTACTTTTTAGATAATTCTAAATACATTTTTGATTATTTTGAAAACAAAAAAAATATTTCAGAAGGAAATGATGTTATTAATAAAAATAAAAATAATGGTAAAAATAAATTAAATTCTTTTTTTAAAATAAAATCTTCTGAAAATATTATTCAAGATGGCATTGAAACTAAAAACAATAGTATTTTTTCAAAATATTTAAGTAATATTGATGAGGCATTTTTAAATGTGAATGATTTTATTACTCCAACAGATATATGTCAAAATTGTTTTAAAGGTGAATTAATTCCTATGGATGACGAAGGTATTTTAATTTGTAATAATTGTTTTACAAATATTCAATACTTAATTGAAAATGAAAAACCATCTTATAAAGAACCGCCAAAAGAAGTTTGTTTTTATGCTTATAAAAAAATTAATCATTTTAAAGAAATACTTGCTCAATTTCAAGGCAAAGAAACAACACAAATTCCTCCTGATGTAATTGAAAATTTAAAACTACAGGTTAAAAAGGAGAGAATTGATATTATTAATTTAACTTATTATGAAACAAAAGGTCTTCTTAAAAAATTAGGATTTAATAAATATTATGAACATATTAATTTTATTAAAGATAAATTAGGCATTAAACCGCCCATTATCTCTCAAGAATTAGAAGAAACTTTATGTAATTTTTTCATGGAAATTCAATATCCTTATGCTAAACATTGTCCAGATTATCGCGTTAATTTTTTACATTATTACTATGTATTATATAAATTATTTGAGTTGCTAGGAGAAGAACATTACCTAATTGATATTCCTATGTTAAAAGATAGAGAGAAACTAATAGAACAAGATACAATTTGGAAATGTATTTGTGAAGAATTAGATTGGGAATTTATAGCAACAATTTAATATATTATTATAGTTTATGGTTTATATTCTCTATCTGTATATGGATCAGCTTTATCAAAATTTGGATTAAAATCTAATGGGATTTCACCTCCTCTTTTATTTGTTCTTCTTTTATTTATTCTTCTTTTATCTTTTCTACTTTTTTTATTTGTTCTTCTTTTATTTGTTCTTCTTTTATTTGTTCTTCTTTTATTTATTCTTCTTTTATCTTTTCTACTTTTTTTATTTGTTCTTCTTTTATTTGTTCTTCTTTTATTTGTTCTTCTTTTATTTGTTCTTCTTTTATTTGTTCTTTTTTTATTTGTTCTTCTTTTTCTTTTTCTTTTTCCTGCCACCATCGCTACATCCTCTGCTACATCTGCTGCAGGAACTAAAACGCTTTCTACATGGGCAATAATAGGTTCTGCTACGGTTGACACTTCTTCAACATGTGCTATTGGCGTTATATATTTTAATGTTTTTCCTATAGTTGATTCCACCGGTTTTTCAATAGAAACTATTGGATTTGTTTTAACAGAAATCTTTGGTTTTTTTATAAGCGCGCCGCCAGAATCACTTCTTAATAAACGTTCTAATTGTTGTCTTTTTTCTTCTTGATGCAGATCTGCTAATCTTTGTTGTTCTGCTTCAGCTAATAATCGTAATCTTTCTTTTTCTGCTTCAACTGCCTTTGCTGCTCTTTCTTCCTCTGTTATTTCTTCAGCAGCAGCATCCGGTCTTAAATCTGCAGTCATATTTAATAATGGGTCTATGTCTACGCCAATGGGCTGTCCATTATTAAAAGCTCTTGGTGGCGTATCATTACCATTCATGCCGCCTCTTGTTTTTCCGCTTCTTGTTTTTCTACTTCTTTTCTTATAATTTTTTTTTATCATTTTTTTAAAACCTTTTATCTTCATTTTTCGTGTCATTATATAATAATATAACAAAATATTTATTGTTATATTATTTAGTACAAACTTATTTTATTTAACTCAGTTTATAGACCTCCAGGAAAACCTACTAAATTAGCACCAATTCCAAATCCAGCACCTGAACGTGTTGTTGCTCCAATACTTGGAATATAAGTATCTAAAATACTAAATGTAGCAGCGGCTGTTAATGCTAAAAGACAAATTTCTTCAATATTTAATGAACGTTTAGGAATAGCATAGGCGGCAATAGCAACCATAAGACCTTCAACAAGATACTTAATAACTCTTTTAACTAGTTCGGCAATATCAAACATTCTATATTAATTATCAAGAAAAAAATATATTATGCGATAAAAAAACTTAAATATTATACTTATCAATATTTATAATATGAATACTAAAGAAAATACTTCTTCGTCAAAATATCAGAATAAACTTACAAAAAATGGTAAAGCTAATCCTAAATATGTTGATTTATTAGAAGAAGATAAACCTATAGCCGGACAAAAATTTGTATGCGTATCGTTTGTATCTCCTGATAAAATTTTAAAGCAAAAAGAAATCTTTTTTTTCCAAGAATTCCTAAAGAAATGGGATTTTACAAAAAGTATGGACAAATTTGCCCAATTTTTAAATTTTATTAGTTATAAATACAAATTATCTTTTGAAGACGTAACTAAAGATTTTCAAGAATTTGTAAAAGATGAATATGATGCTTTAATACAATCTAGTATGGAAGATGATTATAAATCATTTTTAGATCAGAATGAAGAAGAATTAGAAAATGCTTTTAACACTCAACATAGTTTTCAAACAGCTACGCGTGGATTAAAAGTGCGCGGAGTTTATCCAACTCTAGAAGAAGGTGAATTGAGATGTAAGATGTTGAGAGAAATGGACCCAAATCATGATGTATTCGTTGGACCAGTAGGTCTGTGGATGCCTTGGGATCCTGAGGCTTATAAGACTGGTCGTGTTGAATATATGGAAGATGAATTAAATCAATTGATGCATGAAAAAACTAAGAATGAAACTTTTGCTAAATCCGCATTTGACCAACGAGTAAAAGAGTCTAAAAAGAAAGCTATTGATGAAAATATTAAGATTGCTGAAAAGACAGGTGCTTCTTTAACACAGAATATAGATGAAGATGGTAACTTGATTGGTATAAATAATATGAATACACAAGAATCTAAACTTCGTGATAAAGAACAAGACACTATTTCAGCAGCAGATATTCGTGCTGAATTATTTGAAGGCGATAATATTGTTGTAGGCAAATCTGATTATGGGCAAAGTGAATTAATAAGCGGACCATTTGCTACTAAGAAAGCATAAGAATTTAAGGCGTTTCATTAAATAAGTATTCTAATAAAATAACCAATAAAAGATCAAAAAATATAATAACTATAATATGTAAAAAATACATTAAATATTGTTTTTGAATTTTCTTTGTTAAATCACGTTCATTTGTATATTGTAAATAAAAATCTAACAAATCTTTAAATATAAATGCCGCAAAAACTATCATACCAGCTTCCAAAACATGAACAAGTTTATGTTTCCAACTAGAAACTAATTTCATTATATATTATTTCTTATAAAATAATATACAATTTATTATATACTTTATTATATACTTTATTATATAATGACTAAAACACAAAATAGAAAAAATCATATAAACAAAACTTCTAAAAATCATAAAAATCATAAAGCACATTCTAAAAATATTCTTCATAAGTATTTGCCAATAAAACCACATTTTGAGGAAACAGAATTATGTTGTTCTATTCGTTTTTATGATAATCAACCTGATATTATCAAACAATTTCATAAAGCAAAAAAATTTGTTGAAACAATTCAGGTTTCTAATAAACCAAATAAAGAAATTTTACATGGAAATATTAATGCGTCTTTGTATACAACTGAATTTTTAAAAATACACCCTGAAAATAAATTTGCTAAATATTTATCTATGGTAAATAACAAAGAACTCGGCACTACTATTGGGTTTTCAAGATCGGATGCGCATAATTTAATTAGATGGGCTAACAATACATTAATTGATACAAAGGTAGCTATTTTTGATTGGGATGGTACGTTATCTGTTATTGAAGGACTTATTTTACCACCAACTAAAGAAACTACTACAGAATTAAAAATGATTGGTGTGACAGATAAAGAAATAGCGGAATACTATATTGGTTCAAAAAAAAGAATGTCATGGTTAAAAGAAATGTTTAATTTTTTATATAAAAAAAATATTGAAGTATACATTTTAACAAATAATCCTATAGCTGCTTGTAATTGGAATAAATTAAATGATGATGGAATTGGACCATTCTCTCGTGCCAATTTTTTTAATGTTGTAAAACAAATTATTCCTCATATGAAAGAAGAGAATATTCTATGTGGTTATGAGACAGATGGATTTAAACCAGATACATTTTCTAAAAATTCGCATTTGACCCAAATTTATACACGAATTCAACATTGGCATTATACTAGACATAACTCATCTAGTAGCGTGTAAAAGCAAGTCCTATTTTATTTGCCTTCTTCGCGGTCTAATTGCGTTTGTTGTACTTCTAGTTCTTTTAGTTCTCTTTGTCGTTGTCTTTGTTCTGATCTTTGTTGTTCTAATTCATCTAATTCTTGTTGTCTTCTCTCAAGACTCTGTTGTTGTAACCTAATTTTTTCTTCTAATTGATTAAATAATTGAATTAATAATTCGTGTTTAACTTGTAGTATACTTTGTATTCTTATTCGTCTTTGGTGGCTTATATCAGAACTCGTCTGTAAAATCCATTCTCCTTCTTCTATTTTTTTTATTACATTGCTTATTTCTTGTTTAAGTTTATAATTTTCTAAATCATAGCGTTCTACGGATATACCATTACTTAATTTTTGCGTTAATTCATCTCTTTTTAAATCTTTTTGTATTCTCCATGATGCTAATTCAGCATCTTGTTGCTCTACAGGTTTTTCATCACGAATGCTTTGTAATCTATGTAGTTCAATTTGTGTAGGATCGTATTCAATTTCTCTACAATCTACATTATTACTATTAGGGTTACCTTTTAATTTAAACCATAATCCTTGTCCATTTTCATCGGTATTTTCAGTACAACATTTATAATAATTATGTGGAATATCAGTTTTTTTTACTATAATTTCATTCTTATTTCTTTCTCTACATCTTGGAAACATGCCATAATTTCCTCTATATCCATATAAAAGTACTCCTCCTTTTTGATGTCGTATTCTTTTATGTTGTCTGGTTTTATTTTTGTTAGTTTTATTGTTAGTTTTATTTTTGTTAGTTTTATTTTTGTTAGTTTTATTTTTGTTAGTTTTATTTCTTGTATTTCTTGTATTATTCTTTTTAATTCTCTTAATTCTAGTTTGCTTCTTACTAAATTTTAACATATATAATAATATGTTAAAATAATTATAAAAACGAAATTACCATTTTGTTTTTTTAACGCTAATTTTTGGTCCTTGTCCACGCTTTTTTGTATTATTTGGGTCATATTTTTCATCTTCATCATCTGATTGTATATCTTTACTTAATTCCCAAAACTCTTTGCTACCTAATTTGAAATCATTATGAGTATCTGCTTTATACCAAAATACCTGTTCATGTAATTTATTTGATTTTGCATTATTATTAATCACTAAACACTCATAATTTTCTGTACATTGATCCATTACTTGACAAAATGATTCAAATGTAGGAAACATACCAGCATAATTTTCATAAATTCTTTTACGATTTGCGATATATGGTTCTCTCAAAATAAAAACATAATCTATATTAGTACGAAGAGTTGGCGGAATTCCTAAAGGATATTGCATTGTAATGATTAACATAATTTTCCAATGTCTACCATTCATAAAAAGTAAACGCATCATTTTATCACGCGTCCATGCACCATCATAAAGGCAATCATCAAGAATTACAAAAGCACGTGGATCAATCGTGCTTCGTTTAAATGCCTCCATCTCTTTTTTAATTTGTTTTAATACAGATTTTTGTCGCTTTAAAATATTCTCAATAATAGCAGTATTATATTCATTATGAATAAATAATTTAGGTACTAATTTGCCATAAAAACCATTACCTTCTTCTGTTCCAGCAACAACAACACCAATAGGTATATCTTGATGATAATAAAGTAAATCTCTTACTAAAAAAGATTTACCTGTATCACGCCGTCCAATTAAAACAACAACAGGACCTTTTGCTTCATTTGGTTTGAAACTAATAGTTTTCATATCAAATTTTCTCAACTCCAGCGTCATTATTATTGTATATAGATAATTAACTGCGATAATATTGACGCATAAATTCTATTTAATATTTCTAAATCCTTTTATGCTTTTTACTCTTTTTATTACTTTTGCTTTTTTTATTCTTTTTATTCTTTTTACTCTTTTTATTCTTTTTATTCTTTTTACTCTTTTTACTCTTTTTATTACTTTTGCTCTTTTTGCTCTTTTTATTCTTTCTACTTCGCATTTTCCCACCTTTTTTAGGACCACTAAAATCCGTAGGATTATTTTTTGATACTGGACCTACGCCAGTTCCCAATGGATGACATAATGCCCACTGTGAAAAATCAGTAACCGTAATATGTGATTCCATACCAACACTTTCAACTTTTAGATTTGTTTGTCTATCAGTCATATATCCATATCTACCCTCTTTGAGTCCAACAATTTCCCAAAAACCACCACTTCCATCACCATCAATACTCAATATTTGGTCTCCTCTAAGCTCAGGATATAATTTGTTACATTTATCTAATAATAATCCAACCATTAATTGTGATAATCCTAATCCTCTTATATTTGGCCTAGGAGGTTCTTCACCATCTTCTAGGTAAATTGATAAAGAAATATTTTTACCTGTATCAAAAATATAAGGGCGTGGAGGTACTAATTCACCATCCATAGTAAAATGTCCAATTTCAATTGGTTCTTCTTCTTCTGTTTCAGGATTAGGCATATACAATTTAATACTTAAACTCATATAATGAGTTAGCCGTCTTTCTATAAATTTGATTGTAATTCCATTTTCTCTAACAGCATTCACCATTCGTGATATTTTGTCTTCATCACACCTGTGAAATACTGTAGGAATATCTTCTATAGGAATATCTTCTAGAGGAATATCTTCAACTGTAGCAGAACTTGTTGACATATAAAATATATAAATATTATTTTAGCAAGTTTTAATAATTAGTTAAAGATTACTTAAAGATTAGTTAAATTTTAATATAATTTATATATTATTTAGCTAATGACAACAAATCAACCAGTTTACTATGAAAAGCGCAAAAATAGTGAGCTTTTCAAAAAATTCATGGAAAACAAAGACCTTCATTTCTCTAGCATACAAAATTATACTCCTATTTACAACAAATTTTTTTCATTAAACGCTACTAATTTTAATTCCATTAATTTAAATAATAAGTTTTATATTTATGACATCAAACGAAATGTAGACGATAATAATAATATATTTAATTGTCTTATAAAAAATACAGAAAATGAAGCAGCGCTTTTAGAAAAAGAAGTATTTTTTAAATTTGCACCACTTATAGATCCATTTAAATTTTTATTAGGTAAATATAATATTAATGATGATGCGTTATATACTTTACCAAAATTAAACAATTCATTATCAACAATACATCCTAAAATTCTGGATGAAAATAATTCTGCTTATATTGATTCTTTTTTTTCATTTCTCTCTAGCAAACTAATACATACTTATAATTTTATAAATGGCGTTGATTATTATGGTTCATTTATAGGAATAAAACATAATTTTAAAATAGACGTCATAGATGATATTGATTATTTATCACAGTCTGATTTTTTTAATAAACATAAAAATATTTTGTTTGATGTAGAAGATTATAGTTTTTTAATTAATGAACCATCAATGCCAGTATTAAAACCAATAAAAATTGACCATACTCATTCAAATACTTCTTGTCTTTCTATTCATTCAATAAGTGATAATTTATTTGAAGATTTATTTACAAATGATAATGAAACCTCTCTATGTTCAAGTCTAACAGAAGAAAATTTAAAAGAACATACAATAGATTTAGTAGATATGATGAATTCCAAAGAAACAAATATTTCTGATGAAAAAACAACCACAATAAAATCTGGGTCAACCTGTTCATCTAGAACATCTTATACATCGGATGATGAATGCTCCCAGTGTGATAACTCATATGAAGGAAATGAAGAAGAAAAAAACGAAGGAAAAGAAGAAAAAGATAAAAAAGAAGGAAATGAAGAAAAAGAAGGAAATGAAGAAAAAGAAGGAAATGAAGAAAATAAATCTGATAATTCATCTAATTGGGAAGATGAAAGTGAAAGTGAAAGCAGTCATGGCATTGAACAAATCGTTGAAGTTACTATTCCAAAATTTCCAGTAAATGTGATTTGTATGGAACATTGTCAAAATACATTTGATGATTTAATGGATAGTGAAGAATTAACACAAGAAGAATGGATGTCTGCTTTTATGCAAATAATTATGATTTTAATAACTTATCAAAAATGTTTTTCATTTACACATAATGATTTACATACAAATAACGTAATGTATAATGAAACTGATAAAAAATATATTTACTATTATTTTAATAAAAAATATTATAAAGTCCCAACATTTGGAAGAATATTTAAAATTATTGATTTTGGTAGAAGCATATATAAATTTGATGGTAAATTATATTGTAGCGATAGTTTTCAACCAGGGTCAGATGCCGCATCTCAATATAATACTGAACCCTATTTTAATGATAAGAAACCTCGTTTAGAACCGAATTATTCATTTGATATATGTCGTTTAGCATGTTCAATTTATGATTACGTTATTGAAGATTTAGACGAAGTAATTGATTTAACTAAGTGTTCTCCAGTAGTTAGATTAGTCTATGAATGGTGTTTAGATGATAATGGAATAAATATTTTATATAAAACAAATGGCGCAGAGAGATATCCGGATTTCAAATTATATAAAATGATTGCTAGATGCGTACATAATCATACACCACAAGCACAGCTAGAAAGAAAAGAATTTAAATCATTTTTAGTTTCAAAAAAAGATATAACTAAAGTAGTTATTGAAAGAGCAATCAATATTGATGCTATGCCTATTTTAGCGAATACTCTTGAAAAAAAAAAGTAATTCTATAATATTATGTCATATGGATTTATTATTACGAGACATGTAAATTCAGAAACAACAAATCAATATTGGAATCATTGTATTCAATGTATTCGTAAATTTTATATTCCTGAAAAATATAAAATTATTGTTATAGATGATAATAGTAATCAAAAATTTATAAAGGCAGAATTTGAATATAGAAATATAGAAATTGTTCAATCAGAATATCCAGGAAGAGGCGAATTATTGCCTTATTATTATTTTTTAAAAAATTATTATTTTGAAAATGCTGTTATACTTCATGATAGTGTTTTTATTCATAAAAAAATTAAATTTTCCAACATAAAAGCACCAGTATTACCATTATGGCATTTTTATGAACATAAAACAGAAAATTTACAAAATACAATTCGATTAAATAATTATTTAAAAAATAATTATCACATAACTAAACATTTAACAAATGGAGATAAATATAATGTATTATCATTTAATAATGCTGAATGGTATGGTTGTTTCGGTGTACAAAGTTATATAAATTACCAGTTTTTAAAAGGTATACAAGAAAAATATAATATATTTAATTTGATAGGTGTTGTTAAAAATAGAACTGATAGATGCTGTCTAGAAAGAATTTTTGGTTCCATTTTTTATAATGAATTTCCTAGATTAATTTCTGTAAAATCTTTATTGGGAGATATTTCATCATATCAAAAATGGGGATATACTTTTAAAGAATATATTGATGAATTGAAAAAAAATAAAAAAGTAATAAGACCTGTCGTTAAAGTATGGACTGGTAGATAATAAAATTATATTATTTTGTAAATATAATTTTGTAAATATAATTTTGTAAATATAATTTTATAAATATTTTTTATAAATATTTTTTATAAATATAAATTTTTAAAATTCAGGATTATCTGTAAATACATTTGGACTAATTATAATATTTTCACCACCTTCTTGTAAAACCGGTTTTAATTGTTCTATTATAAAATTACCAGATATTACACTAAAATATACTAGCAAAGAATCACGTATTAAATATTTTAATGGTTTGCTTTCTTTGTCTACAAATCGCATTTCTATAAATTTAATAATAAAAAATATTATAGAAATAATAGCTGCTATAACAAATATATTTTGCATTTAAAATATCTAAGTAATTTCTTATTTTTTATTTTACGCATTATAATATTTATGCTAGCACTTCAATGTCATTTAATAAAAAATCACTATTTAAATTCAAATCTGGAGGATCCAATACATGTACGTCAAAATTGTCTAAACTAATATCATTATCTTGTATATTCAATTTAACATATGAGTTATCATCTTCCTCTTCATCTTTCTTTCTCTGAGCATTTCTAATACTACTTATTTCATCTAATCTCTCATATGTTTTTGGTGCTGTTACATTCATTTCATTATTATTACTATCTCTAATATGATCTATATCACTAAACGATAATGAGCTTGTGTCTTCTGATAAACTTGGAAATTCTATATTATCTGTATTGTTTGTATTGTTTGTATTATAAGCAATATCATTTCCACCGCCAATATTACTATTACTATTACTATTTTGTGTTTCTAAAGTTGGAGCTATTTCTGATATAACATGTGGCTTTTTATGACTTTTATCATGTGTATCTTCTTTTGGAACTTCTATAACTTCTTCTTTAATTTCTTCTACCACATCATCTTCAACTGTTTCATCCATATAAGCACGTAAAATAGATTCAATAGGAATACTTTCTCTAACCGTATTTAATATACATTCTTGTATAATAATTTCTAATTCTCTGTGATGTTTTTGTATTTGTAAAGGTGGTATATTTATTTCATACAAGTAGACATTTTTATAGATCTTTCGTGCCACATTAATATATACTTTATGTATAAAATCTTCTAATTTTGGAATACTAATATCAATCTTCTTTTGTTTTTGTCCAACTCGTATTGCTGTCAACAATTTTAATTGAATAATATGAACACAAGTAATTAAATCTTCTAAATAACTACAACGACTTTTTTCCACAATTCTATTTTTTTCTATTTCAATAATAGTTGAATTCCACTTTGGAATGCGACTTATAAAATTTTGAAATGTCATTAAATACTTATCCATTTCATTATTTGTCTTACATAAGTTAATAGCTTCATCAAATATAGATTTTAATCCTTCTGTTACTAAAGGAGTTAATATAGTAACTAATCTTGCTCCCCATTCATTTTTAGATTCATGTAAACTTGACACATTAAAATCATCCATTTTACATAAATGAAATATTTTCTAAACTATAATCTAAACTAATAAATAGAAAATTTAATATAAACAATATGATTAATTTATCATTTCTAAATTCTTTCTTTACTTTATTAAAGGCAAACAATAATTCATACCTTTTTTCATTTGATAAATTTAAAAATTGTGTATGATTTTCTAGTAGTTGAATAATGTCTAACCCACTATATCCTTTTTCGTATAATTTACTTGAAAATTGTATTAATAATTCATTATTTTTATTATTTTTATCATTTATATTAATATTATTCTTTTCCTTCTCTCCATCTTCTTCTAACTGTTTGTCTATATGTTTATCTATATATTTATCTATATGTTTATCTATTTTTTCCAATTTTTTATTATTCTTGATTGAAAAAACCTTTTGTAATTCTTTTTTTAACCATTCTATCCTCTGTGTTTTGATATCCTTTAATTTAAAAGTCTCATTCAAATTATATTTATATAAATTAATACTTACATTGTTAACTACTGGCTCAGGAATATATATTTCACAAAATCTAGATAAAATTGGTTTTAATAATTTATATTTATCTTCTACAATAATAAAAAATCGTGTTGTATGACTAAATAACTCAATACATCTACGAAGCGCAGATTGAGCATCAATTGTTAATTTATCAGCATTTAATAAAATAATACTTTTAAAAATATCACCACCATTTGAATTAATATGTGTTTTGGCAAAAAATTTCAATTCATCACGTATAAATTTGATTCCTTTGCCATGAGCACAATTCACATACATCACAAATGATTTTATTTTCTCTCTGTCATTATTATAAATTATATTTATAAATTTGCTGACTATTGTTCTCTTACCACAACCAGAAGAACCATGAAATATTATATTTGGTATTTTGTGAACATCATAAAAGTATTGTAATTTTTCCATTATATTTGTATGAATTGTTAATGACATTTAGTTTGAATTATTATAATAGTTATTTAATTTTTATATCCAATTTAACCGAATTATATAAAAATTAAATGATAATAAATTTATTGATTGTTTATAATATATTAATTGTCTATAACATATAAAGCATCGCCCCATCCATGTGGCGTCATATTAGTTAAAACTCTTTTAAAATTATATTGTAATAAAAATGCGTCTATTTCATTAATTAATCCACAATTTATATATAATTCTTTTTCATTAACCTCTAGATATAATACTTTTGCGTGTTGAATGCTATTTATAGAACCCTTTAGGGCCATAAGTTCAGCTCCTTGAATATCAAAATTCCAAAAATTGTATTTGGAAGATTCTATATTATTTCTTTCAAAAAAAGAATCAATTGTAATACTTTTATGAGAACTTTTATCAATATATACAACCCAAGGATGTTCTTTACTATGGGTTCCAAATTCTAATACACTAGATGATTGACCATTATTTGAAATATTAAATATTATTTCTTCATCATCTTTATCTGTTATAAGAGCATTATATACATTAGGAATACCTCTATTTTTTGCCTCTATTACCTTTGTATTAATAGCATCAATCCAAATTATGTCTTCATTTTTTAATCCCATATTATTATAAACCGATAATTCTTCGCATTCATGAGCGCCTATGTGAAAAATGCCAGTTATATTTATATTTTTTGATAATAATAATTTATTAATTTCTTCTAATTTTATTAACATATAATTATAATATAATAAAATTATTTAAGTATTAATTTAATAAATTTATTTTAATTAAGTTATTTTTTATAAATTTTATTTAAAAATTAACCCATGATGACAGACTTTGAGTATAAGGATTGGACTTGAATGCTTGTAATAGGTCACCATCAAGTCTCTCAACCCCAATTTTATTTTCATCATATTGTTGTTTTCCACGAATTTGTCCATATTGTTCCTTTCCAGCAGGCATTTGAGAAATAGTAGAAGCATTTGGCACCCACATACGTGGATTATCACGGTCTGTATCAATTCGCGCAATATTTACGTTCATTTGTTGATTATAAATTTGCGTATTACCTTGTGGAGTATAACTAGGTTGCGTACCTTCTAATTTACTATTATTATTTTGACGATAAGCAGCATCCACAATTACTTCACCCTGTCTTGTTGCACCATTTCCGCCAACATTGCCAATATATCCAGTTGTGGTGGTATCACGCTGATTCGCAACTGCTTGTTGATTATGTAATACATATCCAACACTGGCTTGATTTCCAATATAAGCATTTGGACTATATAATGTTGTTTCTTTCATTGTTGTAGCAGGAGCATCTGGAGCAAGAACATAATTCTGTTTTACATTAGAACCTGCGTCACCATAAATACGTATATTAGGACCATATTCTTCTTTTCTAGTAGGACGAAAAGCATCCATTATAGGCGCAATAACAGCTCCTATAGCATTACTAAATGAACTACGATATGTATCTGGTTGTCTCATAGTTGACCTATTATTTTCATAATTTGTATGACTTCTAATCATATTATCATTATTACTTGGACCACGACCCATAGCACTAGAAGCAGGAACATCAGTAACATCTAATTCTACTCTTTTTGGCGTAGTATATGTTGTAGGAACATAACTAGCATTTTTCTCTCCTCCAGCAACTCCAGCATAAGCTTGCGTAGTTACATTTCTAGAGGTAGCATGAACTTCTTGAAGCGGACGTAATGCTTGTCCTTTTTCTTGCCCAGTGGTAGTTAACCAACGATCTTGACTATTAATAAAAAATGTATCAGGACGATATTTTTCCACTTTTCCAAGTATTCCTACATTTTGAACATAAGCGCGAGAAGGCCCTTGATGATTTTCTAATGAATATTCTAATTTTGGATTTGTTGATACACGCATTTCATCTACAGTTTTAGGTAACCAAGCATCACGGTCTTCCATACCTGAATTATATCCACCACTACCTTTGGTTCCATATCCTTGACCTAATCCTGGACCTACATATTCTGACTCAAATGGTTTTACATTATTGCTTTTCATACCTGGATTCACACGAGATTGATAAAAATCGCTCATATTTGGTGCTCCATTAGCAAATTGCATATTTTGTTGTGGTTTAAATAAAGGCGCTTGTTCTATTTTTTTAATTACTTGAGACCCATTTCCAACCATATTATCTAAAAATGTTTCAGCCATATTTACACCATATACCTGTCCTTTAATTTTACCTCCATAAAAAGGAACCATATTATTATGTTTGAATTCCTTTGAATCTAAATAATTCCCAGTGAGAGAATAAATTTCTGGAATATTTTGTCCAACTTTAACTCCTGCGTTTTGTTGTCTTTCATAAGAATTTTGATCAAAATATTTATCTGTTGCTACATTTGGATTATGATATTTTTGTACTGTATCAGTTAATTCATTGATATTACTAACAGGATAGTTTTGTGGAGGAGTATTAGTATTTGGTAAATAATTTTGTTTTTTCCCCATATTTGTAAATTCTTCTTGCTGTATTGTTTTTAATCCTTTTTCTAATCGTTTAGATTGTGCATAACTACTATTTGATGGTGTTTGATTTGATGCTACATACATTCCTCCTAATGCTATAAGCGGTATGGCAAATTCCATTATTATATATAGAGTATAATAAAATATTATATGATACTTTATATAATTATATTATTGACAATTTATTTACTTTTATTTTACTTTTATATTTACTTTTATATTTTTGAACACGATGACGTTTCAGCACAAGTAGTATTATATATGCTTCCTTTACTATTATTCATCATATTTGTTGGCAGTGGCGTATAATCATTGGATAAATTAACTGGAAATTTTGCCACGAAATAATCTTTTTCTAAAATGCGAGTATTTAAATTATTTTGAAAAGACATACATGTATTTTCCTGTGGATTTAATGGCGGATAATACCAATCAACTTGTTCATGATCGCGTGCTGTCCATGCTGGCATAATTGTTCTAGATTGTTCTGTTGTTAAATTAGAATTAACAGGATATTGTATTGCTTGCGACTTAAAATCAAACCGTTGATACTCGTCTTTTCCTAAACAATCTCTATTTAATGGTCTATTTACACCAAACAATTCACTTTCTAAATTAGTTGAATTCGTTCTTAAATTTCCACCCCATTTTTGAATAATAATTTGTGGATCTGCCATATAAGCTGGATGTTCACCATTGCCTGGCATATTCATTATATATCTACCTTGATCTGTCATCTGTTGTAACTTTTTAGATATTCTACATGGGTCGCTACTAAATCGCGTTTCTGCCATTTATAATAAATAAATAGTTTATTTTATAATATTTAATAATATTTAATAAATTAAATACTTAAAATTATTATTTATTTATTTTTAATAATATGGAGATAACAATTACTGAAAATAAAAAAAACCCAACATTATGTCTAAACATGATTGTAAAAAATGAAAGTAAAATTATTACACGTTTATTTGACTCTGTTTTAACAATTATTGATAGTTATTGTATTTGCGATACTGGTTCTACAGATAATACTAAAGAATTAATTACTGAATATTTTGAAAGTAAATGTATTCCTGGAAAAATTGTAGAAGAACCATTTATTGATTTCGCACATAATCGTAATTTTTCGCTCCAAAGTTGTTTTGGTATGTCAGATTATATTTTATTATTAGATGCTGATATGGTATTGGAAGTTAAACCCAATTTTAATAAATCAATATTAAATTGTGCCGATTCTTTTTTAATATTACAAGGAAATGAAAATTTTTATTATAATAATATGCGAATTGTTAGAAATAATGGATTATATTTATATATGGGAGTAACGCATGAATATATTTCAACGCCACCTAATCATACTTCATGTAATATAGATAAAAATACATTATTTATTAATGATATTGGTGATGGAGGAGCAAAATCAGATAAATTTGAAAGAGATGTAAGATTACTAAAAAAAGGTATTGAGGATGGACCTGCATTAGCAGATAGGTATCATTTTTATTTAGCAAATAGTTATTTTGATTCTAATAAAAATGAAGAAGCAATTGAAATATATAAAAAAAGAATAGAAATTGGTGGATGGGACCAAGAAGTTTGGTATAGCTATTATAAAATGGGCAAGGCATATAAAAATATTGGGCAAATAGAAAAAGCTATTAGTACATGGTTAGATGGGTATCAATTATTGCCAAAACGTATTGAAAATTTATATGAAATTATTCAATATTATAGGGTTGAAAATAAATGTAAATTAGCTTATCAATTTTATAAAATGGCAAAAGAATCATTAGAAAAAGCAACTGATAAAGATACTTATTTATTTTTAAACAATGACATTTATACTTACAAATTAGATTATGAATATTCAATAATATCTTGTTATTTAGGTATTCATAATATTAATGATGCTTTAATAAATATATTTAATAATTGTATTGATGACCATATAATGAATAATACTCTTTCAAATATGAAATTTTATAAGGATATTTTAAAACCTATTGTAAAATTAGACTTTAATACATCATTTGAACACATAATAGGAGATAAATCTATAAAATTGAATTCTTCATCCTCTTGTATTATACCTAATAATAATAAAAATGGTTATATTGTTAATATGAGGTTAGTTAATTATAATATTGATGATAAAGGTTATTATCATGATTGTAATGATCATATTATTACTATTAATAAGTATTTTGAATTATCTAAAGATTTTAAAGTATTAAATGAAAAATTAATTGATTCTATTTTTGATAATAGACGATATATTGGAATTGAAGATGTCCGCATTTGTAATAATAATAATAACAATGAATTAATTTTTTTAGGTACAGGATTACATAAAAATGGAAATATTGGTATATGTTCTGGTAAATATGATAAAGATAAACAATTTTTAGAACCATTTGAAGTAAAGCCTAGTTTTTCAAATTCTAATTGTGAAAAAAATTGGGTTTTTACAAATTATGAGAATGAAGTTCATATTATTTATAGTTGGTTTCCTATGAAAATTTGTAAATTAAATAATAATATTCTTGATTTAATTAAAACAGAAGCAAATTTGCCCAGAATTTTTAAACATATGCGTGGTTCAACAAATGGATGCGAGTTTAATAATGAAATATGGTTTATTACACATATTGTTTCCTATGAACAACCACGGCATTATTATCACGCCTTTGTTGTTTTTGATAAATCTATGAAATTATTACGATATTCTGCTCCTTTTAAATTTGAAGGAGAATGTATTGAATATTGTGTTGGATTAGTCGTGGAAGATAATCGTGTAATTGTTCCATATAGCACATGGGATAGAACAACTATGATTGCTGTATACGATAAAAAATATATTGATTCTATGATTAAATATGAACATAAATAAGTATTTTTATAATATTTTTATAATTTAATTAATTTAATTTATAAAATAAATTCTCTAAAATAAATTTTCCAAGTTATCAATATATAATCAATTAATTTTAACGTCTGATTGTTCTGACAATTTTTTAAAATTACTAATTAATTGGTATATTGACACGCCATTTGGCATTTTAATATTTGTATTAGCTTTATTTGCTATTAATAATGTAATAATACTTAACATTTTATTTTTTGTTATTGTATTATTTTCCATACAGGCTACCAAATAAATATTAATTGGGACAAATAAAGCAAATACAAATTCGTCATCTGTATCTTGTATTACTTTATTAATATCTGTGCCATTTTGAATTAAACACAAAATTAATGCAATAATAGTATGTAATGGTTCCGATTGTCTATACATTAAAATATGTATTAAAGGCGTCACTTGTAAATCTCCATATACTTGATTTAGTCTAACAATTAATTGTTTAATAGCATGAGTCAAAATATGTTCATTGCCGGTATTTAATATTTCCATAATTGTTTCTTCTCTTTCAGATTCCATTTCTTGATTATTTAATTTAACATTAGTTATATAATAAAACTTTAATTTTTTATTATATAAATATTAAATATTAAATAATAAATGATAAATGATAAATGATAAAATATTAACTATTTATGGACAAGGAAATGGTCTGTTTTTTTCAATCACTAATGGTAATGGCATTATTGTTGGTTTATTTTCATAAATATTTACCGTTTCTAAAGTTTTAAATTCCGGAACAAGCGGTGCTTCTGGTTTTACCAAATTTGTTGAATTAATACCAAATAAAAAAGATTCAATTTGAACTGGATTGTATGATAATTTATTATATGATATTTGTCCAGGCATAAGACCATTCCCTGGTAACATGGTATTATATGCCTCACCATATTGAGAGTATTTATATAGATTATATTGTTCATTTTCTCTATATTGCTTCTGTTCTAAAGCATAGTTTCCTGGTGTATTTATATTTCGTGTAGACGCCATTATATTATGCTTATATATTATTTTTATTTTTATTTATTTCATTTATCTTTATGAAATAAATTTTATATTTACATTTATATTTTTTACAGCAAACTATTTGTTACTTGTATAAGAGCATTAATATTTTCTTCTTTTATAATTCCTTTATTTAATAAATCACATAAACATAAATGAAATATATGAAAATAATCATATGAAAATAGAATTATAAATCCAGTTTTAATATCTTCTGATAACATAAGTGATGCGGTTTTTGTCATTATTTCATTAAATATTTGTAAATAATTATTATTTAATTTAGTTTCTTCAAAAATAAATAAAGTATTATACAATTCTTCCATTTTATTATTTAAATTAGTTTCATCAAAACTTTTAGACTCTTCTAAATTGAACGCTGTTAACAATTCTTGTTGATATAATATATTTGACATATCCAACAATTCTTCGTTTGTTTCTTCTTCATGTAAATTTGGATTATCTATAAATAGTCGTTTAGATATAGGATTCATTTGTGATATTGTTTTGTCATAAAAAACATAAGTACAAAGAAATGTAGAATTATATAAGTTATCCATATTATTTATGTTGAGTTTGTTTCTTTAAATTGTTTGATGAAATAATTATTTGATTGATTTTACAATAAAATAATTATTTTTATATTTTATATTTTTTGAAAAAAATTACATATAGGTATCATTGCTATGATTAATATTTTCTCTGTCGCGTGTTAATTCACGTGATGGAACGCCTCCACGAATCCATCCTTCTGAAGCCACACTTTCAACGCAATAAGCAGGATTTGTCACACGATCTTTAATATCAGATAGCAAAGGCGTAGTTGAATAGTTCAAATAACTTTTTTCTGGAAGACGAGTAACAGACCGTTTATTAGTTATAAATTCACCTTGTTGCATTTGCGATTCTAAAATAGGATCAACAGACCCTCTGCCTAAATAAGGAACTGTGGCAAAAGGTCGTTGAAATAAATCAATTTTACATCTAGGATGTGTTACTAAACCTCCTAACATTAATTTAGAGGAAGCATCTACCACACAACCACCAGAACCAACACTACTTGGACCATTATACATAATTCCAGGTTGAGATGTTGCTAATTCTATTGGTTTTTTCATTGTACAATCGCTAGCAAAATAATTCTGTAAATTATAATTACATGCTTGGATATTTTGAATTGTTTCTTGATCTTGATAACAACTATCTGAACCAATTCTACTCATATTATCAAATGTAAAGTTAGTAACAAAAGCCATTTATATATAATACTTTTATTTTTTTACTAAAATATTAATTAAATCTTAATTAAATTATTAAGTAAATTATTAAATAAATTAAGATTTAATTGTTGAATATCATCAATAATTTAATACAAAGTATATCTCGGATTGTCTTGAACACGCGCGATAGCTCCATTAATGCCAGATTCCTTACCTGATATCATGCCAGAATATAAATATTGTGAAAATGCCCCTTGGTCATTCGCTACTCTGGTATTAGCAGTTGAATAAAAATTTCGGTTTGATTGATCTAAATAAAATTTTTCTCCTAAATCGCCAAACAATTGTTTATTGGTACCCTTAATGCCTGGATTCAATTTCTGCACCATTTTTTTTGTAGAACTTGTAATATCTTCATAAACATCTGGATTAAAAGATGGTGGTGCTGCTTTTCTATCAGGATTATCCATAATGTCAGTTAACAACACATTAGCAAAAGGATTTTTATTAGTATTTGGTTCAAAATCGGATTTTAAAAATTCTTCTAATGTTTCTGGATTCACAATTGTTTTACTAGTTTGAGTTGGAGAAGAAGTAATCACTTCACTAAATCCTTCCTGATTTTGAAACATTTCTTTCGTTACTTTTTGTTTACGTGTTTTAAATAATACCAAAATAATAAAAATAGTAATTATTCCTATAATCAATAATTTAAATGATGCTGTAAAAATAAATCCTAAAACTGTTAGTAATATAATTAATCTTGTAATAGCATTTAATTTCTGTTCATAAGTCATTTTGGGCATAGGATAAAGCTCACTTATGTAATCTTTATTTAATAGTATTGATGGATCATTATACCAAAATGGAATAGATTTTGTCATTATATATATACTCTTACTTAATTTTTTTTATTTTTTTCCTTTCTTTTTTCCCTTCTTTTTTTGTTCAGAATTTTCTGAAGATTGGGATTTTTCTTTTTTATTATTATTGGTTGCGCCATTAATAAAAGCAATTAATTCATCATCACTCATTACACTTTGAGGACTAGGAATAGGTTGACTATTTAATTTCATTTTTTCAGATAATTCGGCAGCAATTTTTTGTGCGTTTTTCATTTCTGCTCTTTGCTTTAATCGTTCCTTCATTTTTGCGTTTTTATCTAAACGGTCAAATTGTTGTTGCATAGCATTTACATCTACTTTGGCATTTTTACCTAAATTGGGCATTCCAGGCATATTTGCCATTCCACCCATGCCCATCTTCTTTAATAAGTCTTGAATGTTATCTAATCCTGGCATATTTTTCATTTTATTCATCATTTCAGTAGCTTCTGAATACAATTCATTTTCTTTAATGTCTCCAGATTTAATTCTAGCATCCAATTTCTCTCCTACATTTTTTACTAAACTCATTAATTTTCCAGGATTCTTAAATAAATTCTGAAATACACCTTTCGCATCTGTAATATTTTCCATATCTATATTTAAATCTTCGGCCGTTTCTTCAGCAATTTCCTTTGCTAAAATGCCTAATTTGCCACCTAACATACTTGATATATGGTCTTGTACTTGTTCTGCGTTTGGTAAATTATTCATATTAATATTGTTAAATGGATTTTCCATATTTTCTCTTGTTGCGTTCTCATTACTTTCGTTATTATTACTACTCTCGTTGCTCTCGCCATTAAATATATTCTGCATCTTTTCTAATGTTTCTTCTAATTTGCCTTTAAAATCATCTTCATTAATTGACTCAAATAACTTTGCAGTATCTCCAAACGCATCTTTATTGTCCATTGAGCCCACTAATGATAACAAAATTAATTGTAAATATTTCCAAATAGTTTCACGTGTTTTTTCACTAATATCACATTTAAATAAATATTTAAAACTAATTCCAGGTAAAAATTCGGTATTTACAGTTGATGTATCTGAAAACATATCTATATTCTGATACAATATGTCAAAAAATCTTTCAGGAAAAACAGTAAGACAATGTTTAAAAATTAATTTCATTTTTTCATCTTGTTTTCTTTCCATAAATTCAGACATTTTTTTTACTTCCCACCATTTTAAAATAAATGCTTCATATTCAGGAAAAGTAACAACGACATCTGAAATAAAATCCTTTATTATTTTTTGAAATTCTTCAGGAATGTCTTCATTTATTTTTGCGGACATATTATATGATTTGATATAAAAAAACTTTTAAATCAAAAACTAAAATTAATATATATTTTTTATACTTTCAAGATATTATTAAACAATATACACCATTGAAGATTTAAAATAGGACAAACCCACAAAAAAATAAAAAAAATTTGCCTATTTTAAGGCGTGTAAATTTTAGTTTTGGAAATTATTCTAAAAAACAGAAAGGTTATTTATAAATTGTTAACATTTTTTTTTCATTTGAATAAGAAGAATTATATTCTAAAATGTAGGAACTTCTATTCTTGTCATCATGAATAATAAATGGCCCTAATGTATTTTTCATTGTTTTATAAATTGAATTTTGATTATTTTTATTAAACCGTGATTCCGGATAAGGAGATTCCTTTATTTTATTATAATTTATTTCAATATATCCTTTATTGTATTTACTTACTATTCTATAATCTCCATTTGTTAAACCAATTGATTCTCCATTTTCGACTGTATACATTGTAAATGTATTGTCTGAATTATAATAGATTTTATATACTCGATTTGGACTACTTAAACTATTATGGATTGATAATTTTCCAATTAGTTTATTGCCTAATTCAGTTTTATCTAAATATTTGCCATTTGAAATATAATAATTTGTAAAATTATTAACAAAAAATATTGATAAAATTACTAATATTATTAAAATTATTAAAATTAGTAAAAAATTATAGTTTTTTAACATATATATACTTAATATATTATTTTACAGCGGAAAATAATTTTAAACTTGTTTACCTTTTTTGGTAATTTGCAAAATAATTTTGATTTTTACTGGAAAAATTTGAGATTTTACATATGCTAGCGAAGAATTTCTAAAAAATATTAAAATTTTACTTTATGTTGGTTTGGCAAAAAATAGCTTTACGCTTTAAATTATTTTTTGAAACAACTTAAAGTTGTCCCATGTTTAAATCTTTAAGGGTGTAAATAGAAAATTTATTTATTTTTTGATAAATCTATTATATAATCACATTTTTTAACTTCAAAATTATTTATATTCATACATTCTAAATATTTATTTAATAAATCTTCTTTATCATTATATAAATTTTTTTTATTATTACCAGTATTATTACCAGTATTATTATCAGTATTGTTTTTTTTAATAATATTTTTTTTCATATTATTATAAAAGTATTATAATAATTCCAAATTTACTAATTCATCTTGAGTATTTACGCCACTGATATATTTATTATTTGATTCATTAATTTGAAATGTATGTATAATTAATTTTGTTTCATCTTTTATTATTTTTACAATATCCGTTAAATAAAATTCATTTTGTATATTTTTATTATCTATTTTTGGAATAAATTGTAATAGTATTTCTGATTGAAAAAAATATAATCCTGAATTTATTATTTGTATTTTACGTTCATCTTCAGAACAATCTTTTTCTTCTATTATTTTTATAAAAATATTATCTTTTATATAAATTCTTCCATAACTAGTTGGGTCTTTAAATTTTGATGTTAATATATTTATTTTTGTATTGTTAATATAACTATTATTAATAAATTGCTGTAAAATATCTACTGTAATAAGAGGCATATCTCCATTTAATATTAATATATTTTCTGAATTATTATATTCGGTTAAACAACATTTAATAGCATCTCCTGTACCTAAAGGGTTTTTTTGTAAAACAAATATTAAATCATAAATATATGAATATTTTTTTATAGTCTCTATAATAAGATCATTATATTTACCTGTTACTATTATTATTTTTATAGGAGATAATAATCTAACAGTATTAATTATATGAATCAACATAGGTTTACCTTTAATTAAATGTAATACTTTGGGTATATTAGAATTCATTCGTTTTCCTTCTCCTGCTGCTAAAATAGTAATTATTAAAGGATTCATAATTAATATAAAAATATAAATTAATTATGTAGGTTTATCTCGCACAATATCATAATATCATAATATCAAAATATCAATGTGTAAATGTGTAAATTTACATTGAAGAATAAATTGTTGATAATTTTGTTAAATTTTGAATATATTTCATTGTTTTTGCTTGATCATCCGGTTTCATTGATTTAATTGGTTTTCTTAAACGATCAATCACTTCAACTATTTTTGAAGAATTTTCTGCTTTTACTAAATCAGTAGAATAATCCTTATTAATAAAAAAATCAATATTTCCAGCATCTATTTGATCTTTATATTTACTAACAACATAACTATTCCAAATTTGAATTATTAATCTTGGATTTGCCTTTCTAATCATTAATGCTGAGTTTTTTGACGATAAAATATCAGGATCTTCTGGAAATACTGTAATAATATCATTCAAAAATTCAATAAAATGATCATTAAAAGCGGTTAAAATAGTTGAGCCTGATGCCATTAATTATATATTTATGTAAAACATTTTATTTTTAAGTTATTAACAAATATAATATATTTTATTTATTATTTTGTCATCTATCTTTTCATAGATAATGATGTTAAATCTTGTTCTCTCTGTTTCTGTAATTGTTCTAATGTTAATCCTTCAGGAATTTTACTTTGTTTATAATCTTGCTCGTCCTTTGGTGTGTTAATTTGGTCATTTTCATTTAATCCAAAATAGCTATGCATTTGCCTTAATCCTCCACCACCAGTTGCGTTTAAATCTTCAGCATTTTGATCCAAAAAACTAAAATTATCAGAAACTATGCCTCCAAATCCAGAATCTCCTAAAGTAAATGCCATCGGTTCCATATTATTAAAAGTGGCTTGTTTTGTAACAGCTTCTTGTCTTGGTTTTAAATGATTATTAATATCATTACCATAAAGAACATTATAGTTTTGATTTAATAATAGTAAAGCAGGAACTTTTGTTATATTTTCTGGCATAATTATTTTTTGACCATTCTCTAAAATAATATAAATTTTGCCATCTTTTTCTTTTGTTCTTTTGTCAATACATATAAAATGTAGGTCTTTGTTTACTTGCGTTTTTGAAAGTGACTGTAAAAGTTTTTTTGAATGTTCGCAAAAATTTGAATAATATAAGATTGAACCCATTATTTTACAATAAGCTAATTTGAATAATATTTTAACTTATTTTATAATTTATATTTTTTTATTTATGAATTATTATTAAAATTGATTAAAATAATATTAAATATATTAAATATATAACTACAATGAACCCACGTATTCAAGACGTTAAAGAAAATGGACAAATTCTTACATTTACCTTAAGTGGCATAAACGTAAGCTTGGCAAATGCTATTCGCAGAACACTATTATCAAATATTCCAACAGTCGTATTTAGAACAACGCCTTATGAAGAAAATAAATCTACTTTTATTAAAAATACTAGTAGACAAAATAATGAAATTTTAAAACAGCGATTGAGTTGTGTTCCTATTCATATTACAGATTTAAGTATGCCATTAGAAAATTACATATTAGAAGTAAATGTTGAAAATTTAACAGATACTGTTCAATTTGTTACTACAGAAGACTTTAAAATTAAGAATATTAAAACAGGGGAATTTTTATCAGAAAAAGATAACAAAGCCATATTTCCACCGAATGATTATAATTATTATATTGATTTTGCTAGATTAAGACCTAAAATTTCGGATGAAATACCTGGCGAAGCACTTTATTTTACTTGTGAATTTTCCATTGGAACTTCTAAAGAAAATGCTATGTTTAATTGCGTATCAACATGTTCTTATGGATTTACTATTGATGAAGAAAATGTAGAGTTAGAACTTAAAAGAAAAGTAAAACAATGGAAAGATGATGGATTTGATAAAGACAAAATTGATTTTGAATCTAAAAATTGGAAATTATTAGAAGGACAACGAATTGTTAAACAAAATAGTTTTGATTTTATTCTTGAAACTGTAGGCGTATTTACAAATCAAGCATTAATGACAACTGCTTGCTCTATATTAATTGCGAAGTTAACTGAAATGGAAAATTTAATTGATAAAGATGAACTAAAAATTATAGATTCTTTAAATACAATGGAATTTTCGCATGATATTATTTTAGAAAATGAAGATTACACTATTGGAAAAGTAATTGAATATATGATGTATTCAAAATTCTTTGAAGGATTAAAAACACTTACTTTTTGCGGATTTAAAAAGATGCATCCCCATGATTTAGATAGTATTGTTCGCGTAGCCTATAAAGAACTGACCGATATTACAACAATAAAACAAAATTTGAAATCTTGTATTAGAGATGCTGTAATTGTTTATGAAAAAATCGCTGAAAAGTTCTAAAGCATTTAACAAAGCATTTAATAAAACATTTAATAAACATTGAATAAAGCATTTAATAAATTATATTATTTATAAAGTATTAAATAATAAATATATGATAAAAATTTCTACTATAAATATAGGATAATGTCAACTTCACCAAAATCTAATGAAAGTCTTCAAGAAAATGAAGAAACTCAAAAAAAAGAACCACAACAAAATATAGTTTCATTACAATTAGGCGATGTAATCAAAATAGAAGATCCTACTAATGATATATTGAATAATAATACCTTTATCATTGATTACATTGATAAAAATATAATTAAATTAGTAAATGTAGACGATTTAAGTGCTATTCAACTTAGAATAAATGAAGAAGGTATTATTGCCGCTGGTACTATAACTACTATTGATTTAATTTATAGAAATGTAGAAGAAGGATACGCACGACAAAATAATTTATTACCTGGTACATGGATTAATATTTTTTTTGGCGGCGATACTCCTGTTGTTATTACTGGTGAAATTACAAATTTAGAAGAAGATATGATTGAAATTAAAGTTTTTCCTGATAATGATGTTTTATATATTAATTTTGGTTATAAAGGAATTCCTGAAGATTTACCCATTGATACTATTGAAATTAGAAAAGCCCCAGAGAAAAAATATGAAAGTGCTGAAACTGCTGAACCTGCTCCTTTAGTAATATCTAAAGAAACTCCAGAAGAAGAATCCTTTGGCCCTGAATTAGAAGAAGAATATTTTGAACCTGGTAAAGTTTTTATTCCTCCTAATGAAGTAAAAAATCAATTAAAGGAATTTATTATTCGCGCCGATGAAATACATTTTGGAAGAGAATTAGGTCCTATTACTCAATTTGTTGACGTAGATACTTCACAACAACGATTTACTATTGAAACTCAAACGAATGAATTATTAGATGAATTACTTTCCAGAGTTCCTAATCCTCAACGAACTACTAGAGTTTTAAATAATATTCATATCATGATTGAACGATTCAAACAATTACGCGAAAATTTTTCAGATTTTGATAATTATGGTAATGTAGAAAATCCTACTATTAAAGGATATGATTGGAAACCACTTTCTAATGAACTTAGAAATCCAAAAATTCTACTCTACTGGATATTGCCGGTTGTTAAAAATATTAAAAAAGTATATAATATCAGCACTAAAGAAGACACAACTTATCCAGATATTGTGCCTTTTATTACATCAGAAGATTTGGTAAATATAAAAGGTGTAATGGATTCTTATGATAATGATAATGTTCCTATAGAACAAAATAAATATATTAATATGGTGAATGAATTAAATCCTTATTTTACACCATTTACAGACACCGATCCAGAAACAAACAATGATGTTATAAGTAGTTTTAATGTAGAATGTGATTTAAATACAATTATTGATAGTCTTGGTGATTTTTATTCATCTATCGCTCAAAATGATGCTATCAAAACTAGAAAATTTGTCATGACAAAATATAATACAGGATTAACTCGTTTGGAAACAACACAATTAACCGGTAGTAAAATGATTGCACATCGTGTTAAATTAACACCATCAGATACTTTAGAAATTAAATCTATTATTACTTTACCAGAACCAACAATTCGTTTTTCTAATATTAATTTGCCTGGAACAAATATTCTTTATAAATCAAATTTAAACAATGTTTTTTTAAATTATTGGCAAATGTTGAAACAAAAAACAAATGTTCAACCTGTTATGATTGATGATATAGAAAAAGAATTAGAATTTAATGAAGAAAATTATGTTAATAATATTAAATCATATAATTTAGAATTTAAAGAAGAATATAAAACATTAAATGATAAGCTTCTTTATAAAAAATATTTAGATGTCATTGTTCCCAAAACACGTGTGCTTTTTAATTTAATGAAAAAATATATTACTGGTAAATTATCTATTGTTGATATTGTTACTTATTTAGAACCATTTCTTGTATACACAGATGATTTAACTTATATGCAATTTAAAGAAATCAACACATTTTTAGAAATTAAAATAACAGATTATAATAAAAATTTTGTTGATAAAGGAAAAAGTTTTAATACGTTAAAAAGGTCTTTTGAGAGATTAACTAATAAACCTAGTAATAATACTATTTTTGGAACATTACAAGACCATAATATGAAACAAGATATATTGGTAGATGGTTATGATATTAGTAATTCAATAGATACTACTAATTCAGAAGTCTTAACAACTATTACAGAAACAGATTATGGTAATCTATTTTATAATGCTTTGTCCTTAGAAAACATAAATTTAATGTTACCAAATGATGTGTCCGCATTATTAGAAGAACAAAAAGATTTATTAGATACGCAAGTAACTAACGCGGAAGAAAAAAATAAATGTGTAGTATTTGTTATTGCAAAACAATATTCCAATGTTGCCGATTTAAATGAAGATAATGGAAAAACGATTTATTTTGATAGAAAATATGATAATACGCCTTATAGCATTCTAGATGATTATGAAAAAGAACAAATTAAAATGTCTCCTGAAGAATTTAATGAATTTCTTGTTAAAAAACTTAGATCCAAATATAAGTATGGGGAAGAAGATGCTGGATATATGGCAGATACATTAATTAATGGTATGAAACAAGTAGTTGATGGAAATATTGCTATTTTATTTGTAAATGAAGAAAGTAAAATCAATTATTATCGTCGTGACAATAATCGTTGGGAATTAGATGAAAATGTGAAAGATGATACGTTTAATGCGAATAATCAGAGTATGTTATGTAATTTTCAGCAAGGATGTATTGAGGTTCAGCAACGATTCGGTTCTCAATTTGATTCACAATTTAATTCTAAATGCGAGTCATATGACTTAAATAAAAAAGAAATAAAACAAAAAGCCATTAAAGAAATTATGGATGAATTTGATAAAAATTATAGAATATCCAAAGAAGAATTGGAAATTAGAATAAATAGACAATTTGATTATTATAAAAGCATTATTGATAAACTAAAAATGATAAAACATAAAGATACTTATAAATATAATGATTATCAATATGAGCTAGGTGCTATTTCAGAAGAATCATCTTTGGCTCATTCTGAAGAATTAGTAGTTTCCCCTTATTTAAAATTGAGAGATATTATATTAGGTCAAGCAGATTTTATACAAAAACAAAGTAATATTGTTCGTTTTGCCACACGTTTTACTAGAGAAGCTACTGAATTAGAAGATGAACATTGGACATATTGTATTGAAACGAATACTAAATTATTACCGGCTTTCATGTATATATTATCATCTCAATTTGTTGAAGACCCTAACTATTACATAGAAAAATTGGATGAAATTAAAAAAATAAATGGAGCAATAAGTGATGATGGCGATTCATGGGTTGATAAATTTAGTGGATATGTGATTTGTAAAATAGATGCTGATGTAGATGAAGGTTACGAAGAAGGATTTCGTGTTTCTACTCGTGCTATAATGGAACAAGACGCAGGAGATGCATTGTTAAATGCTGTCAATAAAAAACAAATAGAATTTCAAAATGTAGAAGCACAAATGGCGTATAATGTTATTTATACAATGGCAGAAAATATGGGAATTAATATTCAAGACCAAAGAGAATTTATGATAAAAATATTCAGTAATATGCTTACAATTGCTTTACCTTCTGAAGCTCAATATAAATTAAAAGCAGAAGAACTTTCCAAGAAAGGAAAAACTGTTCCTGATTATAAAAAAGTGTATAATGTTACTATTCTTTATTTGGCATTAGGTGCTTTATTAATTGGAATACAAACAAGTATTCCTTCTATTAAAACGCGAAAAACATTTCCTGGATGTGTGCGTTCTTTTATAGGATTTCCATTTGATGGACTCGGAGATTTATCTGCTTTAAATTATATTAGTTGTATTGCTTATAAAATACGTAAATCTGGTGATGACCCATGGTCTGGGTTTTCCGGAGTAAAAGAAACCGTTGTAACAACTAAATTAAAAGAAACAATAGAAACATATTATTTAAATAATGCGGATGTTATACAGAAGTTTAATGAAAAAACAGATTATTTATTATCCAATCCAGTAGATGATATTCCTGCGGAACATGATTTAAGTAAATGGTTGAATTTTTTACCACCTTTAGTTATTATAAAAATAAAAAATCTAGAAAATATTTCTGACCAATTAAAAACCGCTTTTTTAAAAGATATGAAAACAGGTTCACGAGAACAACGAGAGAAATCATTAATTGTTGAATCAAAAATCATTTTTTTCTCATTAGCAATTCAAGAAAGAATACAGAAAATTATCTCAAAAAAACAATTGATATTAGCGAATTCCTCTAATGAACCTTTTTTAGAAAATGCTTGTTGTAATCATGAATCTCGTTCAGAAGTTACTACTTTACAATATTTTGAAAAAGAAGATAGTGATATTACGCAATTTAATTATATTGTACGTCAATTATCAGACCTTATTTATGATATTGTTAGCATTGTTAAAGCTCCTTATTTGTTTTCGCGAGAGAATACTAAAAATATATATCCTTCATTAAGTGATGAATTTAGTGAAGAAACGATTTATAGAGCCTTTATTACATTTTGCCGTTTCAATTCATTAGCTTCATTAAACGAAGAATTAATTGCTATTTGTACTGATAAACCGAATTATTTAAATATTGCTGATTCTATTAGTGATAAAATAAAAAAATTAAAACAAGATGGTCGTATTTATAATAATGATGCCATGTTACGTTTACTACAAATAGTTGGTCGTCAAAATATTGTCCATTTATCTTTTATTAATGAAAAGAGTACTACGCCTATTCAAAAAGTGCGCAATATTTTAGAACATATTACAGATTCAGATGAAGAAGTAATACCTGCTTCACTCGTTCAAAACATTGCCAATATATTGGATACTTATGATATTGCTGTACAAGAAGATACCGATGAAATGAGGTCATTAAAGAACTATCTTGGACGTTCTAATATTGAAATGAAAAGAGAAATTTTTGAATTTTTGGGGAAATATGGAAAATTAACAAAGAGAGAAAAAGCAAAGACTAAAGATATTATTGATAAATTAATGGTATGGGAAGATTTGGGAACTGATATGAATGAACGTTCTATTTCTGACGACGCAATGTATAATGCTATTGAATTTATTAAATCATACTTACAAAATATAGTAAAAATATTTCCAAATATTATTTTAAATTCTGTAAATTATCAAGACATTCCTATTCCCAAATATTTGGGACTTTCTACAAAACATGCGAATGATGTTAAATTAATTGTAAGTAAATATTATTCTAGTTTAAATGCGTTTTATAAAAATAAAACACTTATTAATGTGCTTAATACTATTGAACCTAGATGTGCGAATTTATTAATGTTAGCTAATAATACACCTTCTTTTACAGATATTAAATATAAAGGAGCGACTAATCATTCTATATTTGATAGAAAAACCAGTTTATTATTGTTTGAGAATTATTTTTTAGAAACTGTAAAAGAATATATTAATTTATCTAGTGATGAAAGTATGTTGGTGAGAGAAATGCGTAGTTCAGTAGAAAATGAAGAAGAAATTGAAGCGAGAACAGTTGAATCTATGGAAGATATAGTACAACGATTAGATATGGGTACTATGGAACAAATACAAGTTGGAAATATAAAAGATTTAAAAGAAAAAACTGCTGAATTATTATTAAGCTATTTGAACATTATGAATGAACACAAAAATACAATTGATTTATCATATGATAGAATTATGGATTTAGTATTTAAAACAAGAGAGCGAGAGAAGGATACATTTACAGATAGATTACAAGCAAAATCAGATGAAGAACGTCAAATTGATACCATATTGAAAATAAATAAGTTAGGTGTATGGAGTAAGGGATTACAAAAAGGATTAACGAGTTATGTGAAAGATACATATGATGATGAACGTGAATATATGGAACAACTTGGCGAAGTAGAAAGAAAAGTAATGAGAAATAAAAATGTTAATGATAGAAATGTAGATCAATATATGGATGATATATTGGAAGAACAAGAAGCAACAGATTTTATTGATAGAGAGGAAAACGATATAGCATTTTTAACAGAGAATTATATGGATGGCGATTATCAAGGAGAAAATGAAGAAGATTATGGTGATTACAATTAAAAAATATAAAAATGTAAAGAAGAAATTTCTACTTTAATTATATAATGAATAAAAAAGATTCACTATATAATTTAGGTTTTTGTTACAATGAAACAATTGCTTGTTTTTGTATTTGGATATGTTATTTCTTAACATGTGGCGGACATTGTTGTATGTCGTGTTTTGAAAGTCCGAAAGAAGATGAAGAAGTAATTGAACTCAATAATATATAAATTATAAATTTTAATTTACTTTCTAGATTTCCTAGATTTTCTGGATTTTTTAGATTTTCTGGATTTCTTGGATTTTTTAGATTTCTTAGATTTCTTAAATCTTTTGGAATGTCTATGTTTTCTACTACGACCACCAGTTCTAATATCTAAATTTCCAAAAAGTTCATCTAATTCGGTATCATTTAATCCACCATTATCATCTCCTTCATCATAACCATTAACAACTGCTCTTCCTTCAGGCACAGCTACAACCGCAGTACTTGTAATTGGTGCTTTATAAATTTTCGCATTTGGTCTTTCACCTAGTTCATTTAAATCGCATAATCCTAATCTATAAATATAAACTTTTCTTGATGGATTTCTTGAAGTAGCTCTTAATTGTTGTTCACCAACATAACTACATGTTTGAGCAGCAATTTGTTCTTCTGGCGTTAATTCTCTTTCTGATATTAATGTTTTAGATCCTGGCATATTATATATATGTATAAAAAAATTTGGGTTATGGTGATATATAATATTCTATAAATATATATATAGTTATGAACCCTACTTTTATTAGAAATAATCCTATTTTAGTAAGTATTATTTTATTTTTAACTATTTTTATTTGTTTCCAGCTTTTAAAACCTGGATTTTTATATAATAAAGATGGTAGTTTACGCCAATTTGGTGTTGGATATAGAAATAAAACGATATTACCTGTATGGCTATTATCTCTCGTTTTAGGAATATTATCTTATCTTTTTGTCCAATTTTATTTATCTAAACATTCCTTATTTTAAAATAACGCAATTACCCTAAATATTATATTTATGAAAGTTATTCTATTATTTTTTTATTTGAAGAGAAATACAATAGAAATAAATTTTAGGAGTATTTTGCGTTTATTTATTGACAAACCTAAACCAAAAATACAAAAAATAAATACAAATACAAAAATAAAATATTTATTTTATACGTATATAATATAAATGGGAAGAACAAAAATTAGAAGAATAAAAACAAAGACTAGAAAGACTAGAAAGACAAGAAAGCCAAGAAAAACGATGAAGGGTGGTTGGTGGAGACAAAAGCCAAGTGAATGGATGCATTTTTCAGAACAAGATAAAAAAACATATTGTATGATGTCTTATCAAGGCACAAGTGCGAAAAAAGGAGATTATCATTATGACGCAGCACAAAATAAATGCGTAAACGGAAAAGATATGTCTACTTATTCTATGGCTCCTATGTCTACTTCTATGGCTTCCCCTAATCAACAAATGTCATCACTAGGAAATTAATATTAAATTTATAAATTATATTATATTATGATATAATTTATAATCACATTCAAGTATTAAACCTGTCATAAAAATGAGAAAAAATCGGCATTTAAAAAAAATTGATTTGTAATTAATTCAAAAACTTAATTGTAACTAACTGTAACACTTATTTTCAAAAATGATATACGCATCATATAAAGTTGCTGCTTTAAGACGTCTTGATACAGTAAGATATGAAGAACATATTAAAATGTTAAAGATTGTACGAGAATCTGAACAAACAATTAAAAAATATAATTATTATACCAATCTAATAAAATTGTACAATAAAAAATCAGAAAAAAAACAAAAAAAAATATTACAAAATATTTATGATAGTTTGCCGAATGATGTGATAAGAATAATTCATGGGTTTTTGACAAAACCAACCATCGAATATATACAGCAATTAAAAAATGAACATAATAAAAAAGAATATTTAAAATTATTAAATGAAGTATGTGAAATTAAACAAAAAAAGTATTATTCTGATGGCGTTAAACATTACTTTTATGTTTCGCCATGTAGTCTATTTCAAAATATGTTAGAAGATTTACCAAATTATATATTACTTAATTTTATTTCATCTAAATTTGCTATAGATTGTTTTAATGCTGTTAAATGTAGTTGTGAAGAATTTAGTACCTTTTATGAAACTTGTATAAAATACGAATGTTTTAATTTTGAAATAAGATCATTAATTACTATATTTCATAAAAAAATAATAAATGAAGGCGATTTATCTCTTATTCCATTAGTTCGTCGTTATATTAAATCTATTATTTATATTAGCGAAACTTTATCAAATAAAACTTTAGTATAAATTTAGTATAAATTTATCCACTATAAACCTGTTCGCTAGATGTTGCGTTCGCCTTTAATTTAGCATCCTCTTCATCTAAAAACTTCTGATGATTTTCCGCCATAACACTTGGATCCATTATACAACCTCGCGTAGATAAATTATATTGAACAATTGAAATCAAAAAGATAGCTGTATAAAAATACCACATCGCTTCTCCTATATTATCTCTCATTACTACTACTCCTAATAGTTGTTCTTGTAATGATTTCAACTCTTCTTTGTCTGCTGTAGACCCTTTATTTTGATATCTATCTTTCATCAATGGCATTAAAATTGCCCAATAACTCATAAAATTCTCAGGCACAATTTGATTTATCATGATAGATACATTACCACATACTTTTAAAATAGCTTCCGCGGACTTTTGTAAAGCCGCTTTTTTTTCTACATCTTGTTCTTGGTCAATATTTGCCTGTACACTTGAATTAACAAGTAATTCATTTAATATTGTATTTGCTTTCCCAGATACAGCAAAATAACCAATCACATTTGAAAATGCGGACTTAAATCCAGGAAACGCAATTATTATTAATACAATAGAACCAAAAATTAATGCCCATGGTATAAAGGTCATAAATGCTCCTGCCGCAAAATTAGTAGATACATTTCCGCCGCATTTATTTATTAAGATAGATGAATTCACAAAGAATTGCGTAATAACAACTAATAAAACATAAATTATTAAATACAAATAACTTTGTTTAGTATAAGCTGCCATAGGGTCAATAGATTCTTGTGTCTCTACGCCATCTTGTCCCACTGTTGTTTTAGTAATTGGTTCACCACTTAATATAGTCATTGTTAAACCAGGTTTTACCAAATAATATACAATTGTTATGATTGCGAAAATAAATAATGAGAGATATGTCGAATCCATATTTATATAGATATTGGTATAAATTATTTTGATATAATAAAAGTATTATTTAATATGAATTTTATGAACGAAGGTTTTACTAAACCTATTTTAACTGAACCTGGAGTAAAATATTTTTTAAACGAAACATTAAAACAATGTAGAGAATTTAAAAACAATTATAATAATCATATTTTTAATATTTCTCTTCTTGTTATCTTTTTAATCATTTTAGGATCTTTATTGTTAATTAAATACAAGGGAAAACTTACTCCTGCCGAAAAGTATAACAAAGATAAAGAAAAACAGCAATATATATTATCTAAAATTAAAAATTATCAAGATGCTAAACAGATAGCACGACAAGAATTAATTACAGGATTACCTCAATGGGAATCTGAATATGATATTATACATCAAAAAATGTCAGTATAAATAATAATAATATTATATATAAATTATATAGATTATGGATTTTACTGATATTGAACAAAAAAAAGAATATATGGATGCTTTAAATACTTATTTTAAATTAAAAAGTGCTTATGAAGAAGGTTATAGTAAAGACAAAAGAAAAATTATAAAAAAATCTGATTCAAGTTGGAAAGAAAGGCGTATAGAATATTCAAAATTAATACCAAAATGTATTAATTGTAAAAGACCGGTTGGTTCTCTCTTTTCTACTGTTTCAAAAGATGGAGATAGAACTTTAATTGCGAAATGTGGCGATAAAAAAGACCCATGTCCTTTAAATATTATAATTAATTTAGGATATATTATTAATTTAGGTAATGAATTATCCAATGATGAAAAAGGAATAAATAAAATTAAAACAAATATTATTATTGATAAAAATGATTTGCTTTTTGGTTATATTACATCAGAAGAAGCAGTAGATAAATTTGATAATATACAAGAGTCATTTACTACTGTTAGTTCCAATTATGAATATTTATTAGAAAGTTATAATAATATCGTGAATAACAAAGAGAAAAAAGAAGAATTAGCGAAAAAAGAGATTGAATTACAATTGAATATAGATAATGTTAAAAAATTAATGGCGAATTTTAGTAAAACTCAAGAAGTACAGTTTGTGGATGATGTGGTTGAAACATATTTAAATGAAATCACTCCATTAGCAGATTATATTATGAAGAATAAATATGCTTATTCTATTGTGGATTATAATGAACGTAATCATACACATGAATTAGTTCAAACGCCACTTTCTATTGATGTTTTAGAATGGGATTTGTCCACTGATAATACAAGAGGAATAGTTTCTCTAAAAGTAGGAATGAATAAAATGGATAAAATGGATAAAATCAAAAAACCGCGAGGTCCTTCAAAAACTAAAAAGATGCCTAAGGAAGAAAATGAATTTAAAATTGTAGTTCCAAAGAAAAAAACAAAAAAAAATAAAAAACCAGTTTTAACTATTGAATCAGAAGAAGAAGAAGAAGAGGAAGAAGAAGATAAAAATAATTATACTCCCTTATCACCACATACACCTAGTTCTGGTCCTCCTACATGGAAGCCTAAATTTTCCAAGGAGAATGAAGAACCAAAACAAACTCGGATTGAAGAACAAAATAATATCTCTGATTTTGAAACTAATTCTGATGAAGAACAACCCCAAGGAAAAAAAATGGAATTAGATAGTGACGACTCTGATGAAGATTAGAAGGTTTGTTTTTATTGTTTTATTGTTTTACTATTTTACTATTTTATTGTTTTACTATTTTATTATTTTATTATTTTATTATTATATGTTATAATGCTAAAATATATATCCTTACCTATATTTTTAGTTAGTTTAGCAATTGGATTATTTTTTATTTATATATTAGGGCCTGATATGAAAACAATTATTGTTTATCCTACTATTGAAAATATGGCCGATGTTCAATACCAAGACAAAGCGGACAATTGTTTCATGTATAAAGCCAATGAAGTAAGCTGTCCATCAGACTCTAGCAAAATTAGTACTATTCCAATGCAGTCATCATCTATATTACCTTCTTTTTAAATTTTCAATTGTGTAAAATTGTTTTATCTCATTATTATTTTTTGTATGTGTAATATAAATATGCACTTATCAAAATTTGTTCATTCAAAAACAGGACGCATTGTTATGTCAATTTTATTAGGATTTGGATTAGCTTCTCTCTTTAGAACTGTTTGTAAAGATAAAAATTGTATCATTTTTAAAGCTCCGCCTTTAGATGAAATAGATAATAAAATATATAAACAGAATGGTAAATGTTATACTTATACTTCAGAAAATATAAAATGTGACTCTAATAAAAAAAATGTAATGGTTTAGTTAATTTATTAGTTTTCTAATTTGCGTAATTATTATAAAGCACAATTCTTTATAATAAATATATGGCAGACACAACTAGTATACTTGATTTACCTACAGATCCTACAAGCGGAAATAGTGGAAATGTTACTTTTTCCGCAAATGAAGTAGTTCGTGGAGCACAAGATCCGAGAGAAGCGATACCTAATATCGCTTTAGATCAAACCACAATTAATCAAATTGTAAATGGATTACAACAAGCCAGTTCATCTGGATTAACCCAATTACAGTCTCGTGATATTCCACAAAATACACAAGGGTATACGCAAGATGAACAAATACAACCAACCTATATTCCTACTGCTTCCAATAAAGATTATATTAAAGAGCATGAAGACAATTATGACATGATTGATAATTATAATCAAGGAATGAAAACATCTAATAACTTAGACCAATTATATGATGAAATGCAAATTCCTCTTTTAATTGCTGTATTATTTTTTCTGTTTCAATTACCTATATTTAAAAAAACATTATTCACTTATTTTCCTATTCTTTTTTTCAAAGATGGTAATATAAATATTTATGGATATGTTTTTACAAGCACTTTATTTGGTGTTCTTTATTATTTTCTGTTTAAAATTATAACACATTTTAGTAAGTTTTAGTAAATTATAACATTATTATATCTAACTTTATATTATAAATGTTCAAAGAAAAATATAACATTTTTCCTGGACAAACTGAAGAACAAGTAAAAGAACGTTATATAAGAATATCAAATGAAGAAACTGAATTAGCACGTGAAAAATTGCGTAAAGAAGGTAAATCAAATCTTATTCCAATAATGGATGAAATATTATATAATCTTCGTTTTACTTTTCCTCATGCGTATTATAATAAATAAGGTTTTTGTCGGAGTGGTAATAATAGTTCCGCATTAATTCCGACTACTTTTATAAGAGCAGCGTTACCAGAAGATATTACTTTAGAACAAGCCAGAGGTTTATACATTGAACGAGCTTACAATGGACTAGGCACTTCAGCGCCATATAGAATAAATAAAATGAAATCATTGAAAGAGTTATCAATGAAACAACTACTAAAAGACAAAATTAGTAAAGGTTTTATTGATGAAAAAGGTTTTTATGCGGTGCCATCATTACATACTTTATCTATGAGACAAATATCAACAAAAGAACTAGAAGATATTAATGGAGAGCCACCAAGCGTTTTATCCGATGAACAAGCAAATATTGATACTAGCAATGATATGACAAAATCCTTAGGTGGATATGGCGGAAGAAAATATAAAAAGAAACATACTAAGCGAAAGAACCATTCTGGTCGTTCAAAAAGACCTTCAAAAAGCTATTCAAAAAGACGTTCAAAAAGACATTAAATATATATATTATAAATAATATTAGAAATTATTTATGATAATAATTAGACGCTATGGTTGATTCCATTACAAAAAACATATATAAATCTTTATTTTCCAAGATAAAAACAGGCAATCCTATTTTTGATACTATATTTTCAACAATTGTTATCACATCTATCAGCTATACAGTAAAATTGTGTTATGAAACCAGTTATAGTTATAGTTATGGACAGAATCCTATACTCAGCTTATCATCATTCAATATAATAGACAATTTAAAAGACTTTTTTTATAAAAAAAACACAATTATTATGACCGCACGCAAATGCACTTCTTTAAATGGTTGGAATTCCAATCTAAATGTTAATTCTATTTTTGGTAATCATTTTAAAGCAGTATGGGAAGAAATTATAAGTAATATAGATAATAATCCAACAATTTATGAAATAAAAGATTATTTAAATATTTCTGAACCTAAAAATAAAAATTATGATATTGAAAATGGTAAAATTGAAAATAATAATGATAATGATAACAATAATTTTATAGTTTCTCAAAAAAAACCATTCATTTTTAATAAAGCACTTCAAATATACGCAATAGCAAATATTTCATCAGAAGAATCAAAAGGTGAAAAAGAAAAATCCGCATCTAAAATAGATAATGTTGAGATTATTCTTTATTCTTATAAATCATCATTAAAAACTATTAAAAATTTTATTGATGACTTATCAAATAAGTATTTAGAAAATATTGAAAAGAAAAGAAATAATAAACAATTTATTTACACTTTAATCAAAACCAAATACGAAGATAGTAAATCAGAATGTTGGAAAGAAAGCATTTTTGATACAACGCGCTGTTTTGATAATATGTTTTTTGACCAGAAACAAAATACAATACAAAAAATAGACTTTTTTTTAAATAACAAAGACTGGTATTATCAAAAAGGCATACCATATACTATTGGTTTTGGTCTACATGGCCCACCAGGTACTGGAAAAACATCCTTTATTAAAAGTTTGGCAAAATACACAAATCGTCATGTTATTATATTATCGCTCAAATTAATCAAAACGCGACGACAATTACAAGAATTTTTTTATGAAGATCGTTATAATAACAATAATAAAAAAAGAAGTATCGGTTTTGATAATAAAATAATGGTTATTGAGGACATAGATGCTCAGGGAGATATTGTATTGGATCGCTTAAAAAAAGGCACTGCGCAAAAAAGGACACGTAAACCTATGAAAAACTCCGCAGCAAATATAAATGATGTACTTCAATCTTTGGTTGAGATAGAAAAAGAAAAAGAATTTGAAAATGACAAAAAATTAATGACAAATGTAGTAAAAATAAATTTTGATGATGAACCAATTACATTAGATGATATTTTAAATTTATGGGATGGAATTGAAGAAACAACTGGGCGTATATTAGTGATAAGTAGTAATCATTATTTTGATCTAGACCCAGCTTTAACACGTCCAGGAAGAATTGATGTATCTATTGAAATGAACAATGCTTCTTATGAAATGATTGTAGATTTATATAATCATTTATATGATAAATCTTTGGTTCAAGACAAAGTATTAAATATTAAAGATTTTAAAAAAGTTAAACCATATTTTTATTCACCAGCAGATATAATCAACTTCTATTTAATGTATAAAAATGATGAAAAGGCATTTTTAAATAGATTGTTATTGAATAAAAAATAAAATATAAAATAATATAATTAATATTTGATTTAATTATGTTATTCGTAAAATAAATCCTTTACATAATTTATCTTATGACAATCTATATGAAAATTATGTTGTCCCCCATCTTCATAAATTGTTTTGCCATCTTCTATTGCCATCATTGGATAAATAAGAGCACGATTACCATCTTTAGTAAATGTCCAATCAGCATTAAAAGATGTTAATGTTTTATTTTCTAATGAAAAATCAGCGTATGGAGGAGAATATTTTTCAACTAATATTCCTGCTTGTTCTCTTGTTAACATATACATTTGAGCTCCCCATACAGAATTTGGATAATTATAATACGAAAAAGGATGTTCTTCTGTAGAATCTGGTTCTTTTAAATAAAAACCTTCATTATTATGTTCTATTTTTTCTTTAAATAAATAACCTAATAATAGCATATCTAATTTCATTTTTTCAATATTTTTAATAATTTGTGGTAAATGTTCTATAAAATCTTTACGAATAAAAATATCATCTTCGCAAAAAATTCCATATTTTTTATCGCTATTAAAATAAAATTCTCTAATATTATCAAAATGACCATAAGTAAAAGACCATGTTCTTTTTGTTTGTTCTTGTATTTTTCTACCAACAATTCGTTCATCTTCAAATTCAACCCCAGGATAAATAAAAATATTTATTCCTAATTTTTCAAATCTATTTTCCATAGCTTCTTTTCTTTCTGGATTTTTATAAGACAAACAATAAAAATCACATTGTTCCGCCATTTATAATTATATTAATATAATTAAATATTCTTTAATTTAATTTATTATTAATTTAATATTTAATTTAGTTGTATTATTTAAAATAACTTAAAATACAATTTTAAATGATAGATAAATTTATTAAAAAACTTATATACAATATTCCGATATCTTATAAAAAAGAAAAAATAGATTTAGTTTTAGATGGGGGCGCTTTTAACGGCAGTTATCAAGTAGGTAGTTTATTATTTTTAAAAGAAATGGAAATTCAAGGTAAAATAGAAGTTGATAAAATATCTGGAAGTAGTATTGGCGCAATTAGTGCTCTTTTATATCATGTAGATAAATTAGAAATGTTTATTAAATTTTATAAACGTATTTTAAAATATTTAAAAAAATATAAATGTCTTAAAATAGTACATTCAATTATAGACAATGAATTAAAAGTTTTATTGCCATTGAATATTCATGAGCAAATAACAAATAAAATATTTATTAGTTATTATAATGTTAATGAAAGAAGAAAAATAATAAAATCAACCTATAAAAATATAGATGACGTATTAGATACTATAAAACGATCTTCTTTTTTACCTTTTTTAATAAACGGTGATATAGTTTATAAAAATAAATATTTGGATGGCATAAATCCATATGTATTTAATTCAGAACTTTCAAAAAAAATTTTATATATTGATTTGCTTGGTATAGATAAAATAAAAGATATTTTTTCTTTGAAAAATGAAAATACAAATTATCATCGCATATTAACAGGCATATTAGATATTCATTTATTTTTTATAAAAAAAACAAGCACGCAAATGTGTAGTTATGTTGGCGAATGGTGTATAAAAAATTGGATAAGAAATTATGTTATCAAATATTTTTTTGAAAAATTAATTATTTATTGTATACTTTTTTATATTAAATTTAAATCATATATTCCTAACCAATTTAATAAACTATTATTTATTCAATGTTTAAAAAAAATAGGCGCCATTGGATCAGAATTTTATATAATATTATTTCATCATTTTTGTATATAGGATTATTTTTGTAACTTATAATTAAAATATATTTTTTTTGATTTTTTGTTAGTAAAAATGTAAATAAATTATTTATTATTTAATATTTTAATAAAATAAACCACCACGTCCTCTTTTACGTGTTTTATTTTGTTTTTTATTTGTTGCTTTTCTAGATTTTCTTATTTTATTGATAGATTTTTTTATTGATTTGCTAACATCTTTTTCTTTTTTATCATTTTTATCATTTTTATCATTTTTATCATATTTGTCAAGTTCTTTTTTTGTCATATTATCCGCAGGTCTATATCTCAAAAAAAATTCATCATACTCTTTTGTTCCCTTTTTCTTTTTTAATTCTAAAAATTTATCTGATTTATGTGCTCTTATTTCTTCCATAGTTAATTGATGTCCATAACAATTAATGCTAAATCGTTTTAATAATCCTTTTTGTTTTAATCTATTTTTCTGTTGAACCATAAATAAATATTGTGACATACATAATATACGGTCAGGATCATAATATTCTCTTGCAGCATATAAAAATGCCAAATAAAAACTTAACATTGTATCTATTGTTGCTATCTTTATTTTATTTCCACCAGCACGTATTACATTATAACTATGGCATGCTAAAGGCTCATATATAAAGACAACCGTATCATTGCCTACTCTAATTTCATAATGTGGTGCCACTATCTCTCCAATAGCTGGTTTCTTAATAATCTTTACATCTTTAATTCCAATATCAGATAATCTTTCTTTCACTATTTCAGCTGTTGTTTCTGGATTTTCAGACAGCACATCAAAATCAGGATTTTTTTGAAATTTTTTTTGTAATTTATGTGGCATATATTGTGAGTATAAAGTAATCGCATATCCACCAAAAAATACGACTCCTTGATTTATAAGCGTTTCTTTTAAAGTTTCATAAATTTCATCTACATTATCACGATTTTCCATTTTTCTTTGAAAATCAATAGCACCACAATTATGAGCTTTTAATGGATAATGTTTATTTAATAAAGTCAACCGTTTTAATACTTTTTCCCAACGACTTACATCACCAGAAGGTCTAGATAATTCTAAAAACATAGACATACGTAAAAAATTGGCAGGAGCATATAATATTCCAGCTATTCTTATAGAATCTTTTTTAATAGAATTAAATATATCTTTATGTAAAAATGTAATATCTGCTACAGGTATAAAATTGACATATACTTTAAATGTACCTTCATGAACGCCAGTCTTACCTTCTACTTCTATAAAACCTTCTTTTACATAAATATCACACAATTCCTTGGCATCATCTAACGCAGTTGGAGAGAAAAAATCATAGTCCGGTAATTCTACATCTTTATTATAGAACTGGTCTTGTTTTGGTAGAATAGCATTAATCGCGGTTCCACCATAACACACCAAACTTTTTTTTCTTAAAAAATTCTCAACAACACTTATAATTTTTTTAACTTCCGGCGAATTAACAGAGGCTTTTCCAATAATCTCTTCTGCTTTATCCGTAGCTACACGTAAAATAGCCAATTCACATTCATCAAATGTCATTGATTTATCACATATTTCTTTCTCTCTCATAATTATCTACTTAATATAAAGGTAGATAATTATTTTCTATTTTTCTAGTTTTCTAGTTTATACTTTGTTGTTTGTTGTTTGTTGTTTGTTCTTTATACTTTACATTATTGAATATTTAAAATGGAACAAAAATACTGTTTTTATTTATACAAACTATATTACAATATTTATAATGGTCATTAAAATCTATTATAGCTACTGGACCATTATTAGTTAAATATGAAAATTTATAAAAACCTTTACTTTCTAAATAATTTATTATATCCATTAATTTGGTATTATTATCTAAAAATGTTCCACCGTATTCAAACTGTATTATTTTAACATTTTCCAAAAAATCTTCAAATCCTTTTAAAACATTTAACTCATATCCTTCTGTATCTATTTTAAGAAAATCTATTGTTTTAATATTATTATTTATAACATAATCTTTTCCTTTTGTTATATGTAAAAGAATTTTATTAGAATCATCGCTTACATGACAACTATTTATTCTATCATAAAATGATTGATATTTTGGATAATAATATAACTGGACATTTTCATTACCTAATCCAAAACTATTAAAATATGAATTTTTATTTAAGTTATTTTGTTTTTTTAAATTTTCTATAAATTGAACCATTGGGTCAAAGTAATGAACTTCACCATTAAAATTAATAAAAATACTATCTTCACGAGATCCTACATCAAAAATAACATTTATATTATCTTTTATACTTATAAAAAAATTGTATTCTCCATTTGTTTTAGAATTACAATTGTTAAACATAATATGATATGATATTATATTATATTATATTATATATTTTAACGCATTTTGTACCATTGTAAATTTTCTAAAGTATAAATATTTATAATTTTTATATTTGAACACTATAATAATCGGTACTAATTGATCTTGTTGCGAAATTCAATTCTGGTGGATTTTCTGGTGTTGGTTCAATTGTTTGTTCTAAGTATCTTAATCGTTCTGGTTTTAATACAAAAGCACTTCCTGCGGTATCAAAAAACAACATTGTCTCTTCTAAATTAGCGTCAAATTGTTGATATCTCATGGCAACTAATTGACAACCCATTTCACGACAAATTATTCCACTTGGATTTTCAGGATTAGATCCACTATCAGGCAATACAATAGTCATATTTTGTCTATTATATTCTGTAAGTTCATTCATATCAGGCGTAAATTTAACATCATAATAATTTAACGCACGCATAAACATAGAATTACTTGTCATATTTACATATTCATAAAATAATTTATTATCCATAAATGCCGTATTAATACGATCTACTACAATAATAATTTTATTTCCACTTAAATCAGTTAATCGTACATTACCTAAATTATGAGTAAAAGATTGATTTCCTGTAGTTTTATCATCCGGATTTACGCGTTGATTCGCATAAGTATATTCATAACTATAATGTGACCCCAACATATATTTATCATATTGTTTAAATATTTGTCCACAATTAGTCAACATATCTTGATTTGTACTTTTTATTCTTAAATGAATAATAATAGGGTCTGTTGAATTTGGTGCGGTTGAACCTGAAAATCCATAATTTACAATTGTTGACATTACATCTGAAAAAGGCACAGAATTATATGTTTCCTTAATATAATTATTGGCTACAGTAGAAGTTGCTACTACTGGTTGATCATCTATAGAATATATTTCAAAATCTAAACCACGTACCCCTTGTTTTATTACATTTTTTAAAGCACATATACTAACATAATCATTTTTATAAGAACCACCACTACAGCAATTATAAGCAGATTTTATATAATAATCTTTCAACAAAAATTTTGCTTCTGGTTTAGTATAATCAAGTGGTGCAATATAATTTTTACTATTCGCGTATAAAGCATCCATTAATGAACATTCTCTCGTATTTAAATTATACATATAGTAAAAATAGGCTACTAGAATAATAACCAATACAATAATCAATATAAAAATAGCATTTCCAATAAACTCTTCCTTAAGAGTAGTTATATCTTTCATAGTATTGTTAAAAAAATTTGTTATTTTTTGTCCCATTTGTGTTTTTGGTATATCTGCCATATCTATTATAATATGTTATTTTTTATTTGAATTTATTAATTGAATATTTTATTTTATTTGAATTACTTTAATTATTTGAATTATTTGAATTACTTTAATTATTTGAATTACTTTAATTATTTGAAATTATAATATATTTATCAAAAAAGTTAAATAATATACATATAAGTTATATAATCATGCCTGGTGGATTAATGCAACTGGTGTCTGAAGGACAACAAAATATTATATTAAATGGAAATCCTTCAAAAACATTTTTTAAAGCATCTTATGCCAAATATACTAATTTCGGATTACAAAAATTTCGTGTAGATTTTGAAGGTTCAAAAACTCTACGATTATCAGAACCTTCTTTTTTTACTTTTAAAATTCCACGTTATGCCGATTTATTAATGGATTGTTATTTATCTATTGATTTGCCTAGTATATGGAGTCCTATTATGCCTCCTGTATCTGATCCAAATAATTATGGTTATAATGGAGGTCAATGGATTCCATATGAATTTAGATGGATTGAAAATTTAGGTGCGCAAATGATTTCTAAAATAGAAATTACCTGTGGAAATCAAACATTACAATCTTTTTCTGGTGCCTATTTACTAGCAATGGTTCAACGAGATTTTACAGAAACTAAACGTGATTTATTTAGTAAAATGATTGGTAATATTCCTGAACTAAATGACCCTGGAAGTGCTGGAACACGTGTAAATTCATATCCCAATGCTTATTTTACAACTAATAGTGCAGGAGCGGAACCGTCTATTCGTGGTCGCACATTATATGTCCCTTTAAATGCTTGGTTTAATTTAAAAAGTCAAATGGCATTCCCATTAATATCTTTACAATACAATGAACTACATATTAACGTAACAATGCGACCAATTCAAGAGCTTTTTCAAATCCGCGATGTTTTTGATGTCGTAAATAATTTTCCATATGTTGCGCCCAATTTTAATCAATATTATATGCAGTTACATAGATTTCTTCAAACGCCTCCAGATGTAGAATTAGGAGCAGCTTCTTATATTGATACAAGAACAATATGGAATGCGGATATTCATTTAAATTGTACTTATTGTTTTTTATCCAATGAAGAATCAAGAGTATTTGCTCTTCAAGAACAAAAATATTTATTTAAACAAGTGAGAGAAAAGATTTATTATAATGTTACTGGTCCTAATAAAATATCTACTGATTCCATTGGTATGATTATGAGTTGGATGTTCTATTTTCAACGAAGTGACGCAAATTTACGTAATGAATGGTCTAATTATTCTAATTGGCCATATCGTTATATTCCTAATGATTTAATACCTGCTCCAACTAATGGAACATATAAAATTACAAGAGATTCTACTACTATTGGCGTTGGTCCAGGAGTGAATGTGGATGGAAAATTAACTGGTTGGATGACTACTGGATTATATAATTTTGAAAACGTCAGTGAAATTTTATTAAGTATGGGAATCTTATTAGATGGAATTTATAGAGAGAATGATCAACCCGCAGGAGTATTTAATTATATTGAAAAATATACACGAACAGCTGGAAATGCTCCAGATGGATTATATGTTTATAATTTTTGTTTAAATACGTCTCCTTTTGATTTACAACCTAGTGGAGCTATGAATATGAGCCGTTTTAAAGTAATTGAATTAGAAACAAATACGATTGTGCCGCCTTTAGATCCTAATGCACAATCTTTAGCTATTTGTGACCCACAATCTGGTGAAATTATTGGAATAAATAAACCTACTTGGCGTATTTATGATTATAATTTTAATATGGTTTTATTTGAAGAACGAATGAATGTTGTTAATTTTGTTGGTGGAAACTGCGGATTAATGTATGCTACTTAAAATTAAAATAAAAATTAAAAATAATATTGATATATTATAATGAGTAATAAATCTACTATCATTGTTATTGGTGTAATTATTGGAATATGTGGTCTTGTAGGTATAACATATATTTCTAATTCTTCTGAGTCATCTGGTTCATCTTTACCATCTTTATCATCTTTATCATCTGTATCCTCTGCTTCAGAATCACCGACTTTAAACCAACAACATCTTTTTTCAGATCCAATATCTATACCAGATAATGGAGTGCCATATAGTCCTAATAAACCTGTATCAAATTATAATACAGCACATTGGGGTGGAAAATATAAAACGAAACATAGAAAGAATAAAAGTATTAAAAATAAAACTAAGAAAAATAAAAGTATTAAAAACAAAACAAAATAAATATCGTATTATATTATAATAACTATGGTACAACTAGTTTAGGATTTTTCTTCATAGTAGCAGCATGTTTTGTTGGGGGCGCTGCATTATTCGGAGGGCCTTATATAGCTATGGGAAAAAAATATGAAGGTGGTAATAGAAAAACGCGGAATAGACAAAATAAAAACAAACGAACTAAGAGGCGATAAAATATGAGATAATAAATATGAGATAATAAATATGAGATAATATATATTAAATAAATTTAAAGGCAAACAAATAAATAATAAATATACATAATTATGTTTATTATTTCATTACTATTTCTCTCGTTAACTGTATTAGTTAACTCAAATAATCTACGAATTTTAATAAATGAGAAAATAAATTGTTCTATATCTCAACTTCATATAGCTCAAGGTTCTACTCCTACATCTATGACTATTTCATGGATAACAAAATATAAATGTATATCATATGTATTATATGGTCGTCAATCAAATAATCTAGATTATATAGTACATGGATCATCTTCTATTTATAATTTTACATACAATTTAAATAATTATCAAAGCAATTTTATACATCATGTATATATTAATAATTTACAACCAGATACTAGTTATTTTTATAAATGCGGAACTCAAAATCAACATCCTAAAATATTTAATACTTTACCAAACGTTGGCGTAAATAAAATAATAACATTTGGAATTATCGGTGATTTAGGTCAAACCCAATATTCTTTATCTACTATTAATAACATATTAGATGCGGTAAATAATAATAAAATTAATATGATATTACATGCTGGAGATCTTAGTTATGCGGACTGTAATCAAACATTATGGGACACTTATGGTAATTTAATTGAACCCCTAGCAGGAACAACACCCTGGATGGTTGGTGCTGGAAATCATGAAATTGAATTTAATGGAACTGATTATACATCTCTTTTTAACGCTTTTGAAAAACGATATAAAATGCCCTGTATAAAAGAAGCAGTAATTGGTGAGGTATCTATTAAAAGCGCCATTAATCCACATACTAATATGCCATATTGTACTCCTAGTATTTTTCAAGTAGAATATAATTATGGTAATTCTTTTTTTAGTTTTGATAGCGGATTAGCGCATATTATATTTTTAAATCCCTATACTAATACAAGTGAAACTTCTATTCAATATACATGGTTACTAGACAATTTAAAAAATACAAATAGAGATATAACTCCATGGGTCATTGTTATAATGCATTGTCCTTGGTATAATTCAAATATGAATCATTATTCTGATTTACAAACTATAATGATGAGAGAAAGCATGGAATATTTATTTTTTAAGTATAATGTGAATATTGCTTTTAGTGGACATGTACATGCTTACGAACGTACTTATCCAGTTTATCAAAATAATACATCGGATTTTGGAACTGTTTATATAACTGTTGGAGACGGAGGTAATTTAGAAGGGCTTGATAATAATTATTATGAAGCACCATCATGGTCTGCTTATAGAAATGGTACTCAATATGGTTATGGAACATTAACTATTTATGATAAGAAAAGAATGCTTTGGAAATGGTATAAGAATGAAGGTCCTCAAATTATTCCAAGAGATAGTTTATTTTTATGTAATTCTATTTATGGTAATGTAGAATGTTTATAAAAAAGCATTTGAAGCTAAAGGTCCGTCATCTGGAAATTCACCAGACAATGTTTTTCGTGCTGGATATTTTGGTAAAAATGGTAAAATGGCTATATTTGGATTATATTTTTTATTATATAATTCCATACCGGCATCAAATGAATTTTTCCATTCATTCACGCCTTTAAAATATGATGGTGGATTTAAATTCTCTCCTTTATCATATAATTTTGCTTGAGTGCCTATATCGGTTGTTAAGGTTGAATAAGTAGGATTTTCACCGTTTGTCAATTTTCCGGCATCATTTTGTCCTCCAATATCTTCTGTTTCATAATTAGTTACATATACTTTAGGTTGACAACCATAACAGTCAACATCACTAGTACATTGTTCTCCTGTTTTAGAACAACGTGCTAAAGGTCCACACATATTTTGACAACTAAATGTTGTATTAATTGGTAAATTTACGGTATGATTTGTTTGTGGAGTTCCTGTATCTAATAAAGTTTGTGTATAGGGGTCAAAACCTTCTTTCAAAATAAATTTATTTTTTATTAAATAGTTAGACCATTTAATGATACCTATAAAGAGTAATATTGATATTATTAATAAAATTATATTTAAAGTATTTTTTGATATGTACTTCTTCATATATTATATTACTATTTTATTACTATTTTATTAGTATTTTCATTATTTTTGTTTTAGTTAAATTTTAGTATATTGGTATATTAATATATAGTATGTCAGATACACCTGAAAGTTCTGCTATTGATGATAAAAAAGAAACGCCAACGGATCCTATTTCTGAAACAAAAACATTTTTTAATGCTTTAATATATCAATTATTTCATTTATTTATTATTATTATTGCCGGAGGTGCTATGTTATGGAGCGCTAAAGTAGCTCAAACTAATTTAATGCCAAATAATTTAGATTGCGAACCATATAATATATCAGAAACAATTATAAATAATGGAGAACCGATTGTTGTAAATATAGATGTTGTTAAAATGAAAAATGATCAGGGTTCCAATGAAATACGATCTACTAAATTAGTATTTCCTTTTAAAGAAAATTTCAGTATTATTCGTTTTGGTATTTTAGGATTAGAATCTATTCGTGATTGGACAGATGGTCCCAAATCAAATGTATATACTTTATATCTAGGAATAATATGGCAAAAAATGAATTCCAATTATTCTGGGATGATGAATTCATTTTATAATTTTTTGAATACTACTTGTAGTGAAAGTGTTATTATTTTTTTAGGACCAATCATTATTACAATTGTATTATTTGTAGTTGGATTTGTTAATGGAATATATGGAACAATATTGTGGTTTCTTGAATTATATCGTCTTTTTAGTAAACAAACTGGTTGTTTTAATAAACCGATTTATGATACTGAAGGAAATCCTATTTTAGATAGTAATAAAAAACCAATATATGAACTCGGTAAGATTTGGACATATGAAAAAGGTGAAATGGGGCGCCAATGGTATTGGACTATTTTTTATATTTTAATGTCTCTTATATTTCTTGGGCTTGTTTCATTAATTATTTTCTGTCTTTTAGTTCGTAGTTCCCTTTCTTCTCTCATATTACCTTTATTAATGGTTGGAAAAATACAAGGATCTAAAGATCCAACTAATAATTCATATTCATTTTCGTCTTTATTAGGTAATATTATAAAATATAAAACGAGAGTTATTATGTTTATAGTATCAATATTTGTTATAAGTGATGCCTTTTCCGCATTAGGTTCATTGGGTGCTCTCGTTGCTATTATTGCTTGTATTTTTATATATTTTTTCTATCCAGAAATTTATCAACAATATAAACCTGGCGCGGAAGAAGTAGAATCTACTATCGGATTTGCTTCATTTGAACAATATTTTAAATTATGTAATAAAAAAGAACCAGAGCCTATTAAATGTAATATAGAAAAGCCAAAAACATGGATAGAATGGTTTAAATCTTTATTTTCTGGTTCAAGTCCAGCGCAAACGCAAATGCCAATAACAACAACTCCAATAACAACAACTCCAATAACAACAACTCCAATAACAACTAGTGAAATTAAAGAACCTAGCGCGCCTATTTATGAAGCACCTTCCTCATATAATGAAACTATAGTTAATGATAAACCTTCTCCTTCTTATGATGAAGTTGCTAGTCCAGATATAAATACAACAATTCAAAATGAAATGCCTGTTGAAAATGAAATGCCTATTCAAAATGAAATGCCTATTCAAAATGAAATGCCTGTTAAAAATGAAATGCCTGTTGAAAATACAAGTGAAGAAATTCCACAGATTGTGCCAACTCCTGAAACTCCTAATACTACTACTCCTGATACTAGTACAGAAAAACAGCAACAAACTGGCGGTTCAATAAAGAAAAATGGTGGTAAAAAAAAAATATAATATATTAAGTATTTTATTATATAAAAAATAATTAATATATAATAAATATGACTAACAAAAATAATAAAAAAAATAAAAAATCAAATAGCAAATCAAATAATAATGCTCATTTACCTTTTGTAAGTATTTGTACGCCTACTTTTAATCGTCGCCCTTTTTATGAAATAACGATCCAATGTTTCAATCATCAAACTTATCCAAAAGACCGTATGGAATGGATTATTATTGATGATGGAACCGATAAAATTGAAGATCTTATAAAAAATATTCCACAAGTTAAATATTTTAAATATGATGAAAAAATGAATCTAGGTAAAAAAAGAAATTTAATGCATGATAAATCAAAAGGTGATATCATTATTTATATGGATGATGACGATTATTATCCTCCAGAACGTGTATCTCATGCGGTAGAAACATTACAGAAAAATCCACAAGCAATGGTTGCTGGTTCTAGTGAAATGTATATTTATTTTAAACATATTCAAAAAATGTATCAATTTGGTCCTTATAGTCCAAATCATGCTACAGCAGCAACATTTGCTTTTCGCCGTGAATTTTTAAAACACTCTAGATATGAAGATAATGCTGCCTTAGCGGAAGAGAAACATTTTTTAAAAAATTATACAGTTCCTTTTGTTCAATTAGATTCATTAAAAACAATTCTTGTATTTTCGCATATACATAATTCTTTTGATAAAAAAAAGTTATTAGATGAACAAGGACCAAATCCATATGTTAAAGTATCTTCAAAAACAATAGATGATTTTGTAAAAGAACCAATTATTAAAGATTTTTTCATAAATAAAATAGAAAATTTATTAAATAATTATGAGCCAGGTAGACCAGAAAATAAACCTGAAGTATTAAAACAAATCCAGGAGATTACAGAGAAAAGACAAAAGATGATAGAACAACAACAACAACAGCCTCAATTCCAACCACTTACCCCAGAAATTATTAAACAATTACAAGACCAAAAGGTATCACCAGAAATAATTCATCAATTACATGTTGCTGGAGGCGTATATATAAAACCTACAAATATACCTGGTCAAAGTATGATAATGTTACCTGGACAACAGCAGCAACCACCACTACAACAACAACAAACTATTGTACAGCAATATGAAAAACGATTTACAGAACAAAATAATTTAATTCAATCATTAACGAATGACAATAACACATTAAAACAACAAGTAGAATATTTAGATAAAAAAATAAAATTATTAATTGAACAACAAATCAATAATAAAATAATTAATAAAACAAATGAAACAAATGAAACTATTGAATTGTAATTTTATTTTAATTTATATTATTGTAATGTTATAAAAATGATTTAAAAAGATTAATATAATAAATAATATCAATACAGTATTATCAGTAATAATGGCATACGAATACATTTACAACAACGAACAATATGGTTATGATGATGAAGAACAATCTATTTCAAATTTTTCATCATTTTCTAGAAAAGAATTAGAAGAATTAAAAAAAAATGATAAGAACTTTTATCAATTGCGAAGACAACGTACTGTTATGGCTAAAGATAAAAAAACTCATGAAGAATATAAGAAAAAAGTTTCAACAAATATTGGAGTATTTACATCCGGTGGAGTAGGTTCGCCTATTCGTAATGCAATAACTGGTATAAAGAATTTTGAACATCATATTGGTAGCAAAGATGAATATTTATATTTTAGTGTTTTAATTTGTACTGGTGAAACTGGCCCAGATCCTATATCATTATTTTTTGATTCTCCAGAACAAGCAGAAAGGCATTTATTAACCAAAATAGATGAGAAGATTAAAACAAATTGGAAGCAGCGATATTTTGCGGAATTATATTTACAGAAAGATAAGCCCACAATTCAAAGTAAAAATAGACAACTTGTTACCATTGTAAAGTAAAGTAGAATAGATATGAATTTTATAAATTATAAAAAATTTTATAAATTATAAAAATAAACAAACAAATAAACAAACTTAAATTATTTTTATTCATCTACACTTTTTTCTTCAATGTCATCATCTATATCAGTTGTGTTTTCTTTTGTATATTTTTCTAAATAACGATAAATCCGATTTATATCTAATTTCGTTATTTCATAATTTTCAAAAAAACTTATCATCTCATTATCATCATATTTATTTTTTAAATCAAGAAAAAAAGAGAATAAATCCTTTTGATCCATTCCTAATTGTTGACATAAATTTTGAATAAAAAGAGAATTATTATATTCCGTAGAATATTTAGTTAATACTTTTGTAAATCTCACTTCTGTTGGGTTATATTTTTGTTTCTTTTTTAAAGATTCATGATATAATTTATTGTTCTTAAATGTTTTAAGGAGAGAACTCATTTCATTAAATTGCCATATTTGTTTTTGAAAAGTAATACGGTCTATATAATCAGCAAAACACATATTTTGTAACATATTTAAATAAAGTGGAATACTTTGTTCTTTTTTCATTTTACCTAATACATCAATAATATTTTCATGCCATAATAGTCCTACAATTGTTCTATCTGTTTCATTCATTATTGTTAAATGTTCATCTATGCTATAGGGTTGATTTATTAATTTCTGAGTTATTTTTTTAGTATCATCATTATAAGATTTGATTTGAAAAATATTATGAATTATTTCATTTTTAAGCATTGATTGTTTTTTATTATAAATATTTACAATTGATTTTAATTTTCTTAAATCAGATTGAACAAATTTTATTATATTTTGATTTAATGAATCTTCTAAAGTTGGCATAAGAACTTTCACAATATTAGTAATTTGAATAGGATTTGGTATTTTTAATTCAATCACATTACATACCTTCATCAATTCTTTTATTTTTTTATCAATATGATAATTGCCAATACATATGATTGGATTCATTGTTATTTCTTCCAATTTTTGTTTTTTAGTCTTCTTAGGTCTGATTAATTTTATTAGAGTATTGATACCACCTTTGTCTCCATTATTCATGCCATCTATTTCATCCATTACAATCGCTATTTTTTTCACTTTTTTATGAAACATTGACATAATATTTTTATCAGACATGTTATGTTTTGTTATTGTATCAATAATGGATTTATTACGAATATCACCAGCATCATATTTAACAACATCATAATCTAATTCTTTTAATATATCCATTACAAATGTTGTTTTTCCAGTACCTGGTTCACCATAAATATAAATTCCTTTTTTTAATAATAGATTGCTTTTATTTAATTCAAAATTTTTTAAGATATCTTTCATTTTTATAACATCTTCATCTCTTTTTAAAATTTTATTAATATCAAGTTGATCCATTTATATTTTTATCAATATTGTTTTTATGTTGATTTTACATAAAGAGCATTTTTACAAGTATTTTATACATTTTATTTTATAAAATACTTATTATAATTTATTATAATTTATTATAACTTAATGATTTGATAATAAATAAATAGATGTTAGTGCCAAAACAATACCTATTATATTTTTTAGATTTAATTTACTTTTATAAAAAAAGATGCCGATAAATATAACAATTAAAACGGAAATTACTTTTATCAAAGGATAAAGTATTGCTATATTTTCATCTAGTAAAAGAATGGAATAAGCTAATATCAAAATTAAATAAAAAAATATTGAAAATAATATATATATATAATTATGATTTATTGTATATAATTTTATTAAATGTATTGGAATAGCTGCGGCAGTTGCTGCTATTAATATCCAAAATATAATATAAAAATTTTTATATAAAGTCATATATAAACTTATATATTATTTTATTATTTGTCAACTTATTATTATCTTATTATTATTCTATTATTATTTATCTTATTATTAACTTGTAGGAGCTGGCACGTCACAAGGATTTGGAACTCCATAAGTAATTCCATCCCATGTTAAAGCACAACTATTTGCCCAATTATATTTCGCACATAATCCATTTGAACCAGTAAAAGGTGCTACTGAAAAATCCATTGTTTGAACATCAGACCCAACATTACACTTTCCTAAATTTTTGGTATTAACGCATTTTGAACCATTTCCAGATGTATCAACCCAATAATCAGGACAATCTCCTATTAATGGCGGCCATTGTTCTGTACTTTTTGAATTTACTAAAACTACTCCTATAAAGATTAAACAAACCAAAAGTATAATAATAAAAAAAAGTAACATTGCTTTTTGAAAATTCATGTTATGTATAAATTAAATATATATAATTTTTTTATAAGAGTAATATATATTAAATAATGCCACAATTAAGTTCAAATGGAAGAGTAGATATTAAAACTCCAAGAACACAAGATTTATTTCAAATGTATGATAAAATTCCTGTAAATCAATGTGCAACATTTAGAAATCCTACAGAAGGATTATGGAATAACACTTTGCTTTCTGAATCTTTTTTTTCAAGTCGTAATATTTGTGCTATTCAAAATGGAATCCGTGCTGGAGTAAGTGAGAGATCTAATGGACAATTTATTATTGGCAATCAAGATGAAGATACATTAAAAATTATTATGCGATCTATCTTTTTACAACACGCAGCAAATCAACCAACCAATATTAAAGAACAAGTAAAACAGCTCAATAAAATTGTATGGGATTATTCTATTCCACAGGTATATGGTGAGGCACAAGGATATAGACAGTATATTAAAGATGCGTCAACTATGTATACTCCAATAGCACATCCAATTATGACAGACAATAACGATAAAGAATTGATTTTAAAACCTTGGTTTTAATTTTCTCGGAATTATATTTTTTATATTATTTTCTTATGTCATAAGATAAGAAAATAACAATTATATTATTTGTATTTATGCTAGGTAGAAAAAGAGCCAACTACACAGATAGTTAAAAATGGGCGAAGAATTTGTTCCAAAAGTGTTTCCGTTTTTGACTTTTGGACATTTTTTTTGTCCAATTTCGAAAACCCAAAAGACTTTATGAAAAAAAGAAAAACATGATTTTCCATATTTCCCATTTTACATCTAAATGCTCTAAATCCCAAAATAATAATTCTAAAAATATTAGCATATTATTTTTTTTGAAAAATGTATTTTATAAAATATATTATTAGAAAACTATTTAGCGACTTTTTATGTTAACTAGTTATATAATAAAATGTCGCAAAAAGTCGCAAAATTGTTTAATTGTGAATTATGTGATTATAATACTAGCAAAAAATGTGATATGAAAAAACATTTATTGACATCAAAACATTTAAAGTTAACAACTGTTAACATTAGTAAACCAAAAAATCTCAAAAATAAATATATTTGTGTAAATTGTAAAAAAGACTACACATCAAGAGTGGGTATTTGGAAACATCAAAAAATATGTATAAATAGTGAACAAGTTGACATATTAAATACTCAATTTAATCAAAAAGAAGAAGATATTAATAAATCTGATATTATAAAACAGTTAATTATACAAAATCAACAATTATTATTTGATAATAAAGAATTTAAAGAATTAATAATGGATCAAAGCAGTAAAATGATAGACCAAAGTAGCAAAATGATGGAGCAAAATAGTAAATTAATTGAAATTGCCGCTAAACCATATAGCATTACAAATAATAATAATTGTCATAATAAACAATTCAATTTAAATGTATTTTTAAATGAAAAGTGTAAAAACGCAATGAATATTAATGATTTTGTTAATTCTCTCCAAATCGTTTCTGAAGATTTTGAAAATATTGGTAAATTAGGTTATATTCAAGGAATATCCAATATATTTATTAAAGGTTTAAAAGACTTGGATGAAACAATAAGGCCTATGCACTGTACTGATAAAAAAAGAGAAACGCTTTATATTAAAGATATTGAGGGTTGGAATAAAGATGACAATAAAGATAAAATAAAAACAATAATAAAAGAGGTCGCCGATAAAAATTTAAAATATATTCCTATTTGGCAAGAAGATAACCCAACTTATTACGATGGAACAACTAAGAAAAATGACCAATATATGCGAATAGTGAATCAAGTAATGACAGCTATTGTGCCAGATGATGAAAATGGTATGAATAAAATAATAAAAAATGTGGCAAATGAAATATGTGTTGATAAAGAAAATTGAACATAATATTTATAAATATGATTCATTTATAAATATTTATTGTTATTATTTATTATTATCTATTATTATTTATTATCTATTATTAATTATCTATTATTAATTATTTGACATCTTTAATTTATGAAATGCTTATTATTTATATAAAATTTATACTTCATTAATAACTAATTTTGGCTTCTTTACTACCTTCTTTTTTTGTGCCTTTTCTTTGATTATTCCAGACATCAATCTTTCTCTCTCTTCTTTATATCGTCCATATTCCTCTTCTAGTTTATTCAATTCATTTAACCACATATTTTGTATTGTTAATTCTTGAATTGTATTTAATTCTACTGTTTTATCACCATGCTCTTTTAATAATTTAGTTACATTTTCTTCTGTTACGCTATCCATCGGCATTCTTGTTAAATATTTATAATCTCCGTCTTCATCCATAATATCATACCCTTTTGATTTTAATAATGCTACAACTTCTTCTCGTTTCTTTCTTCGTAAATCAACAGTTCCATCCAAGTTTTCTTTAATATATTTGGATTTATTAGACAATAGTAATAAATCTTTTGTGATGGCATCAATTAAATATGTTTTTCTTGTTTGAAACAATTCTAATCTTGTTCCAAAATAATCATCTATTATTTCTATCACATTTCCATACTTCTTTAATTTATCATTTGGATCAAATAAATGCATATTTGTAGTAGTATTTGTAGTAAATAATTTGAATTGTTTTTCTAATCCATTACAATTATTATCTAAATGAATCGCCTCTAACTCTTCTAATTTTCCTTTCTGAAGTGTTATAATAAAATCAATCGTGGTATCTTTACTCATATCATCATAATCTTTTATTACAGGAGTTGTTTTTTTTCCATTTTTGTCAACTGTCTCTGTTAAAGTCTCTAAATATTCTTTAAAATTATCTGTCCATAATCCAACAGGCAACTCTGTTACACGAATTTTATCAACTCCTACTTTTTCATATTTACCTTTTATCAAATATTTACCTTCTGAAATTTTATTGATTGTTCCAGTAAATCCTTCATAATAAGGCGTAAATTCTAAAACATTTATTTGTTGATTTAATTTACTCTTTAAATATTGAATAATATCAAGAGGATTATAACACATGATATCTGTACTAAATCCAGTTCCAATTCCTTTTGCGCCATTTACTAAAATCATTGGAATAATAGGAGCATAATATTCTGGTTCAACTGGAAAACCATCATCATCCAAATATTTCAATATTTTATCATCCGCTTCTTGAAATATTAGACGAGTGATTTTATTTAATTGTGTAAAGATATATCTTTCAGATGCTGAATCAGAACCACCTGCTAAACGGCTGCCGAATTGTCCTTTTGGTTCCAATAAATTAATATTGTTTGAACCCACAAAATTCTGCGCCATTCCAACAATTGCCATATTTAACGATGCTTCACCATGATGATATCCTGAATGTTCTGATACATAACCACTAAATTGTGCCACTTTTATTTCATTTGTAAGCCCTTTTTTAAAAGCAGCAAATAGAATTTTACGTAAACTAATTTTTAATCCATCCATTACTCTTGGAATACTTCTGTCATTATCATAATTAGAGAAATGTATCATTTCATTATGAATAAAGTCCTCTACTAGCACAAGTGGTGTGCTCGTATCTAAATAACTTTGACGATCTGAATTAATGAGCCATTCTTTGCGATCATCCGCACGTTTTTTATTAAATACCATATCAACAGCATCATCACTGACTTGGCCACTATGGTCAAATCCAATAAACTTTTTATCTTCAAAATATTCACGAAATTCTTTTCCAGTACTTGTTCCTAACCCTTTATAATATTTAATCTTCCAATTACTCGCATTTCCAGGTTGTTGTTCTTTCCAAGATTGGTATTCATTCTCACTATAAAATACAGCCTCTTTGGAACCTTTGGTAGCTTTAATAATTGGAGTATTCATAAATCCAATAAATCCTGGAATTTTCGCTAGAGTTGGCCACTCAGACAAGAATAGATTTAATCCTAGTCCTTTAATATGACTACCATCTAAATCTTGATCAGTCATAAAGATAATGCGACCATAACGAAGTAATTTTTTAATATTTTCTTCCGTATATTCCTTACCAGATTCTAATCCAAGAATCTTTTTAATTTCAGTAATCTCTTTATTTTCTGCGATTTTTTTCACTTGTTCACCACGAACGTTCAATATCTTTCCTTTCATTGGATAAACGCCAATCGTATTTCTATTTTCCGATGATAATCCTGAAACAATACCAGCTTTGGCTGAATCACCTTCACAAAAGATAATAACACATTGGTCAGATTTATCTGTGCCAGCCCAATTCGCATCTATTAATTTTGGAATACCTCTAATATTTTTCGTTTTAGAACCATCTGTTTTTTTAGCCGCCTTATTTTCTTTTACTTCTGTTAAAGCACAAGCTGCGTCCATAATACCCATCTTGGCAATCTTTTCAATAAACTTATCACTAACAGTACAAGATGAACCGAATTTGGAAGAAGGCGTATTCATAAAATCTTTTGTTTGACTATCAAACGCCGGATTCTCAATATCACAACGTAAGAATAGAATAATCTGTTCTTTAATTGAATTAGCATTCACTACAACCTTCTTTTTCTTTTCAATATAACCGCATAATTTTCTTGTTATTTGTCCAAGAATATAATCCACATGCTTGCCACCTTTTCCAGTATGAATACTGTTTACGAAACTAACTTGAACAAATTCATGAGATGGTGATAAAGAAACCGCATATTCCCAACGTTCGCCACCTTCTTCGTAAACGCGCATAGATTCTTCTTTGCTTCCAACATATAAATCAATATATTGTTGGAAATTCTTTACTGGAATAGGTTGTGAGTTATATTTGACTTTAATAGATTTATCAGTAATCGCCGCAATATCATATACGCGTTTTTTAAGAAATGAAATAATATCTGGTGAAAATCCTGGAATGCCTAATCTAACAAAATCAGGACGAAATCCGATCTTTGTATAAGGTTTGCCTTTGTATTTAGTAATAACAGGTTTATCAATTACATCTAAATTATTATGAAAATTTTGACAATATTTTAAACCACGCACATGATCAACTGTTTCAACAAACCCAAAAGTAGACCAGATTAATACTAATTTAAATCCAAAACCATTTTTTCCACCAACAATTTTCTTTTCTGTTTTATCATAATTAGTAGAAGTGCGAAGATGACCGAAAATCATTTCTGGAATCCATATTTTATGTTCAGGATGTTCCGCAACATCAATCCCATTTCCATCATTTGTCATAATAATGGTGCCATCTTCTTTGATTTCTACATCAATATACGTAACTGGTAATGAATTTGGAATATTATCATCTATTGCTTTTGCCATTCGCTTGGTATGATCGCTAGAGTTGACAATTGCTTCATCAAATAGTTTTCCTAACCCAGGCACATATTCAATATTTTTTTCATAAATACGAGTAGATTCGTCATTTAAAATCCATTGATTTGAATCAACAAGTTCTACAGAACCAATGTAAGTATCTGGATTATCAAGAACATGTTGTTTAGCGGATTTTTTTTGGTATTTGTCTGCTAAATTGGTTGCTGTGGTAGAGTTCATTGTTGACGACATATAGAGTTATTTAATTATAATAATTTATGTTTAAATCGTTTCAATTTTTAAAAAAACAAATAATAAATAAATAATGAATTAAAATTTATATTTTAAATACATCTATTATATTAATGTCATCTTCTGTATTTTTTGCGCCAGGTAGAACAAGCACAACACGACAAATCTTAAATAGACAATCACTAAGTGGAAAGAATCCAACCTGTGTATGTCAACCGCCAACTAGTAATAAAAGAGTATATAACACATCATATAATAATTCTTATACTAGTGATGGAAATGTAGCAGTGAATACGAATATAAATACAAATACAAATAATTGTGATAAATCACAAATAATAGTAAATCCAGATAATATTGAAACAAAAAATCAAAGAATAGCAAGAACTGTAAGACATTCTTCTATCAATAGAGTACAATTCGGCAATCATTGTTTAACAAATCCATCAATGTTTTTAGGAAGAATTGAAGGACAACCAGGGGGGATGGTTGGACCTTTAAGAAATAAATTTTAATATAATAAATTTTAATAAATTTTAATAAATTTTAATAAATTTTAATAAATTTTAATAAATTTTAATAAATTTTAATAAAATATAATAATATAAAATGAGTAATTATTTTTTAAATTTTCCTCCACAACAAAATATTTGTCCTCCAAATGTTCCTTTAAAATCATTAGGATTTGGAAATTATGTTTCAGATTGTTCTGCGTGTAGCAATACGCTACCATCAAATGATTGTTCAAACGGTTATCCAGTTAATTATTATCCTATTACAAGTAAGTCAGGCATATCTACTGTTGATTTATTATATAGTATTTACTGTTCTTATCAAACATCATGTTTGCCAATATTTTTAAATCAAGTAGCTATATATAATAATCCTCCTTCCACTCCGTATCCTATTCCAGCAAATTATGAAACCCCAAATGCTATTGGTTACATTGGTCCTAAAAATATTTTTATATTTAGACATGCGGAAAAAACTAAAAAAAGTAGTACGATCGCTGAATATCATATAGATCAAAATGGCGTATCTAGAGCATTACAAATGATAACTTATATAAATAATTTATGTGAACAAGGATATCCTATTTCTTATATAGTTGTTTCAAATCCAGCACCATTCACCGCATCAGATTCTAGTATGCGTCCTGTACAAACTGCGTCTTTTGCCGCATCAATACTAAATATACCAGTATTTTGTTTTAATGGTTCATGTGACCCAGCAGGAAATACTGCACAAACTTTATTTTGTCTTAATGATCCAGCGTATTTGCCAAATCCAGATACTCCAATTAGCACTCCAACTCCTTCTCCATCAATAAACAAATATACCTCAAGTAATTTATTTAATTTACCATATAATCCATTTAATAGACAAAATGTATTAATTGTAACAGAACATACAAGTATACAAGAATTATATTTAAATATTGCTGCTGCTGCGTATAAAGTAGACAGAATAGAACGTTATGTTCCACCTTCTAATACAGTTACGCCTCAATATAATAATTTATATTGTTCTGTTTATAAGATGTTATATAATTATTGTTCTTATTCAACTTATCATGGTACATCTCATGGTGGTACATCTAATGGTAATTATGAATATAATCAATTCAAATATACAAGTTCAAGTGTTAAAGGAGATTATATGTATCGTGCCCCACCAATACCTAGTAATTTTTATTTCGCGCAATCAACTCAAGCCAATATTGGAACCACAGATCAAACTCCAGCTTATAATATATTTAATTTGTGTCCATATTGGAATACAGATTGTTTTGATTTACAAATAAATTTTATGAGTAATACAAGTGGAAAATTTGTTTTTAGCGTATCTCAACAGCCAATCGAAACTTGTTTTCCTAGTTGTAATCTGGAAGTATTTATGTATCAAGTGCCATCAACTCCTGGAATGTCTGGATATTCTTATATGGATACTTCTTTAAATATTAATGAAAAATTATGTGAAACGCCTGCAACACGACGAATAATAGATTTTTTAACATTAGAACCTGATATTGCTTTATATCAAATTCCTCCAATTTAACCAAGAACAATAAAATAATAATACGCGTATTATATTTAGCGAAAAATTTAGAAAAATATTATTTTCTAATTATAATTCATAATGACTCGTTATACTAAAAATTCTCATGGCCATTATGTTATTGCTGGACATACTTATGAAACATTAGAAGGTTCTAGAGCTCAAGTTATGCATGGAACCGCATACAAAACAAGCGGCGGATTAAAGAAATCAGATTTATTACAAAACAAGAATGGACGTATTGTAAGTAAAAAGAAGCATGGAACAGCCAAAAAAGAGAATCGTCTTGTAAAAGCAGGTTATGGAACAAAGAAAGGACACTTTGGTGCTGTTAAACTTGGTTCAAAATCAAGTAGATCAAAAAAGTCACGTAAATCACGATCAAGACGCCATAAGAAGATGAGAGGAGGAAATGCTATAACTGGAACAGATAATCCTTATGCTCCACAATATGGAAATGCTGCCAATATTTAAAAACCATAAGACAATAAAAAAATAAATCCAAAGATAATAAGATAATAAGATAATAAGATAATAAGATAATAAGCCATAAAATATTATTATACACGATAATATTTTACAAATACCAAGAAGAACATATAAATTTAGAAAATTTAATATATTCAGGAATCGTCATATTCAAATACTTTTCAAAATATCTTTTACTAGCAATAAAATGATTCACTGATTTATTATGCTGAAAATAAAAATTATATGCTTCATCAAAACCAATAAGCATATTATTATCTTCAAATACATTTTTCGTATTATACTTTATTTTTAGTAAATGAAGTGATTCACTAATAGAGTCATTTTTATACCACATATTACATTTAATATTCATGACATATTTATTATCAATTATCTTGATGTTAGGAAAAAAATGATTTAAAATTTTTAATACGTCCGTCTCAATAATATTACCATTAGAACAACATAATTCTGAATGTTCATGAAACCATTTTTTAAATAAAATACAAAGTTCATCTATTTCAAATTCAGTTTCATCAGAAACAACTGTAATTGTATTTTCACAGAATTGAATAAAATCGCTTACTCGTGGAAGATATTTACTTGTTAGATTATGAAAAGAATCTGTTGTTTCATCAAAAACAAATCTTTCTTTTAAATATGACTTTAAATTATTGAGGTAAATCATATTTGGGAGAGAAAGTTGGGAAAGATATAATTTCCAAATATAAGCAATATTTTTCCAACTAATCATTAATTTTGAATTATTATTATCATTATTATTATTGCTATTATTATCATTATTATTATTGCTATTATTATCATTATTATTGCTTATATTTGATGGTTGATAAGTTTGAATAGAATGTTTACAAAATTGGTCAATAATAGTAGCGGAAGTATTATTTTTTAGGAAAAAAGTATAAGACTTTAAACTTTCATCATTCATAAAATTATTAATATAATTATCAGAATTCTCAAAACGGTGCGAATAATGTGCTGCCACACAGATTAAATCAATTCCATATTTAGATAACATATTTTTCCATATATCCATAGAAATTTTATCCGATATTTTTAATAATCGGCAATTACTATAATTATAATTTTCATGATATTTTGTTATAAAATTATTGGTAATATTTGAAAATCCTGTATAAAATTGTGATATATTTTCAATATCAATCAACAACTTTTTAGTTTTAGGTTTAATTAAAAATATCAAATCATTATTTTTTTTAAGAATATTGTCACCAAGAATAGTTAGAAAGTATTTAGCTTGTGTTTTACTTGTAAATATAGATGGATATAATAAAGATAATACATTTTGGATAGTAATAGATTCAGGAATGGATTTTAATAAATGACGATCTTTAATTTGTTTAATTATATTTATTTTAGTACGATATTTCCAATCCATTAATTTTTTATCTTTTGAAATAGTTATTAACAATTGATAATGTATAATATCTTCTTTGACAGGAGAATAATTTTTTCCATCATAAAAATAAAAACAATTATTGTTAGGTAAATAATAGTATTGATTTTTGCTGAGAAATACTTGAATAAATTGTTTATGCTCATAAGTAAGGAAATTATTACGTATTATTCTTTTTTCATTATTTTTACGTTCTTGTTCTAATGTATTTGATAATAAATTCATAATATGATAATGGACACGTTGTTTCATATAACTATTATCTTTATATTTTTCAAATAATTCAGTAATTTTATTATGATATTGGCGTAATTCGGATTCATCCATAATAGATTATGATTACTTTAATTAAGTGTGAAGTTTCTATATTTATTTTATTATTATATTTTAACTATTTTAGTTATTATAATTTTAACTATTATATTTTTACATTATATTTTTACATTATTTTTAAATTTTTTAAATTCTTACTTTTTCTTTTTCTTACTTCATTGTACTATATATTTTAAAAATACGTAAATGAGTTTTTTATTGAATAATAAAAAATTGAATTAAATATAATGAATAATAATTATAATATGATGAATAGCAAAATGAAGAAACACACTTCAAAAAAGAATAAGCCAATTTTGATTATTGAAAATAAAAGTGATTGTAAAGAAAATAATGAATTTACAATTGTTGAAACTTTTGTTGGTGCAGGTGGTGCTCATTTAGGATTTAAAAATGCTGGTTATAAGTCATTATTAGTAAATGATATCGACAAAGATACAATAGACACTTTATTGTTGAATAAAGTTATTAGCGAAGATCAATATTTATTGTGTCCAATAGAAGATATAACACAAGAAAATCTATTATCCAAAATAGGAAACAAAAAAGTTGATGTATTGTTTGGTGGAATAGTATGTAAAGGATTCTCTTTAGCAGGAGTTAGAAATCCATTTGACCCAAGAAATTATTTATATAAGCATCAACTGCGTCTTGTTAATATTTTAAAACCTAAAGTAAGTGTAATTGAAAATGTAACAGCAATAAAAAATATGATATTATATGTTAATAGTGAAGATACTGTTAAAACTTTTGAGGATTACACAAAATTGAGCGATTCTAATAAATTATTAAATGGAGAAAAATCAAGTAAAAGAAAAAATGGAGAAGATTATAGTGAATTAAATTTTACTATAAATAAAAATAAAAAAAAAATGGAAGAATTATTGAAAAATATTGATAAATATAAATATTGTATTTTAGATGATATAAAACAACAATATTTAGAAATGGGATATAAATTTTATGAAAAAATTTTACAAACAGATAAATATGGTGGATATACTAATAGAAAAAGAATAATAATGGTAGCAGTTAGAAATGATATTGAAGGAGAATATATATATCCTGAAGAACAAGATACAAACTATACATTAAATGATGCTTTAAAATTAATAGATTATGATGGTATAAACAACCCTTCAATTGATGAAGATAACAAATCTATGAAACATAATCAAAAAACAATAGATAGATTTAAGTTAATACCTGAGGGTAATAATATTGCGGATGTTATAGATGATATTCCAGACGAATTAAAAATAAGTGCTTTTTATTCAAGAGGAAATACCCAAAGATTAAATAGAAATCTTCCTACTCCTACTTTAGTTCCAGGACATAGTAATTTTCCAATTCATCCATGGGAACATCGTTCAATTACTGTTCGTGAAGCAGCAACAGTCACAGGATTTCCTTTAGATTATAAATTTTGTGGTTCACATACTTCAAGATGTGTTCAAATAGGAAATGCTGTCCCTGTTCATTTATCTTACAATATTGCTTTGTCTATAATAAAATTATTAAATAAATAAAACATCTATTCGTTAAAATCTTGAATAAATTTTATTAGTTTATTTTTACATTCTTCTAATATTCCAACATTTTTACATATATTCATAAAATTTGTTAAAAGTGTTTCGCAAAACCATTCAATTGGTAATTTTTTATTTTTTTTCTCATTTAATATTTTATTGATTATTATACAATTATTATAATCACTTAATCCACCTTTTTCTTTTGGAATAAAATGGTCTGCTGCTAAATCTCCGTTGTCTTGTGGTATTCCTGTAATAGAACATTTATAATTTGATAATTTTATTTTTTCCTGAATAATAGATTTATTAAAACTATCACTTTTATGTTTATGGCTATCTATTATTTTACTGCTAATTTTGTCTTTTATACGTGGAGTATATTTAACATATTTAATTTTTTTATATTGTATTTCACTCCACTCTAAAGGCAATTTATCTTTTCTCAATATTTCAAATGCTCTTGGAGGGTCTCCTAATGGATGACCTGTTTCTTGTTTATTTCTAAAATTACAATATTCTCCAACATCTTTAAGTTGAACATATTTATCTAAATTTGATTTTAAAAAATCAAGAGCATATAGATTGGCACCCTTTTTAATTTTATATTTTTTCTGAGCGACATCAAGTTCTTTCCAATTAATAATTTTGCGTAACATATTTATCCTTCTTTGTCTTGAAAATTTTTCAGTAAATTTTTTTTTATTATCATCTTCAATAATTAGTTTTGGTTGTTCCTTTATTTTTTTTATCTTTGAAACAGAGGAGGAGTTAATAATATTACTCATTTCAGATTTAATTTCCATATTGATATATTGTATTATGATAAGTATTTTATTTTATAACTTGTGAAAAGCAATTCAATTTTTTTATAAATAATTAAATAATATAAATGTTCAAAGGCGTAAAGTATTATAATTTTAACTATTATAATTTTAACTATTATAATTTTAACTATTATAATTTTAACTATTAATTAAATGCGTTAAAAATTGATATTTGTTACATAAGTATTTAAAGATTAAAGAAAAAATAAATATAAATGTCCAACAATTTAAAAACGGCTTCTCCTGAAAATAATATATTAACTATTAAAACTGTTCAAATCGCGCCTTTTAGAACATTAATGACCGCACTTAAAGATATTCTTTTAGAAACAAATATTACATTTCAACCGGATGGAATCAGAATTATTAATATGGATAAAAGTCACACTATTTTAGCTCATTTATATTTAGCTGCTCAAAATTTTGAATTCTATGAATGTAAAAAAGAAAAGATAATTATTGGAGTTAATATGTTTCATTTATTTAAATTAATTAATACGATTGATAATGATGATACGCTTACTATTTATATTGAAAATGCTGATTATGTTGACGGAATTGTATCTCATTTAGCATTACGATTTGAAAATGGAGAGATAAAGCAATGTAAGACGCAGAAATTACGATTAATTGAACCAGAACAGGAAGAGCTGGAATATCCAGATGTAAAATTTTCATCTGTTATTAACTTACCTTCTGCTGATTTTCAAAAAATTATTCGTGATCTCTCTGGAATTTCTGAGAAATTAGAAATTAAATCAGTTGGAAATGAATTAATATTTAAATGTTCAGGACAATTTGCTTCTGCTGAGATTAACCGTGCTGAATCGGATGGTTCTATGGGTTTTATTTTAAAACAAGACGCATCTAAAGTAATACAAGGCGAATTTTCTTTAAAAAATTTAGGATATTTTATTAAATGTACAAATTTATGTTCACAAATAGAAATTTATTTGGAAAATGATCTACCATTAGTTGTTAAATATGATGTTGCTAGTCTTGGATCAATTAGATTATGTTTAGCTGCTCTTCCATCAACTTAAACTATAATTAAAATTATAAATATAAATATAAATATAAATTTTAATAATAAAATTTATATCTAAATAAATATTATAATGTTGAATAAATTAGGTTCCCAACGTTGTTGTAATTTAAATACGAAAGGAAATCAAGGTTCCCAAGGTCCACGAGGACTTGTAGGTCCTATTGGTCCCCAAGGTCCACGAGGACTTGTAGGTCTTATTGGTCCCCAAGGATCAACTGGAGCAACAGGTGAAGGAAAAACTGGATACACAGGAGCAACAGGTCCAACAGGTGAAGGAACAACTGGATACACAGGAGCAACTGGTCAAAGAGGCCAACCTGGATTAACAGGAGCAACTGGATCAACAGGTGAAGGAACAACTGGATACACAGGAGCAACAGGTGAAGGAACAACTGGATACACAGGAGCAACTGGTCAAAGAGGCCAACCTGGATTAACAGGAGCGACTGGATCAACAGGTGAAGGAACAACTGGATACACAGGAGCAACAGGTGAAGGAACAACTGGATACACAGGAGCAACAGGATCAACCGGAGCCGCTGGAGTAACAGGAGCAACTGGATCAACAGGTGAAGGATCAACTGGGTACACAGGAGCAACAGGTGAAGGAACAACTGGATACACAGGAGCAACTGGTCAAAGAGGCCAACCTGGATTAACAGGAGCAACTGGATCAACAGGTGAAGGAATAACCGGATCAACTGGGTACACAGGAGCAACAGGAGCAACAGGATACACAGGAGCAACAGGTGAAGGAACAACTGGATACACAGGAGCAACTGGTCAAAGAGGCCAACCTGGATACACAGGAGCAACAGGTGAAGGAACAACTGGATACACAGGAGCAACTGGTCAAAGAGGCCAACCTGGATTAACAGGAGCAACTGGATCAACAGGTGAAGGAACAACC